TTACTTGCGCTGGACGAACTCGTAGAGTTCCTCGGCGAGTGCCTTGATCTGTGCTGCCGTGGGCGCGCTAGGAAGCGGCTCGAGCTGACGTTGACCCAAATCTGCATTGCGTCGAATCCTGTCGCACTCCCGGTGCCACTGCTCGAAAAGCGTGCTGCGTGCGTCATTGAGAATGTTGTATCGAATATCGTAACCAGTTGCCATTTTTTACTCCTGTGTGTGTGTGAATGACGGTGTTAATGTCGACCGTCTGCGACCTTATAATTCTCCCAAGATCGGGAGAACTGTAAACTACTCGACAGGGCCTGACGTCGAACTAAGCCATGCCTCGATCTCCGATGCCTGTGTGTCACTGATCTCCTTGCCGAGCTGGTGGCGACCCATCAGCTTGATCGCTGTCTTCAGGTCGGGTGCCGAGGCATCGTGGAAGTAGGGAGCCGTTTCTGTAGCATAACGAAGAGGTGCCACCTTGAACACCATCTTATCCGCATCGTCCTTGGTGAGGCCGAACTTACCCTGATCTGACTGATTGGGCCAAGGCGACACGGCACCCAGCTTCATGAGAGCACTGCCTCCGAGAAGCGCACCGCTGTGACAGCCTGAACAACCGAGCTCCACGAAGTTGGTGACACCCTGCTTCTCAACATCACCCAGCGCATTGTCGTCACCCATCAGGAACTTATCCCACCTGCTCGGCTTCGTCAGCGTACGCTCAAAGGCGCCGATCGCAAAGCCCACATTGTGGAAGGTGACAGGGTCATCCTGATCTGGGAATGCGGCCTTGAAGTCGGCCACGTAGGTGTGGTCGTTCTTCAGGACAGATACCACAGCAGCCTCATTCGGCATCGCCATCTCACCGGCAGCAAGGATGGGCCCGAGTGCTTGTTCCTCAACATTGTGCGCCCTGCCATCCCAAAACTGGGAGATCTGGCCTGCGGCGTTGAAGACGGTGGGAGAGTTGCGTCCTACTGGGTGGCGGTCGTGACCAAGAGAGAAGGCCAAATTATCAGCGCCGTTCGTCTCAAGGTCGTGGCATGAGTTACAGGAGATCTTGCCCGACGCTGAGAGCTTTGGGTCGCGAAAGAGACGTGCGCCCAGTGCGATCATCTCTGATCGAGGCGCATCAAGGCCACCAAAGAAGTCAACGGGGAGAGGCTGAAATGCTGCAATCTTTGCACGGTCGAAGGCCTGCGCCTTGACAGGCTCTGGAGAGGGTACGTCGTTAGAACATGCAAGAAGGAGTGTGAGAAGGGCGATCATCTGTTATGTCCTGTTTGTTTGTTGAGTTAAAAACCGACGCCCAAATTAATAGGCGTCGGTTGTAATTGGCGGAGAAGGTGGGACTCGCACCCACAACGGGCTCTTAACCCGCGACAGTTTTCAAGACTGCGTCCTCATCTGGCCGGATCCTCTCCAATTTATTTCTTCTACACTTAGTATATTCTCTAGAGAAGCAATGTTCAACAAAAAAGTTTGGGAGAAGCTTTCTAACACGACGACCAACTATTTGTGGTTGTTCATCGATTTTCTCAGCTAACAACTGAACCCAACCGTACTTTGAAAAATCAATCTCACCAGTCTCATGTAGACGAAGCACTTCTTTCTTGAAGTCTTCCTCAAACTGAGCCTTCATCTCTTTGAGCTTGATCATTGCTTCATCAACCTTTTTCTTTTTAGGCTGTCTGGCACGTTGTGGCCTTTCGCCCTTGATTTCTTTTCTCTTATCGTAATCTTTGTTTCCAGGTCTTAAAACTTCTGTATTCTTTTTATTTCCCTTGTTGTGCCAGTTTCTGTACTTTGGTGTTAGAGCGTGGCAGTTTGGGCAAAGAACTTGAAGGTTTTCGATCACATTGTTCTGATGATTTCCATCAATGTGATCAATTTCTAGGATTGTAGAACCACAAGGTCGTCTCTCATCAAAACCGCACCTTGTGCATTTGTATGAGGCTTTTTGCAGAAGGTAACTCCTTCTAAGTCCTCTACCCGACGATACCCAGTTTTCTTCTATTAAGTCAAAGAAGTTAGTTAAAAAGTCATCATTTGGATGATTTGTTGCAAAATGACTTCTAAGTGTCCTAAACGTGTCTGTTTCAAACTTACAGATGCATTTCATAATTCGAACTCCTAGTTCTAAATATCACATTCAAAGTGATTTGAACCAAGAGTTCCAATTAAAAGTGGTGCCTCACGAAGGACTTGCGCCTTCCTCTCGGGGTTACAAATCCCGTGTGTCGCTATCTACACTTGTAAGGCAATTTCCCGACCCCTGTTCCCCGGGCCGGCCTGCGGGTTTTAATCAGCCCTCAGCTGCTGCAGTGTCTGCAGTGTCACCACCGGTATCTGCGCCAGTGTCCTGAGCAGAAGTGTCCTGGGTGTCGCCAGTGTCAGAACCGGTGTCCTGAGTGGCGGTATCAACTGGGGTGCCTGCAGTATCACCTGCAGTGTCAGCCTTGTCACCACCGCAACCGGTGAGCTGAGTTGCTGCGAGCGCTGCGAATACCATTACGATTACTGTCTTCATGTTATCTCCTTATGACTTTATATTATAGTTTGCATAGCTCAAGTTTTTAACGTGAGCACATCTTTTTATCTATCTACTAACTGACGTTAGCCATCAGCAGGATTGGCAGAGAGAAGAGGATGATACCTCCGACTATGATCGCTGCCAACTCTAGCTTTGCCTTTGTCTCGAAGTTCATTGTCGCCTCTTGATGCATGACTATCTTATCTAATTGCGTCATAGTTTACAAGACAACGTGCGTGTTTGTGCGAAGCCCCGAGATGTTGCACCATACTTAAATATGTGAGGTGTGCTGTGATTTTACTTAGCTTTCTACTGGGCTGCATTCATAGATTTGATCCACGTCTGACAGCTGGTCACGTGGCCGTGAAGGAGATCATCCTTGCCTGCGAGGATGAAGATGCACAGACGTGCAAGATCGGCGGAGCAGCAGCGGCAGGCACAGCAACACGGATCACCTGGAACGACAACTACTACTGGTTGACTGCAGCACACGTCTGCAGCCTGAGCAGTGGGCTCGGTACCTCGCTTGCTAGGCAGGTCGTCATTACGTCAGGCGGATCAGGAGAGCAGACACCCGTTGAGCGGATCACATACAACGTGAGCTCTGATCTCTGCTTGATGCCTGCAAAGCCCGGCCCAGCAAGAGAGATCGCACAAAAGGATCCTGCACTCGGAGAGCCAGTCAGCATCATCGCCTACCCAGGTGGAGCCTTCAGTTCAAATACACTACCTATCTACGATGGTAGGTTCACTGGACGCAGCGAGGGCCGGTGTCTCAGCACAATCCCAGTCGCAGGTGGTTCCTCCGGCGCGGGTGTGCTAGATGAGGATGGTGAGGTCGTCGGGGTCGTGTCAGCCGTGATGAAGTCGTTCAACCACTACACGATCACTGTCTGTCTATCAGATCTTCGAGATTTTCTGGTGCTAGCTGCACCACAGGTCCAGGCTGCAGAAGCAGCGGCCGCTCAAACTGCGGGGCAGAAAAAGCAGGAATGATGATGAGTGTTGAGTCGTCGGGTGACAGTGTGATGGGCCTCATCTCTGCCGTCTCAGCTGGAACCTGCAATGACGCCATGTACGCCGCAATGACGCTGACTGTGATGGACATTTAATCTCCTGGCGAAGTTTCGCTCATGGCTAAATATCGACCAGTAAGTGCAGTGACCTCGGTAAAGAGCAATAATACGGCTAGAATGGTATTGTCGGCACCGCGCGTCCAACTGGAAAGACGTCCCACTTCGACACCTTCTCAATTCTTCCACCGATCATGACGTGCACTTTGCTGAGGTCGTATTTCGGCTTCACTTTCTGTACCTTGTTCTCTTCCAGTACGACCATGCCGATGTCTTCCTGACCCAATTCATGGTTCCAGATGCCTACTAACTCACCGGGCTCACGTCGGAGCAGTTGCCATGCATCGACGAGGTCATCAAATGTCTGTACTGACACTGTCAGCCTTCCTGTTCACATAAGCCTCGAGGACAGCCGGATCGACGTCAGAGGGGTCGCGGAACCTGCTGAAGACGGGGAACCGGAGCTTGCCGTCGTTCGTGAAGGGCGGCTGGTGCTCCACCTCTGCGATCCGCCCGATGTAGTTGTCAGGACCTTCTGCCTGGATCTGCTTCTTCTGCGCGTCAGTGTAACCTCCACCCACCTTCGTCACCACACCATTCTTGGTGAGGACGTGGAAACCACCGAACAGACCAGCGCGCTTCGTCTTCTCGGGCGACAGGTGCCAACCCACAATGACACCCTCTTCGGTCGCCACAGGCTTCATCTTCAGGATCGCGTCCGTGCGCTTCCACTGGTAGGGCGTGTCGAGGCGCTTGAGCATGACACCCTCATATCCTTCAGTGAGGCACTCGTTGTAGAACTGGCGGAGCTCTGTCTCATCGTTGGCTGTGGTGGACTTCACATATCGAAACGGTGTCCCCTCCGTGTCGCCGATCGTCAGCTGGAGGTCGGTGAGCCGTGCACGGTAGTGCGTCTTGGACACCTGCTGCTGCCAGGCCGTGAAGTCGACAATGTCAAAGACGTGGTAACGCATGGTCGAGTCGTCCTTCTTGGACTTCGACGACATGACCACCGAGGCAGACTCGTTCCAATCCTCGCCCATCACCTCACCGTCGAGGACGATGTTGTCCTCCTTCAGGTCCTTGATCGCCTGAACGATCTTGGGCAAGGTCTCGATCGGGGTACCGCTTCGAGTGAAGAGAGACACCTCGCCGTGGTTCTTCACAGCGATCAGCCGGAGACCGTCCAGCTTCGCCTCCACACGGACCGGATACTTGACCTGGTCAGTAATCTTGAAGTCACCGTTGACGCCCACTGTGGTGAGCGACTCAGCCAGTGCAACAGCGAAGGGAACGATCGATCCGGGCCAGATCTTGTTGATCGTAGTGGCCGACACGCCGCACCGGAGGTTGCGCCAGAGGAGACGCTCGCACCACTTCTGGCCCACTGCATCGAACTGGCTCATCGCCACCTCGACTGCTTCACGCGCCTTATTACCTGTCACAACACGACGATTCAGGGCCTCGAGGAGCACCATGAATGTAGAGAGCTCCACATCCTCGTGGTTGCTGTTACCGGGAAGCGGATCCGGACGATTGTACTTCGCCACGCCCCAGTTCTTCCACGGGTCAAAGGCCATCGTGAGGAAGTCGCGGAGCAGAAGGTCGTCCTTGTTGTCGGTGAGAACCTTCTCCTTAAAGAGGCGGGAGTTGTCGGACTCGAGCTGTTCGAGGATCTCGATGACGTTATTGAGAGGATTGCTCATAGTGGGGCTCCTTGCCCTTCTATTATACCACTGTGTGTGGGCTTTACACGGGTCGTCGAAGCATCTCGCTTAAGATCGTGCGAACCTGCTGACGGATGAGAGCTTCTTCAGCACGACGCATCTGGTAGTCGAACCATTCCTGTGTGTCATCAGATCCATGACGCCCGATAAACCTCTTAACACTGAGACGTGTCGTCTTCCCGCTAGAGATGTCGACTTGGTGGACAGGCCACAGCTCTGGGTCTCCCCTGTTATCTGGGGAAAACCAGAGTGGTAGCCCATTCGTCATGTAATTAATGACAGCCTGTCCAACAACTTGGGCCATCGTGTCCATCTGGGCAGCCCGATCGACACCACGAGGTACATCTTCACCCTTCAGCGCAAAGTCAAACGCGCTGCCCACCTTCACATAGCCGAGCCGATCCATCGCGTAGTTCGTGGGGTAATCTTCAGTGGAAGGTACACCTGGAAAGTGCTCAGCAAGATCGCTGTGCATCATCTCCCCTTCAATAGGAATGAACTCACCGCTTGGTGCAATCCAGGCGAGGCTGTGAGGGCGCCGGAGCGTTCTAGGTGCGATTTGGGTCATTAGTTACGCATGCTCTTTTTTACCACACGGCGACAATGCCGCGTTTGTCATTCAATCTTTTGCGGATCTCTTTGGTGAGTCGTATCTCAATGTTGCGTATGTCAATGTCTGTTGTAGAACCGTCCAGTACGACGCTGCGTCCACCTCCACGAAAAACCATGTTGACCAATGCCTGTGGGCCGTAGTCAACTGCTATATCGGGTGATGGGCCTACTGTTGCTGAAGGATCAGCTGTACGAAGGCTCTCCAGTGCTTTAGCTCCTGCTGCACCTTTTCTAGTGAGTGGTCGGAATATCTCCTTGAAGTCACCGCCTTCCAGGTCGAGAACGTGTCCCAGGTCGTGGACGAACCAGCCTGGTGTCGCATCACGCTCTGCACCAGATCGCTGTGGAAAGACTAGCGTGATGCCACTCGGGTCAGACTGCTGAATGATCTGTGCGATCTTCTCTGCGACTGCACGCTCTCGTCCTGCTGGGATCTGTGCTGGAATGGGTGGTGCGTTGAGGAACTTAGTCTTCTTACCCGTTACCGGGTTGACGAAGGGCGACCTTTCTTCCTCACCGCCGTAGATGTCAACAAGCTCTTCTTCAGGACCGCGGATAGGAACGCGATCTTCCAGGATGTCATCTGCTGATAGATTGCTTCCTGCTTCATAGGTTGCTATCCTACGTGAGTGCGGCTTCTCACGACCAGGTATGATGTACACTGTGACAGGGACGCCCAGAATGTCAACACGCTGCGAATATTCCTCAAACTTTGCAGGATCTGAGAGAGATGCACCGTACCAACCCATGTCATCTGGCACACCCGCTACGGGTTCATAGACAACACGTTCAAGGAGTGTTTCACGGATAAATGCTCTGATTACTGAGTGCATACTTGTAATTATGGTACATATTCTGTTCAGACATCAAAGGGAATGATGTCACCCTTGCTATCGATGCCGAAGTTGTCTGCCTTGATGTCGCTCTTGCCTTCACGCGTAGCATTAGCAATCGCATTCTTCAAGCGAGGCCACCAATTCGAATTGAGCCTGATGTGGAATTGCTCACCCGCAATCTTTGGAAGGCGCTTGATTGCAGCAGCTGACTCGGGGGAAAGTTGGTCATCGATGGTGTCCAAGAATAGCTCAGCGATATCACGTAGAGCAGCCTTCTTGTCAATATCGTCACTCATGTATTTCGAATAGCGCGTCCACCCGCCACCAAGATCCCACGGGAGTGGCATGTTCAACCTGATCAACTTTATGTCATTCATTCCTGAATTAACTACTGCCATCGCATCATCTCTATATTCAGGCTGCAGATATGGGACACAAAACATTGCCAGTGTCAACACGATGGGAACGAGGATCTCATTCATCGCCCCTTCAAGTTCTGGTGACTTATCGAGAGGAATGACCTTATCCATGATCACTGCAACACATGCGTGTTCAGGGACATAAGCATCGCTACGTTTTTTAGGATATCTCAAGATGATCGGAAACACATCAAGTATCCTGAGATCACCAACTGATGATGCATCACCGCTGTGCTGTGATTTCATCTTATCGAGGTATTCTCTGTATGTTCTTTCGCCCGACCCGTAATCATTAGCAATCTTCATGACGTTCCCGTCAGGTAACTGCCACACAGTACCCTGGAAACCAGAACCAATATTCTTGATAGGTTTTGCGCCTGCACCGTGATCTGCTTCTAGCACTCTGACGAACTCTGCATTGTCTTCGACGAAGTAATCAAGGCCGCTACGACCTGTGGATGGATCAACAGCTTCTATAAAGCGGTCCATATCTGTCGACATGAGTAGCTCTTCTAGCCACATTGGTGCAGTTGCTTCTCGCAGCAATGTCTCACGGATCAGACTTCTGAGAAGAATTTCTTTCATAGATCTAACTATTAAGTCAATGGAGCGTGTGCTCCTCTAACACGCAACACTTTAATTCAATGGATCAAAAGGTGGCTTCGGGCGGGGTTGAACCGCCGACACGCGGATTTTCAGTCCGCTGCTCTACCGACTGAGCTACAAAGCCATAAATGGTCGAGGCGGCAAGATTTGAACTTGCGTGCAACCAGCTAACCTTTCTACCGCTTATCAGGCGGAGGGTATACGCCTCGAAGATGGTGCCCCCAGATGGATTTGAACCATCGATGGTTTTTACACGCCGGATTAAGAGTCCGTTCCCTTCGGCCAGGCTCGGGACATGGGGGCAAAATGGTGGGAGAGGAGAGAATTGAACTCCCGACGTCCGAAGGAACCGGATTTACAGTCCGGTGCTAGCTACCAACACTAGCAACTCTCCCGAGTAAATGGTTGGGGTGGTGGGGATTGAACCCACGACCTCGGCTTTATAAGAACCGCACTCTGACCACTGAGTTACACCCCATCAAGAGCCAGGTGTCATTTTGTGAGTGTCTTATGTTCGTCAAGCCGTGGCCTAACTAAGTTTTGAAGTGGCGACCGGTGAGAGACTCGAACTCCCAACCTAGAGGGTAGAAACCTCTTGCTCTATCCAATTGAGCTAACCGGCCATTTCTTTGTTAGTCCTCTCGGTGTCGTCACCGTTCCTCCTAACTTTCTTATTATACCATGCCTAGGTGCCCTTTACACGGGTTCGAAGGCTTTTTATCGAATCAATCGCCGAATGACACGCATCACCGCCTCGTTCACAGCTTCTCGCTGACGACGTCGTATCATAATGTTGGCGACGTCACGCACCTTCGCTGCGCGATCCTTGGCGAGCATCTGCAAGATGGCGTCAGTTACGCCAGGGTTCCCCGCGAGATCTGCTCTGGTGTCAGCAGACCCCTTCTTCGCGATCTTCATCATGAGATCCTCGGGCAGGTTCGGATTTTTTAGCAGGTAGTACAAGAAGCCAGATCCCCTGTCGGCTGTATCGAACCAATGGTGGAGGATGTGTGCAGGCATGCTGGGATTCTGTAGCATCTCTGCTTTCCAAGCATCATGATCCGGTCCCTCCATGAAACTTGTCAACATCTCAAGTGGCACGTTGGGATTTAGATAAGCTCGTCTTGTGGTCCAGGATATGGGCTTATCGAGCACATCGAGAAGGAAGTCCATTGGAAGCTTGGGATGCTTTATTGCATAGTCAGCAACCGAGCCACCCATGTTAAACATCTTGACAACCTGCTCTGACGTTATGTTAGGATTGTCGAGTAGCATTTCAAGAGTCGTAATTTGAGATGGGTTCCTGTAGTTGAGGATGTTCTCTATCATCTCAGTGGTCAAGTTGGGATTGAAAACTAGCCCTATGAGTGCATAGATGTTATTGCCCCGTGACATGTCTAGCAGGACATCTGCAGGTGTGTTCGGATGTTTAGGAACCACATTCATGAAGTTTGATGGTAGTGCACCAGCAAGCATCCGCAGCGTCTCAGGTCTCATGTTTTCACTGTTTGCTGCAGCATTTGCGGTGTGATAATCGTGCTTCTTAAGTGCTATGGTGACGATCTTGTCGAGCGCTTCTGCAGGAGATCGTTCATTGCTTGCGATTGAATAGACGAGTTCCTGGTCTGGATTGTCTGCTAGAAGGTTGATGACCTCAGGAGAGACGTCTGCGATCCCTATGATCATCTTCTTCATCGCGAGGTTTTCTTCTTCCGAGTGACCCTTCATCATCTTCTTGAACAACTCAGGGTCTCTCGCGGCAGCCCTGACCTGCTCTTTTGCAGGATGGACACCCGATATCTCTTTCGCCTTCTCGGCAAATATTGCCATAATTGTGCCATAATCACCACCCAGAATATTCTGGAGCTTTTCGGCAGTCAATCCATTATTATCTCTATCGACGGACAGGCCGCCTCTTGTGCCTTTTAGATCGGGCTTCCCATTGTAGTAACCAATTGACAGCCAGTCTGTGACACCTACAGCATTGTCTTTTATGACGTAAAAGAGCACAATATCTGCATCTGGCCTACCGACGTAGTGATAGAACAGATTTGATCCCGACGTCCTCGCTGTGCACCAGGTCGTCTTCGGGACACGTGTGACCGGATCATACTGCGCGATCTTGCAGCTGCGCTCCATCGACGTAGGCATCCACAAGTTCCAGGGACCCACCTTTCCAACTCTGTCAACCTCAATGTCGATATTTTCCCCAAAGTCGACAGACGACTTCTTTCTCTCAGCAAGCCCGAGGATCAGATCCATGTCATCAATTGACATCGTTGTGATGTCGTTGGGTGTCTGCCATCCTCTTGTCTCAGGAGGAAATGCAGTGTCTATGGCATTACGAAACTGCTCATTCGTCTTGTACTTCTCTCCGATACCAGAATCTTTCTTGGCAAACTTTACAAGAGTGACAATAGCGTCCTCGAATGTGTGTATCTCAGTCCGCGTGGCTTCATCTCTGTATTGGTTGATCAGCCATTCGATCCATTTCGGTGGGAGCGATTCTAAAGCATCTTTATGACCGGGATACTTTTCTTGTAGAAAACGCTGATTATCCTTGTAGCCTTCAAGGATGAGTTCGCTGATGATGCTGCGGATCTGGGCTTCTGTGAGATGCATGCATCTAACTATTCTTTGAACGCAGCTTTTCTACTAGCTCCTTCACGCGGTCGACCGAAGGTCCTACGACAGTTGCATCCTCGATCCCGTTGAAGAAGCTGACCACAGTGGGAACTGATTGGATCTCTAGCTCTGATGCCAGCGCATTCGTCTCTTCCACATCACAGTAGGCGAAGACGATGTCTGAGTTCTCAAGGCTGATGTTCTGGAAGTGGGGCTTGAATGTCTTGCATGGCCCACACCAAGTTGCACCGAACATGATGATGACCTTACTGTTCTCATCTAGCAGCTGTTGGACGTCAGAGTCGTTGCGGGTGACCATGTCAAACCTCGATGCTCAGTGTGCCGCTTTTCGTCTCAACCTCGATCTCCCAGCCGAGCATGTTGTAATCAAGGTTCATCAGATCATCGAGCGTCACCTCGACTGTTGCAGTGAGAGTGCAGCGCCCACGCTTGTGATCGTACTTCTTGATCTCGTAGCTGATGAATTCCTGATCGTGGAAGTTGTCCTTGATTGTCTCACAAATCAGATCAGCTTCGAGCGGCTCAGCGTTCTCATCATTAGGGACAGGAATCTCGAGACCGCATGCGTCCTCAAGTTCAGCGAGGATTCCGTCGCGCCGAGTGCTAGGAAGCGCCATGACAAGATTACTGAATTCGCGAACTACGTCAGTCTCATTAGCTGCGTCATTGACCGCGTCATCCTTGTAATGGAGGACCTCTGCAAAATCAGAAGTCGAGAGTGTGACCCAGGTGTCGCCTGGGAGGTCGAGTTCCTTGAGCTTGTTCTTGTAATCCTGACTCATGTTTTCCTGTTGTTAAAATGGCTCCCGATCCCCGACTTGAACGGGGCACCCACGGATTAACAGTCCGTTGCTCTAACCAACTGAGCTAATCGGGAATAAAGATAGCAGGCACCGGGATTCGAACCCGGTTATCCAGCTTGGAAGGCTGGTGCACAACCCATATGCCATGCCTGCAATGTGGCGACCGCGACAGGATTTGAACCTGTGACCTACGCTTTAGGAAAGCGTTGCTCTATCCAGCTGAGCTACGAGGTCGTGTGTCTTACCTGTCTATCATACGTAGCTGGTTTGTGCTTTACATGTTAAGTGAGAGAATTGCCTATAATTTGCATGTTCTGTCTAAAGATGTTGATGTGGTAATCTGGTTGACCTTGGGCGCAGGGCTTTCCCGTTCTGTCAATGATGCCCGCAGCACCCGAGAGTTTTGATTTAAGATCAACAATTTTTGCAGCCTGATTGTATTTAGTGCCCCAGCACGACACATTGTAGTCAAGGTATGTTCGCTTTACTACATCTGAGGGAATTGCAGGAACTGCACTTGGGATGTCTGGGTCAATGAGGTAGAACTGGCTGATCTTACTTAAGACAGGATCACCCGATCCCATGAAAGTGATGCATCTATTTCCACCCGCTGAGAAACCTGCGAGGATCACTTTCTCATACTGCTCTAGCGGCAGTTTGGAAAAGATCATCTTGCAACTGGTACCATTTTGTGCCACGACGTAAGCCGTGCCACCGGGCAGTTTAGCTTCAGCCTCATCTTTTGCACATGCAGGTCCGTCCCAACAGTCACGGTAGATACGACTTGCACCTGGCATGACAATGACGAGTGACTTTGCACCATCAGGAAAACGTGTGTAAGCTGCACCCGCTATTCCTGACACAGGCTGTCTAACGGGATCCAAACTCTCCTTCTCTGTCAGAAGCGATCTAATGAGTGTGCGTAGTGCAAGTTCCCCTTTCACCTTGCTAGATCTCCATTGCTTTCCGGCCAGTCGCCAGCGCGATAGGTGCAATCATTCCGCGCACACCCCTCAGCGTGCCCAGCTTCTTAGCCTCCTCTTTGCGTGCAAAGAAGACAGGATCAAGCTCGCCACCGGGGATTACGCCATCTGACCTGTAGAAGACACCACCCGTCCCGTGCTTTCCGATCCCAACGTCAATCCGGTACGTCCCAGGCTCATCTGTGGGCTCCAGGCGCGGCATAGTTCCAGCAACGATCACATCCACTGTCTCACCTAGCGGGCCCCAGACAGCCTTCATCTTCAGATCTTCGTCGCTGATCCGACGCCAGAAATTTGACCCCTCGCCGTCGCGGACACCTGTCTTCACTCTCTCAGCGAATGCTGCAACTTCAGGATGAGTTATCACTTCGGATACACCGCTCCACTGCTGCATGTCGGATCCTTTCCCTTTCGCCAAGTTCTTCAGCGAGATGCTGATCGCAGGCGCGCCTCTCCGTGTCAGGATGACATCTGCCTTCTCGCCTTTATCACCTATTCTATCAGCATCATCAACTTCAACGAACTCAGTGCCGTTCCAGACGCTGATGGGATTTCCGCCGTTCTCAGCGATTGCCTTTATCAAGCCTTCTCTGATCGCTTCGAACTGGATCGACTCAGCTGCCGAGTATCTGAAGCCGAACACGACGTAGAAGTGCCGGCTCACGCCCGACCTGCCGCCCTTGGGTATGACCTTGAAGGCATTGTACTTGCTGGAGAACGGGCCTGCATCACCGTCTGTACCACGGGGCGGGACGATGCCGATCACTTCATAGCCTGCCTGCTCGATCATTCCTACAAGCACCTGCTCGATCTCTTCGGGTGCCATCTTAGCGAACGGGCGCGTTGAAGGATCACGCAGTGTTAGGCGGGTGCCGTTGAACTTGAAGATGTCCTGACCACGCTCGATGTCACGATAGACAGACGCATTTGTCATTCTTCCTGCTGACGCAGGGGTGTCGTCTGTCTCTAGCATCTCTCTGATTAGATGCCGCAGGATGTTAGCTTGTGTACGCATGCTTTAGATAACTATCCAACTGATACGAGTTTTCACTCGCTGATGTCATCTGTGTGCTTGATCCAAGCGACGATCTTGCCGCTGGGCGTGTGGCACAGGAAAGCACAGTCACCCTCATTTGAGATCCAGTGCAGTGGTTCGACGGGCGTCTCTGGTGGGATGACGAAACCTGCACGTTCAGTGTCAGGATATTGCATGTTGTAGTGTCCCACCGACGTGTGTCGAGCAGGCACGTGCTTCTTTGTCTTTGGCATGTTCCACTCCTCTATTAATTATGCTGCAGCTCGACGGACGCTAAGCGCTTCGAGTGCTTCATCGATCACGAATGTGTCACCGTATCGGCCGTATCCAGCTTCACGCTTGAACATGCCGATCAGCATGATTAGATCCTCGCTCCTGAGGACGTGTGTGCTCTTGTGCAGAAGATCTCTGATCTGCTGCTTGCACCACGCTGCGTCCTTGACTGTTCCTGACAAGCCTGCAGTGCCCTTAAAATTATCACCGACTGCGTTGATCAGCCAATCCGTGATGTGCTGGCGGCTGTCCTCAGTCACCCCCACAAAGCCCCGCCGCATGTACTTACGAACTCGAGCAGCAAGGAAGGGTGACGTGCTGTTCTTGACGTCGAGGAGGTAGTTTGCCTCGAGCTCAAGGATGTTGCTGGGTGCCAGGAACGTCTCACCCCTGAATGCACAGCAGACGTTGGTGAAGTCGAACCGGTCGAGCTGCTCACGGATGGGCAGGATGAGCTCTGGATTGTTGACCACCTGGATGCTGATCGAGGTAATGTCAGAATGTTTAGTAGCAATTTGCCCCAGATGACACGACGTCTGGATGGCATTACCGCCGTACGACTTGCTGATGTACCCGCTGCTCTTGAAGTGCTCAATGACCTCGTCCACTGCTGCCTGGTTGTCAAAGAAGAGGTCGATGTCACCTGGCATGTTGTAGTCGTTGCGCGAAAAGAACTGATCCATGCGCTTGCCCAAGAAGACGGCGCGAGCAAAGCCACCTGCGATCCAGGCGCCGCTGTCAAGCGCGAAGCTGATCAGCGGGCTGCGGATGATCTTCTTAATGATCTCTGCATCTGGATGCCGAGCGATGACCTCACTTACGTTGTGCGTCTTTAGAACCATCTTGCCTCCTGCGAGCATTTTACCACGTGGTAGGTTGCCTACACGGGTCGATTAGGCTTACTAGGCCACCACATCCAGAGCGCGAATGCCACTGACCATATTCCTCCAATAAAGAGGACGAAGGGCATCCACTCACGACCTTCACGACTGAAGAGTAGCCACATGATCGGCCCAACAAAGAAATCAACGATGTCGTAGATCATGCTGCCTCCACGACGATCTCACTGTTACTTGATACGAAACCTGCATACCGCCGGTCGATCTTGCCATCTTGCAGAAGATCGCACCTAACACCTTCAACCTCGACGACAACAAACACAGCACCTGTATCTGACCAGATGCGGAGTTGACCAGGTATCAGGTCATGTCGGAGGACACTACTCGTCATACTCGTTGTTCCAGTCGATGTACTGCGTCTCGCGCAGATCCGACCATTCGCTGCCCTTCATGCCGATCTTCTCAGCAAGCTCCTCAGCTTTATCAAGCAACCCCGCGTCGAGGTACTGGAGAACAATAAACTCTGCTTCTTCTTTGGTCATCTCACTCCTCATTGCTGCCTCCGTAGATCTCATTATCGTCCAATGGTAGTAGGGTACTGCTAGGTTTTACAATGACGCCTCGAGAGCACTGCACTGTCAGCCAGAGGTCATCACCCCAAGCGAGGCGGTCAATGACAATGAAGTTCTCGCCTGTTGAAGACGTAACGATCCAGCCTTTATTAATTCGATCTTGCCACTTTTTGAGTTGCTGTTCGTATAGTGTCATTAAACTTTAACAACCTCATCGGTGTATGCTCGAATTGTTCCGCTGCCGAGGTGGTCGAGCAGAATGAGAATGCTTTCACCGTCTAGCGGTGATAAGTCATCAACAAATTCATTGATCTTGACGACGTCTATCACCAGGAATATCTTGTCTAGATAGTTGTTTGCCCAATCTTCACCGACTGATCTAACAAGGTCACCCTTTTTAATCTGTGTCATCGAGCACCTCCCATTCATCCATGAAGATCCAGCCTGTGACGTTGCCTACTGTAACAACGGGAACGATGTCCGCTCTGTCCCAGGCCCGTGTGTGGTATCCTACGACCATGGCGGTTGCGCCGCTTGGGACAAGTGAGTAAGTGTCTTCACTGTCAGGCGTGTGAGAAGCAACTTTAATGTAAGCTTCTTTGTTCCACGACTTAAGGCGCACCAGCGTCCCAATCACAGGTCGTTGCACCGCTTTGAGCCTCACCATGCCTACATTGTACCACCGTCGCCGTCGCCCGCACGTGCCTCGAAGGTGAGGTCACTGATGTAGATCCACATGCTAACGCCTCTTATGAGGACAAGACAGGCGCACTCAACCGGTTCACCCGTTCTGTCCTGCTTATCAACGATCAATCCCATCGACATCATCATGGGGTGCCCAAACCACTCTTTCCCAGTGACTCGCACAAGATCACCAACTTGTGGCTCTATATCTGCGTCTGTGTTATGGCTTTGTCTCTGTTGCATTTAAATCGCATGCTGTGTTACCGCCTTGCGCATCTTCTTTGTTGTCTCCTGCAGCAACGGAAGCAGCTTCTACGATTTTTTGTGTGTGGTGTGTGAGTTGCGCTATGGTGCTGTCGATCTGATAGATCCTGTGCGACGCTTTCCAGAGATGCATCGCGTTCTCGAGGAGGTCAGAGTTGGCTGAAAAGTTAATGCTGTCACCTTCCCGTTGGATGCGATCCTCTAGCTGCGACACATTCTTCTTGAGCTGGGACATCGCGCCCATTAGGACGTTGAAGCTGATGTATCGATCCGCCTTCAGCTCTTTGATGACAGCATCAACATCAGCAACTGACATTTGGATCCTTATTGCGCTGATCGCACTTATCACAGAGTGTGCGTGTCCAGCCTCCCGTTCGCTTAGAACCTTGTGCGCCGCAATCTTCACATGTGCGGTAACTCATGCTCTCTGCAAACGTGATAGCACCCTGGACGTAGTCGTCAGCATTGTCGCAGTAGAAGCGCAGGCCGCCAAACTTCTCCTTCACCTGAGATGCAGTAGGCTGGTGGATCTCGTCAAACTCCTCATCTGTCATTCCCGCAAAGGGCTCACGCTTCCGCTTCCAGTCGGTGTGGTGTTGGATGACGCTGCACAGCGTGTCGATGATGTTGAACCAGCCATCGCCGTGCGAGAACCCCCACGCCATGCATGTCTCCTGGATTGTACCGCCGCGATGCTTAAAGATCTTTGGATACTTCTCACACAGCTTCTTGTCAAGATCAGGTTTCATTTAGCTTTCCTTCTTTATGTAGTTATGGAGTGCTTCTGTGATGAGACGCTGGAGCCCTTTAATGTCTCCTCTCTCCAGCATGAGTGCATTGAAGAAATCATCGACTTTATCATCTTCGACATGGAAGGTGATCGTCATACTTCCATCAGATTTCTGCTCTTCTGTGATGTCCTTCAATCCAGGCAAAATCGTCGTCATGCTACACATCTTACATGTATCTAACCGTTTTACACGACTTTCTTTCGAAGATCTTTCAAATCTGTACGGTACATGTCAGCAGGTGTCGTACGAGTGATCTTGTCGATCTCCTTCTGCTTCGCATCGACCGACTTATTGATCTCATCAATCTTCTCACGTGTCAAAGAGTGGATGGGCATGGAAGTCAAATAACCGTAACTTCCATCCACTTGATCAAATCCAACAGATGTGAGATCAGCTTCCACATCAGTGCGCTTCCGATTGCTGATCGTCAGTTCGCCATCAACAATCATCTTGATGAACTTTGCTCTGTTGCTGAGGATCTTGAGATCTTCGGCAAGCTGCGCAAGCAGGTGCGCCTTCCGCTTGGCATAGTAACCCAACCTGAAGTCGACGAAGTAGAGAACGATGTCCTCAGCGCTCTTGAACACCTTCAGCTTGCCGTGCTCATCGAGAGTTGTGATGTTCTCTGAGTCGCGATCCTGGAGCTTGAGAGCGTCCTCTAGCTTACCACGCTTCTGGAGCTCTGCAAGATTTGCACGAGGAAACTTCAGAGTGTAGCTTAGATTGCCTGATGAGTTGTCATCGTAGGAGGCGATCGTCCCCTTCTCGATCAGAGCTTCGAGGTGAGCCTCATACTTCTCATACGTCAGGTCGGGTGGGATCTCAGTGATCTCAACGGTCGATGTGTTCTTGATGCTGTAGCAGCCCTTGATGAACCAGCCGTTGGGATTGTCAGGTGTGCGGGTGAAGCTGCCTGTGAAGCCGCGGATCCAGGGCTTGAGCAGCGAGATTTCCTTGCCGTCAAGTGCAGCAAGACAGGCATCGATCAGATCGACAGGATTTCGATTTAGGATGTTGGTCGCAAAACCAACAGCAATTCCTGATCCACCGTTGAGGAGAACTGTTGGAATGATGGGCAGGAAGTACCGTGGTTCAATCTCCTCACCCTCCTCATACTGCGGGGTCGTCAGCTCGAAATCCTTGTAGAGGAGCCGGAAGTTCTCATTGAACTGGACACCCACGTAACGTGGCGCACCTGCCTCTGGCGACCGGAGAGAACCGAACTGTCCGATCCCCTTGAAGATGGGCATCGAGTTCTTGAAATCCTGTGCCATGCCGATGATGGTCGACTCAAGTGACGCATTCCCGTGGTGGTAGAAGGTAGTCGCAGCGACCGTTCCTGCCAGCTGAAACACCTTAAGTGGCTTCTCGTTTCCTGTCTTCCAAACCTTGTTGGCAGCATGTGCAACCTTCCGCTGTGTAGGCTTGAAACCATCAATTACTGAAGGGATTGCGCGGTTCTCAACAACGTACTTCGCGTAGTTGAGGTACTCATTGTCGAAGAAGTCGCGGATGCTCCGCTTCGGTGTCTCGTTCTGCTGCTCAGACATTTTCTTCTGTCTCCACCTGTGTGCCCATGATCTTTATTTTTCTGATGGCTGGATCGCCACCGAACCATGCGTCCAGTGTCTGCTTGAGAGAGCCGTCTGCCTCGATGGCAAACATGTTAGGGTTCTGGATGATCTCTCTGTACTCCTCATCTTCCAGCGCAGCCAAACCCTTTTTATAAGCAACGTCCCACTTTGAGAGATCTTTCTGCTTAGCCTGCCACTCGTTGAACTCATCAGCTGAGTAGAATGAGAGCGTCTCACCCTTGCGCTTTGCAACCACGAGCGGTGTCATCACACGGCAGACACGTCCCTGATTGAAGAGTTCGGGCCAGAAGCGACCGAAGAAGTTGATGAGCAGGCCCGCGATCGAGTCGCCATCAGGGTCGGCGTCGGAGTAGATCAGCACCTTGCCGTACCGAAGCTCCTTGGGTTCCTCACCCATCTTCAGGCCTGTGGCGGCGAGGATGTCCTTCACTTCCTGGTTCTGGATGATCTTGGTAGCAGGCATCTCAGTCACGTTGACAAACTTTCCCCTGAGTGGGAAGGCACCTTGACGCTGTGGGTCGCGGTACTTCCGGAATGCCGAAGACGCGCTGTCTCCCTCGAAGAGAGCCAGGGTGCAGTCGCCTCGTCCGTACCTTGCCTTTGCATCGATCAGCTTGAGCACCTTGCCTTTAGCAAGGTTCTTGTTGAGCTCACGGAGTTGCTTCCGCTCATCAGCGAGTGCCTTCTGCTGTGCCCAATCGAGGATGCGCTGGACGACCTCGGAGGCGAGGACAGCCTTCAGCGTCTTGTCAGCCAGCTCGAACTTAGAGCCAAACTCCTTCGCCTCGGTGATCATCTTCTCCTTCGTCTGTGAGGAGAATGCCGGATTGACGATGTCTGCCTGGACAAAGAGGAAGAAGTGGTTGCGAAGCTCTGAAGGTTTAAGATCGACCTTGTGCTTCTTCTTCACACGCTCTCTGATCCACTCGATCACCTGAGATGCGATGTAGTCGACATGCGTCCCACCGTCCTTTGTCTCCACAGAGTTGACGAACGACACCTGCGTGAAAGAGCCTTCAGATGGAGCGATGCCCACCTTCCACCGAGCGCCTTCCTCATAAACCACATCAGGGACATACAGCTTGCAGTAGTCAGCAAACTTGTCAAACTTGTATGCTGTCTCGTTGAAAGTGATGGTCAAACTGGGATTGCATGCAGCAAGGTCAATGCATCGCTTGCGCATCATCTCGACGTGGTCAGCATCGATCTTCTCCAGGCTAAAGCGAGGAAGGTCTGGGATGTAGAAGATCTCAGTGAAGTGATCCTTCCACTTCACAATCTTCGCCTGCGTCCGCTCACGCATGTTGTTGCTGAACGTCTGCTCGAAGGCATTCTTGCCATCACAGGTCCTGATGCGGAACTTGGTGGAGAAGATGTTGGTGAGAGTTGAACCCACACCGTTCGTACCAGCAACTAGCCGCTCCTCATCATCATTGAAGTTGGAGCCTGCCTTCAGGTTGCTGAAGATCATCTCAGGGATCCACTCATTGTGCTCAGCGTGCATGACGACTGGGATGCCACCGTTGTCCCAGATCTTGATGGAACCGGCATCAGGATCGACAGTGACACGAACTTCATTCAGCTTTGAATTGCGTCGGTGCTCGTCAATCGAGTTGGAGACGATCTCATCGAAGATCTTGAGGAAGGCTGGGTTGTAGGTCACACTCCTCTTGACAAACTTCTCACCGTCATGCAGATGGTAATCCTCCTGCTTGGGCTTGATTGAACCGACCCACATTCCCGGTCTTTCGAGGCAGTGGTCAATATCAGAAAGTTTGCGATATTTTTGCTCTATGTTTTTCATTTGACTATTCTTCCGTCATGGGATATATATGCACGAGGATATTATGACTAAAGAAGGACTTGTAGAAGCTTTAATAGCAAAACTAAGTGTATCGAGAAGAACACTAAAAGGTTATGCACAGTCAAAATATATTACTGATCTTTTGCACCAGCACACAGCTTTCTTGCCCTTAGACACACCTAGAAATATACGCTGCTGGCATCTTATTTACAACGTGCAAGAAGTTCCAAGATGTCTAAATTGCAATTTAAATAGTCCCAAATTTAACAATAATAAATGGGGCTACTTGGATTATTGTAGTGTAAAGTGTCAGAGAAACTCCGAACTCGTCAAAAGTAAACTTAAAACCTCACTAGAAGAAAAGTATGGTGAAGGTATAACAAATCCTTTTATGTCTGATCTTGTTAAAGATAAAATAAAAACTAAAATGACACAAAAATTTGGAGTTGATCATAACTTTAAAAGAAAAGATCTTATCAAAGAACGAATTCAAGAAAAATACGGTGTTGATCACTACTCACAGACTGACGAATTCAAAGAAAAATACAAGAGATCCATTCGTATAAAGCACGGTGTTGATCACTATTCTCAAACGTCAGAGTTTAATCAAAAATGTAGATTAACTTGGCAAAAATCATTAGGTGTAGATCATCCAATGCACGATGCCAACATTGCTAATACTGTGCTCTGTAAGCTCCACAAAACAAAAAATTTTATAACTCCATCTGGAAAAACGCTAATTCTGCAAGGTTATGAACCTTATGCTTATTGTGCGCTTCTTGAAGATTATGATGAAGCTGACATCGTTTCGGGAAAGAAAGAAATTGAGCGCTATACGGGAAAAATTTATTACATAGACAACGTCGGTAAAAAAAGAAGATATTTTCCAGATTTTTACATAATTTCTGTAAATAAAATAATTGAAGTCAAATCATCTTGGACATTTAATAGAAATGGTAAAATTCATGATATAGACAACATCAATCTGATGAAAAGAGATGCATGTCTAAAAATGAATTATGAGTTTGAATTTATGTTTGTTGAAAAAGAATTAATCAAAAAGTTTTCATCTGTTGTCTAATCAAGGCGCTGAATGAAGCGACTTGAAACTATCAGTTGTCGCCCTTCAACTAGACACCAGAACATGACGTCCTCATTATTACCGAGGTCAACTTCTTCTCTTCCAGTTATAAGTGCCTTTGAGCCTGCGGTGATTCGAACCTTGCCGCTAAGCTTCTCAAACATCTTCTTCTTTAAGGGATCCCAATCTCTCTTATCATAGTTTCTATAACCATAGGGATTTTCAATACCCTCACAATCCCATGGTTCAATTGATATTAGATCACCAATCTGTACTCTTATCTCTTCCATAAGATTAAATTAGTGACAGAGAATTAGATTGTATAATTGTTTGTTCTATGGACGAAATCTAATTACTGTAGCATTATCAACATCACATCCCTCACACCAATCTTCCTGCCACTCTTGGAACGTGATGTTGGTTGGTAGTCTTGAATTGTCAAGAGCTCTATTTGCGTATTCAGAAAGTTTAATAACAACAATATTAGAGTTGCTGCTTATGATTGATAGAATATATTCAGTTACGTCCATCGCTAGTTCCTCAGGAGGAGCACACCATCACCAGCAGATGCTGTCGAGGCTCCTACAAAATATCCGTTCACTGTCCCACCATCTGACCATGCTGTCAGACTGGTTGCCTTTCTTGTGTAGGCAAGACCTCTCCACACACCATGCACAGTTGAGTTGCCCTGGTTGAAGGGAATGTCTTCTGAGTATGGTAGTTTACCACTGGGTGTAGAAATTCCCGTGTTCATTGCAGAAGCTCCACCTGGTGTGAGCATTCTCGCAACAGGTATAACGGTGGTTGAACCAGGCACAAATATTCCGCAGTGTCCCACGTGCGCACCTGTCCCATGTGAGAACATTCCCACGGCAGAAGCTGGGAAGTATTCAAAGTTACCTGATGCACCTGCGTTTGATGTACCTCCTGTGCAGAACATTCCCCAGCGACGTCCGTCAGTCTCAGCTGCTGGACTGCCTGTATCACGAGGATCAAGAGAGAAGAGGCCGCCGATAGATGACGCTCCTGACGAAGACACACTCTGCACTATCATGCACTGCTCCTCACACTCATACATGGATATGCGATCAAATGCTACTGAGGTTGATCTTCCAAATCTCCAGTATCCAGATGATCCTGCACCGTAAAGACCCGCAGCATCAAACCAGCTACCAACAGGAGAAGCAACTCCTCTATTCATGGAGCATAGAAGAGCATTTGTGAACAATGACGTTGTGTCAGGTGACAAGATTGTGTATGAGCGCGATGCAGAAGTACCTGCGATTGTGTACCTGATATTTAGAGGATTAGCATAAGGCATAGAACCAAAGACACACTCAGTAACACTGCTTACCTGCTGTCTTCCCCACGACCATGCCGTCCCCGATCCAGGAGATCGAGGTGATCCATCAGCATAGGTTGTTAATTGTCCAAGTGTGTAGATCCCGTCAAGCCAAGAAGCAGCTGAGACGGAAGTTGTTACAGTTCCTACAAATCGCCAGTGTTGTGTATCAAGAGGCATTATGCTAACGTCCCCGCTGTTGCTGTGAAAGTTGTTCCCACTTGAACAGGCTGCCCTGGATATTCAGTAATCTCTGTGGGTTCATTGTAGAATGCTAAACCTGCAGCCAAAGTCACCCACTTAAGCGCTCCACCCTGATATGTGAGAACTTGGCCATCTGATGTGGGTGTTGCTACTGCTGCTGTGCCTGATGCATTCCAGATAGGCACTGAGTTTGCCACCCCGGTGTGACTGTTGGAACCGGCCCAAGCTCTGTCTGATAGGCTCGCATGTGTGGGCGCTGGAGGAGTTCCGTGCATGTGGTCGGCACGTGCGTACTGTGAAGATGATCCTACCCAAGTTGTCTGGCCATAAGTTGTGCCGCTTATGATGTAATGAGCAGGAGTTATGCTATTGACGATGTTGTCGATCCGGGATGCGAAAGACTGCGACATCAAAGTTGTTGTGATGATGACTGACTTTGCAGCAAGATGTATTCCTTCTGCGTAAGCTTCTTCATCTATCATGGTGTAGACTTGAACGCCACCGCCGCCCATAATCTCAACTGAGTCAGATCCCGTGGCGATCAGTGTGTCACTTCCACTGACGAAGATGTTCTTGAAGTGCGAAGCAATCGTGATCTTCGCAGTTCCGCCACCTAGATCTTCAACTTGGAAGCCTGTACCGTCATCAAACACGACGGTTGAGGGAACATCAGAGTAAGCAGTTGCGCCCGATGAGCCTGAGATTGTTAGCGACGAACCGCCGCCTCCACCTCCCGTTGCAGCGATTCGAAGCGTCTGGCTGGAACCCGAAGCACCCACTACCGTAAGTGTGATACCTGATCCTGCTGCTAGCTTCGATGACAAGAAGTCGGCAGATGCATCATCTACCGTTGTCCTGACCTTGGTAAAATCTTTCTCGAGAGCATCGTCAATGTCAGACGATGTGATCGTTCCATCGAGAATTTGTGTGCCGCGAAGTTGTGTCGTTGACATCAGACATAACTATCAGCTACCCACACATTTGAATGTCACTTACTTTGACACACCAGCTGCAAGGAACAAGCCATATGCCGTCACATCTGATGACAGCGACGTGCTTATTGCCATGCACATACCTTCCTTCATTTGTTGCAAGGCCCATGTACTCGATCCACGTCTTGTTATCGTCCTTGGGCCAGCGAAATGAGACAAGATCACCGCAGTTGATGCTGCTCATCTGTCATCTCATCTGGAATGATCTCAACAAATTCAACAGGCCACCGAGATGTTAAGCCTCGATTAAGGACAACAAGCAGTGGGTCGTAGTGCTCATTCATATTGACGTTGCGGGGTATTAGGACAGTCTCTAAGACAAGTGCCACATCACCGCGCTTAGAATGCCCGCCCGACTCAGTTAGACGGACGAGCATACCTCGCTTGACACCCCTAAAGTCACCGATCACTACCTTTTTGTCGATCACGAGCTCTCTCTAGAAGATGTAGAAGTAAGTGAGATATGTGCCCAAACATCAGCCCACGCCGCTGTAGCCGTTTGAACCTGTCACAGTGAGGAAGTTCTTGACTGGGATGTTAGTCAAGCCTGCGATCACCTGGTAGGAAGCAGTTCCAACGGCACCAGAGACGAAGAGCGCAGATGTCCTAATCTCACCTGAGAACGAGTCGCTACCCGAAAGAGTGATGAAGTTAGCATTTGCAGGCTTGAGGCCGTTCTGCGTAAACCCTACAGCGATTGCTGTGGATGCCGTAAAATTCTTGACTGTGATGAAACGTGTGACAGTTGGGAAATCAATCTGATCTACTTCGCCAAGCGCCACCTGAGAAGCTGTCACAAATGGAACAGCTGAGATCTGGTAAGCAGGAACGTAGCCCTCACCGAGGACAGGATTATTGAGAGACATAAATGGGCTCCACTTTCATTATAAGTATTCACCCACTATGTATATGTCAGTCACCTGTTCCTAAACCTGCCCAGGGAGGTTGTTGCAATTTTACTTGCTCCTTCTTTTCTATCTCTTCGATTAATCTGAGTATATCAGCAACATTGCAGTCAAGTGATCGTTCGATCCTGTACCTGCAACGCTCGACCACTTTCTCAATGGGTTCCATTAGTCACTCTCCGCCACTTTCCATGTCCCATGTCACAGAGACACGTCTCCTGGAAGTCGATGACAGGTGTCAGAGCTCGGGCATCTCCACATTCTTCTTCACACTGCTGCTGGAAAGAGCTACTCTCAACGCCGAGCCAGACAATCACAAGTGCACCTAGCACCATGCACAGGCCTGTAATGATCTTCTCACTAGTCATGTGTCACCAAATCCCGTCTTCAATGTGCCACGTTTGGATAAGTTCCTGATGGACGTCCCTGCGCCACTCGCAGACCCGGCAGAGATTATCATGTCTACATTCGTATGTTCCCTCACCCGGTCGTGACACCAGGCATGGTGCCAGCTGAACTTGGACTTTGAGGAACTTAATGACTGCGTCCCGATCAAAGAGATCGTTCCAAGTAGGATCGTCAATGTCTTCTGTCGGTGTCACCGGTTGTCTCCGCTGCCACTCAGGACACCACGTTCCGCACGCGACCGGAGCTTCGCCACGTTCGCCGCAGCAACTTCCTCCAGTGTTACACCCAGATCAGATGACAGCGCGGCGAGGTACCACAGGACGTCACCCAACTCCTTCTTGAGGCCTTCGGTGTCGAGCTTCCCGTCGCGCACCATCTTCTTCACCTTCTCGGCAACCTCGCCTGCTTCTCCGGTCAGGCCTAGGGCTGGATAGACGAGACGATACTCAGCCGGATAGATTGCAGTCTTCTTTGCCTCTTCCTGGTACTCATTAAATGTCATAGGCATATTATTGCCTCGCGTGAGAATCTTTACAAAATTACCAAGACTTTATAACAATCGGTTCACCTGCAGGTATTTGATCAATCCACGCATTACAGAAATTAAAAATCTGCTCCATCGTGGCTGCCTGCCTTTCGTCGAGACCGATTTGTTTAATTTCATCCCACGTGATGTCGTTTAGAACGATTGAAGCAAAAATGTCATAGATCATGTCGAATTGCATGTCAGCAAGTTTAATCCTGGCACCCTTCTTCCGACCCAGATGACCGTGGACTTTCAAAATCATCCGGCTGACCTCTGGATTATCTTCAATCCACTTGCCCGCTCCCCTGGGGTATCCAAGGCTCTCTAAAAAGGCACGGCCAGCGGCGTGCCCAATAATATCATGAGCGATCCACACCGTCGAAGAAAAATCACCGGGATAGGGAGACGATCCAATGACGACGATCTTTGCATTTTTCGGATAGCCCTTGGACAACACCCATTCCTGAAATGCGAGACTTTCGATGTCTCGCGGCTCAAGCTCTGCGTTATTTACAGCAATAAAAACCCAGTCGTCTGCAGTTTTGGAAAATATTTCCTTGATGTCAAGAACAAAGGCAGGATCTTGTGCCTGGTGGTATGCGATGCTTGGCTTGATCTCACCTCTTCGAGAAGCAAGATCTTGAGGCGAGAAATCAAATGCATCAAATGAATGTAATGCACGATTGACGATAGGCAGGCCTCTTGCGTCAACTCCTTCGTTGATGTATCTTCGCCAGCTCTCAAATAGAGATTTCATCATCATGCATCACACCTGTTCCTAACTAACTATCGTCGTCATCCCGCTCAAGCCAGGTATGGTACTCCTTCAGCGTGAGAGTGGCAGAGTTCTTTCCCTTGTAGAGCTTGCGCGGGTTCTGACAGAGCTGGCAGTTACATCCGATCCTTGACTCCACGAATCGACCTGCCCTCTTCGTCAACCCCTCCTCGCTGTAACCCAGCTTCCGAAGGATCACCTTCGCTCGGGTCTTCTTCACTTCAGTCTTGCTGCGTCGAAATGCCTTGCCTCGTCCCATTACCAATCTCCTTCGTAGTTGTGATCGCCACGGACTCGATGACCCTTCTTATTGTAGAGCGTCACCTTCTCGTGCAGCATCCAGATCTCCCAGCGATCCTTATTGACCTGCTTCAGGTTGAACGGCCCGTAGCCGTCGATACCGTGGAGTTCACCCTTCCCACCGAGGTGGATGTTGGCATGCTCCTTCTTTTTATCAAGCCCAGTTGAGCACCGCGTCACTTCCTCCTGTAGGCCGGCATTGACCCTGTGGAGTTCGCTGTTCTCTACGAGAAGTTGCTTCATGCCCTCTCGGGCAGCATCCCTCTCCTCCACCACCTTCTCCGCGTAGACTGACCAGCTCCCCTGCCCGACGAAACCGGGACCACGCTCGGACTCAGGCGGGACAAGCTTCCGAAGACGATCAATCTCATCGAGGAGGGCTCTTGCCTGACCTACACCGATTGCCAGGCCACCCGCATCGAGGTGTTCCTTGATCGACTCCACAGTCGGCTTCTCGTAATACGTGATCGTCCGGGAATCGGGATCGATCTCAATGTCCTGGCTCATGGGCTCTCCTTCCTACAAACCATACAGGCCGCGAACCTCGTTTACAAACCGGCGATACTTGTCGAGAACAGGATGTGACCCATCTCTGTCGTTCGGGTGACGTGTCGCATCAATCATCTTAACGTGCCGTTCGAGAACATCCCACAGCTCGATGATAGCCACGTCTCGATCCTGGATGTCCTCATCGCGAACGTCATTCAGGTCGATCTGTCCCCAGTTTCTCATGGGCTCTCCTTCTTCCTACGAAGCTCCTGAAGGCTCTCCTTCAGGATGGCTGCAAACTTCTCCATCTCCTCGGGCGTCAGGCTATCGAGCTTCGCGATAATCGTGGGATCCGTGATGGGAAAGCTGACCCCTTCGGGGATCTCATTGTCTACGTGCTCGTTGCTCATTCTTCCTCCTTGCGGTGCTCGCCGCGTTCGATGGCGTCTGCAATGCGACGACGACCCGTTGCCCGCATCGGATCACCTGTCTCGGCCTGTCTACGCAGCCACGCCACGATGGCATCACGTTCTGACATGCGCCCCCAATGGTACGCTCGGTCGCTCCCTTCTCCTCCGAAGCCCGTGTCCTTCATGGCTCCTCCTCGCGGCGGTGCTCGCCACGTTCGATGGTTTCAGCAGCGTCGTCGCAGTCGCCGCCCCACTTACGCAGCCACGCCACCACGTCGGCGAGCTCCTCTCGAACAGCGTTCGCAGCATCCACACCACAGTCCAACCGCGCCTGTGCTGCCGCCCACGCCTCACGGAAGTGGTCTCGCTCGGCGCGCAGCCGCTCCACCTCAGCGACCAGGGCATTGATGTTGTCTTCACGCGGGGGAGCAAAGCGCGGATCATTGAGCGGGTACTCATTATCGATCATGTTCACTCCTCGACCATAAGTTCAGACTTGACGATGAGGACATAACAATCCGACATGAAACCCACAAGCTCTCCCGTCTCGAGGTTGACCGAGTTGTAGTGATCGCCCATTTGCTGCTCAAAGAACTCGGCGGTCTTGAGGAAGACGGTCCCACCGGGCCTTTCTACGAATGTCTGACCGACTCCAACGTAATCCCATGGTGTGGTAGATTTGTTTGTCTTTCGTGTGATCTTCATTCTTCCTCCTCGCCTGTGACGATCTTGATGTCATCGAGTGACATGCCCTTCACCTTGTGGAGGTATTCCTTAGCGTCGTCGAGACTGTAGAACATTGCTCGAGCAAGCTCGCCGTCATCGTCATTGGTGACGATCCAGTAGACGTGATTGTGATCCACTGGGTCGCAATAGACCCAGAGCGGGCTGGAATCGATGTATGGGATACTCATGTTGTCTCCTCAGCTAAACTCGCCTGAAATATAATCATATGTGCCCTCGCCGTGACCCACACAGCCCCCGTCCTCAAAGAACTCGATCCTGTGGCGGACGAGACCGTGAGGCCCCGGTTCCGCATGGTTGTTCTCCAAGAACTCGGGAGTGGGTGGTTTGTTGATGTTGCCTCGCCGGGCTGTGATCTTCGCGATCATCTCAGTGAACGGGACCACGTCACCGTACTCATCCATGATGATCCGGTCGGGATCGATGAACATGCGGACCCAGTCCTCGTAGGTGTTGATACCCATCTCGGGCACAACGTGGAGGCTGAAGCACCAGCCACCGGAGCTTTTCCCGATGTGGATGCAATCCTCAGTGCCCCGGACTTCCCAGAAGGAGTCGATGGACTCGTAGTCGAATCCGCGCTTCACACTGTAGTAGTTCGTGCCCAGGTCGCCTCCTTATGAGGCAATTGTACCACATGTCGCGCCCATTTACACGGGTTCATCGATGGGTTCGAGTTCCCAGTTCTCCATGTCGTATCGCTCACCGTCGAAGATCACCACACTTCCCTCAGCAAACACACCCGACGGCAACGGGTGTACATTCTTCCGCCACCCATCGATCACCAACCCGATCGCGTGAAATCTTGGGTCTCCCGGAGACTTCCAGTAGATCCCGTCGAATCCGATACCCGGCTTGAACTTGACGAGAGACCCGAGCGGATAGTGACCTTTGACGCGGACGTAGAGCCAGCGATAGACCCTGCGGAGGAAGTTCATTCGATGGGCTCCAGATCCGTCTTTGCCCAGGCCGTCTCACGCCCGTCCCACATGACCCACCAGTCGCAGTGTGAGTAGATGTCGATGCCGTCCTCATGACTAACGGGCCTGAGGATCATGCAGACGTCGGAGTCGCTCCACTCACGCCTGGCAGGATGCACGATCATGCAGAGATCACCCGGCTTCATCGATCACCCGCAGCATTTCTTCGTCGACCCACCCTACCCGTCCGCAGTGGAGGACTTGGACCATCTCCCGCTTGTCGTCCCGTCCCTCAAGGAGAATGCCAACCTCACCGTGTTCCCACTTCTTTTTGTGGGGGACTGCGATGTGGTCGTACCTATCGTAGACTTCGATGTAGGCGATGCGAGCTGTATTGGAGAGGTTCATCCTGCGGATTGTGACCAGATCACCCGGTTTCATCAGCCACCTCGATGATCACCTGCGACACCCAGCCCACGCTCCCATCAGCCATGACGATCACACCTTCCGTCTTCGGGTCGAGATCGATGATCATGCCTAGATTTCCGTTCTTCCACGGGTGGTAGACATTCGTCCTCCAGTTGTAGAGCATGATTGCGGGAGGAGGATCCCGCCTCTTGGCCTTGGCTGCCTTCGCGATGACCAGATCACCCGGCTTCAATGACCACCTCGACATCCTCGATCCTTCTCGCCTTCACTTCGCCGGTAGGCATGAGAAGACAGAGGTAAGTTGTTCTTCCTTCATCCAGGGGAACGACCCGAGTGATGAGCGCGAGTGTCTCACCCTGACGCTTGAAGATGGGCGTGCCACTCTTGAAACGGACGATGTCACCGGGTTTCATCGAGCTTTTCCAGGTAGCAGACGTGAATACTTTGCAGACCGAAGGGTGTCATGATGTAGACAACATCCCGTGAGAATGTCTTGTCGGGTCCGACAACCATGAAAACTGCACCTTCTTGGATGGCGCGGGTCTCTGGCTTCTCATTGCGGATATTACGGTTTATGCGAACTAGATCACCCGGTTTCATTGATGGCCCTCGAATCGATCTGGTCGAACCAGAGGAGGCGACCGTGGACGAGGACACCGAACTTTCCTCCGTCGTCCTTGGGATCCTCACAGTACATTCCGATAGTTCCGTTTGGAACCCAGACTTCGTCTTTTAGCGTTAAGTCACCTTTGGGATTACAACCGAATTCGTAACCGTACGAACCCTCGAACCTAGTGTTACAGTTTGTCAGGATAACGAGATCACCGCGCTTCATCGTCCCACTCCGTTTCCGCTAGGAGTTCATTATAACCCACTCGCCAGACCTCAGTTCCAACCATGACCTCGTAGCTGAAAGATTTGACAGGTTGACCCATGTGGTCCCGCATCCAATCGTAGGTGGCTTTTAGCTCCTTGCCCACGACAATGCCGATCTTTCCGTGAGCACGCTGGCCGGGAATGTCGAGCCTAACAAGATCACCCAGGTTCATTCACGCCTCCGGGTCCTACCATCAGGCTTCTGGAGATTCGACGGGTGGCAGTCACGAGGACCATCGTGAAAGAGAACCTCGAGCAGAGGACAGGACAAGTCCCAGTTACGTGACTCTTCGACCTCGCCCAGGACGACTCCGATCTCACCCTGACCATGGACGCCCTTTATGACTTGAACGAGATCACCGGGTTTCATCGATCACCTCCAGGAAGCTCGAGTCGCATTCTTCAACGACTTGTCCGTCGAACATGAAGTCAACTGTCATCCACGAACCGAAGGCATTGGGAGTATCACGCCAGGGATGCACCTTGACTATCATCACAATCTCTCCGCTGTGGATGCCGATATCCTTGAGACGGGCAAGGTCACCGGGTTTCATCGAGGACACTCCAGACGCTCCGGGCGCATTTCACCAACCTGCCCTTAGTGAGGACCAGATCATAGATGTTGTACTCACGATCGGTGGTAAGTCCCATGTAGACGCCAATGGCACCGCCTGGGATATCGATGAAGTAACCATCGGCCATGTCGATTCCAGTATAGCGGCGGTGGTGGTTGAGCGTGACGAGATCACCTGGTTTCATTGACAGGCTCCAGATCACCCAGCAGGATATCTCGGATGCCGTGGGTGGGATGGATCACCCTCACCCAGCTCCCGCTGTCAGAGCCGTCGAACTTCACGGCGAGGACGAGCTCGCCCATCCGAGCGAGCGGGAGGGACGTCCCGGTCTCGTCGTTCGTCCAGTACTCCGGGTCCGGTAGGATGAACCCGCCACGGATCGTTCGCAGAAGATCGCCGGGCTTCACTTGATCTCCTTCAACCAGCCTGACTGGATGGATCGTGCTGTCCCATCAACAAGGCAGAGCCAGCGACTACCCTGAAATGCTGCTGGGGGCTTCTGCCACTCGACAAGGAGGACGACCTTCCCGCTAAGATTGGGAACCCGCTTGCACTTGACGACTGCGAGATCACCGGGTTTCACTGATCACCTCCGTGAGGTCCTCGAGGTACCTGCAGGTCGTCCCAAAGACATTGCCGTCCCCGAGACAATGGCAAGATGACAGTGATTCGATACTGACAACCAAGAATGTTCCGGCCCGTCCATCCTTCCAGCGGCGAAGTTCGCCTACTCTGATGGGTGTGAAGTCCCAATCCCAAGGATGGAGAGTGTGGACCACACCCCCGATAACGGCCCTGGTCCAGTTGCAATCACGGACGTTACTCTTACCCGTCACTACACCACTTACCCCACGTGGGATTACTACTCTGTTCTTGTTGCAACGCCGGGGTGTCCACGCGACTGCGCGAGAGCCTTTGGGAACTGCAGTGTAGCCTTTCTTGACCATGGTAGTATTATACCCTATGGTGAGTCGGGTTGCACGAGTTGCATTCTGGACTTATGAAGTTCTAATAGTTGAGAATGTAAATATGATCTACTTTAGAACCAGAATTATTTCTTCCCATGAAGTTCTGAGAATACATGTGTGATTTTGTGATGATCTTATAGCTTGCAAATTCTGCACGATATAGATCATCGTCTGTGTGCACAATCATCCACTTACATTTTAAAGACTTTGTCCAGTCAATGAAATTTTGATGGTCAACATCGTTCCAGTCGGGTGTCTGATAGCCTGCTCTGCTGCGGTATGGCGGGTCTAGAAACACAAAATCACCATCAGTGAGGTGTGCAGACACGGCGCTATAAGATCCGTTTAAGATCGTCCAAGAGCTAATAAGATTGCTCACATTAACATTTAAGCTATTTTTAAAGTCCTTATACCACCCATAAGGGACATTCGACCCACCTTTAGGTGAGTTTCTGATCATGCCTGAGAACGAGAGCGCGCGCGTCACATAGAAGTCAGATGCCGATTGAAAGTCAAGACTAGACAAGCTAAGAGACTTTGCAGAATTTAGACGTGTTCTAGCAGCATAGTATGCGTCTTCAAGTGATCGTGTTGTCTCTCTGGCAGGATCGCTGTTTAGCATGTATGGACACTTCCTGTCTTGTTCAATAAGGCTGTGCAACTGCTGCCAATCTTTCTGGAGACAGGCGTAAAAATTCATCACCTGCGCATCAAGATCATTTATAATGGCAGGTCGCTCTAAGTGAAATGACAGCGCTGCAGAACCTGCAAAAGGTTCAACGATCCTATCATATGAGGTTGGCATCAAGGCTGTGATCTGCTTGATCTCAGATGATTTACCGCCTGGCCACTTAAAAAGCTTTTTCATCTTGTCTCCTAGACAATTATAGATGGGTTAGAGATGTTTATTAATTTATCAACGATTGCGCGAAGCTTTCTTGCCTGATCTAGTTATCTTCTTTTCTTCTCTTTCAAGTGCAGTACGGTAGACTTTCTCTGACTTGCTTTTAATTCTATCCTTGAGACTTGGCTGCACATTCAACTTATTGTAGACATTCATGACCATCGTTGTGTCAACGCTTACGCCAGTATTCTGAGCGATTACATTGCACAATACCTGCAGGTTAGGGTCATTCTCTTTTAAGCTCGCGGTAATCAACTTACAACTGATCGTTGAGGTTGCCAATCTCTTCATTGCAATGTCAACGTGATCAAGAGTATTGCATGCCGACTGCGGTGTAAAGAGATAGACATAGTATTCATATCCTTTCTGGGCTGCTCCCTCTACACGTGCTTCAACATCATTAGCACGAGATCCTGCAGATTCCGTGCCATTTGCACCACCATTTTTCACATCAATTGCAATAATAGGCCGATTGTTATGGAAAACAGCAACATCTACGTGTGACTTCTTGACACGTGTTGTATTGTCTATTGCGTCACCGCACGTAGCTGAAATTCCTGGGACACCTAGGTTATTAAAAAGTTTCTCTATAATAACCTCTTGCTCATTGCCTGCCGTAATCTTACTAGACTGGCCGAAGCTTACAACTTTCTCAACAAACCAGTCTGGAAGATCATTTAGCAGCTTGACAAACTCATCTTGAGGGTACACTTTTACTCCTAATTTAGTTTATCTTAGCTTTTGATTGTGCAGATGTTCAACCAAATTATTAATCAGATACCAAATCTTCCCTTAGTGATGTTGAAGAGGTCAGCAACTTCGGTCGATGTAAGTGACCTGTTGTACGTGAGGACCTGCGCGATGTTGCCATTGAGGAAGTTACCGACGCCAAAACGACCGATGTTCACCGACCCGTCGCCACCGTGGGCAGCCTTGTTCGCCGTGTAGGAGCTGTCGAAAGCACCATTGACATAGAGCGTCATCCCGTCGGTCGTGTTGAAAGTGAGAGTTGCAAAGTACCACACACCTGCAGAGAAAGTCCGGCTTGACGGATATGCAGAGAAGACGGCCCAGTTTGTGTGGCCTGAGTAGAGGCGGTTCGTACCTGCAAAATACATGAAGTGACCACCCGTCTCGGAGCTTACGAGGTTGTTGTCACTCACCAGATCGGTAAGGTTGAACCAGACTGCCTTCGTGTAGGCAGTCTGTGGAACGAGCCCGGTTCCTGAGACTGTGGCACTCTCGGATGAGGCTTTCGCGAAGTTGAAGCTTCCGCCCTTGTCAGTTGAGAAAGTGGGTGTGTTGATGAGCGTTGCGTTGTTCACTGCAGGATCTGTCGCGAGGTCGAACCAGGTTGCACCTGATCCGGGGTAACTGAGAGCATTTGACGCATCAAGGTGTAGCATGAGGCCAGACGTGCTGAGTTGATCGGGCCGATTGAACCCGAAGTTGAAACCTGCCGTGAGGCCCACATTAGGTCCTTGAAAACCTTTGCCGAAACCTGATCTCATTGCATCATCCTCTAGCAATTAAATAGGCTATCCTATCACACTTCCAACACGTTCCCGTGGCTCGTCACCACACCCATCCGTCCGTCGTCACAGCAGGATCCGTTGCTGAAGATCGTAGGGAGCCCGCACACCGTCCGCGTTCCCGCATTGCGGATGTCATCCGTTGAGTGGACGTGCCCGAAGAGCATGAACCGGGGCGGGACCTTCGCGACCCGCTTCCGGAGTGCACTGCAACCCACAAGCTCCACCTTGTTGTGATGGGTGTAGGTTGCGTCGAGGACGCCGTAGGGTGGGCCGTGCGTGACGAGGATGTCGAGGCTCTCCGGGATCTCATCCCAGAGCCGGTTGATCGTCCCACGGTCCCGCATGTATGACCAGTCGCCGTAGCGTGGCGTGAATGGGCTTCCCCAGATCCGCAGCCCCTCGATCGTCTTCTCTTCGTTGATGAGGAGGTGGATCCCACGGTGCTCAATCAGCTCACGCGTGATCAGGCCCTTCTCAAGGGACGTGTCGTGGTTTCCTGGGACGAAGATCTTGTGGGGAATCGACAGGGTAGCAAACCAGTCGATGAAGGCACGAAGTTCTGACTCGTTACGGTACGGGTCACGCCAGTTCGAGGCGTCTCCGCTGTGGATCACCATGTCGATACCATCGGGAATGACGAGCTGGTCGTGGTTCATGTGAGTGTCGCTCAAATGCCAGATCTTCATTGTGCCTCCTCGATCGGTTTTAGATATCGTCGTGTCGTAGTTCGTGTCTCGCCACCGATTAGGACGATGTAGTCGTGCTCGCGTTCCCGAATGAGTGGATGCGACTTAGGCCGGATCTCAAGCAGGATCCCGATTGGGTAGGGCGCAGTCGAACCTCTTCGCCGTAGTGTGTATTGCACAAGGTCACCGGGCTTCATTGCCTCTCCTCACAGCTGCATCATACCACGCTCAAGTTGTCTTGCACGGGTGACACGAGCTCCAGGCCACCCACAGTCATTGTCACGATCTGCCCACGGGATGTGAGCACGTGGTACATGCTCCCCATCTTTAGACCGCCCACATTCTCGTGAGTGACATCTATGATGATCCCATTGTGTTGCAGGCTCTTTGGGACCGCAGGTGTCCAGAACCTGACCAGGTCACCCACGTTCACTTGATCTCCTCGCAGGAATATGCACGGACATAACCCACCTTTCCTCCGACAAGAACACGCATGTACGTATTCATGCTTGGGCCGTCATCTTCGTGACTGTCGAGAACCTCGAGAATTAGAGCAATCGTCCCTCTTGGATACTCAATGTCACCGATTGTTGTCTGTGGATTAGGCTCTGGGAATACTGAGACAGTTTGATGAAACCAGCTGTTCAGCTTGACGATGTCACCTGCCTTCATGTCAGGCTCTCCTACTCAGGATCTTCTTCCCATCCGTCGATGATTGCGACGAAGGCCGCGACGTGGAACAGCTCCCCGTTTCCCATCGCCGCGCGCCTGACCTCCTCATAGTACACTGGTCATGCTGTCCTGTCCTCCACCTAAAAGTCTACGTCGCTCGCTGTCTCAGGATCGTAGGGCGTGAAGCCCGACACGTCCATGCCGCCGAGCTTGAGGTAGGGACACATCACGTTTCCGCTCGTGATCTTGAATCGATCCCCGTTTGCCGCGGTTGACGCGATGCCCAGTGTCTCAGTGTCAGCGACAGCGTCGCACTGCGTCTTGGTCGCCTTGCCCGACGAGACGATCTCACACCTCATGATCCTGATCGTGACGGGATGCCACTGCCCACTCCTCACCATCGGAAAGAGAGCGGGACCGCAGAACATGTCGGCTGCGACGTAGAACTCTCGTGAGCCGCCGCCTGACGTCACAGAGCGCACCTCAGCACGAGCGTTGTAGTGAGACGTTGTCAGACACCCGAGGAGCGACGCGATCAGGACCATCACTTGGCACCCCCGTTCACGGTCGACTGATCTTCCTCCTCCTCGTCCGGCTCTTCCCACCCATCAATGATCTCACTGTCGACGACTTCGACCATCTCGACGCTATCCCAGTCCCAATCGACCTCGTCACCTAGCTTCTCAGGCCGGTGCTCATCCTCTGAACATGTGACGTGCATCGTGCCGTAGACGATCCCTTTGACTGTGATCGCGTGTGTCACCATCTTGCCCATCAGAATGCATCCCGGTCGAAGAAGCCCCAGCCATTGCCCATCCGTTCCTCCTTGATGGTGACCACGAAGTTGTGGCCTCGCTGAGTGATCTTAAGGACCATCGTTCCGCTCGCGGGATCAACCTTATAGAGGTGCTCACTACGGAGTGCAAGATCGATCTCCTCATGGTCATCATCCTCATCATCACCGATCCGCTTGACGCCCACCTCGAGACAACCGTGACCGTGCTTACCGACCTGCATGTACATGAGAGGACTGCGGCTCACTGTTTCTCCGTAGCTGAACTTCCACTTGGAACTGGGTTCGTCGGGTGTCGCAACGCTGAGTGTCCACTTGGACCGAGCGGTGGTGATAGGCTTCACGTTGAGGATCTCAAGCGTCTCCTCGAAGTCACCGCCCCATCGGTTGAGCTCATCGACCAACGTCTGAAGCATGTCGAAGTTGAACTCGTCGGTTGTTCCAAGCAGGGTGAGGATGCTCTTCAGGTACTTGCGGTCCTGCAGCTGGTCATCACAGTACTCCTCCACAAACTCTGCGGTGAGACCCTCGAAGTTGATCGAGTAGCGGAGGCGAGACGGGCGGTTGTGGAAGAACTCACGGACTGCCCACTTGTCGTTGCAGGTGATGATCATGATCTTGTTCTGAGCAGTGTAGACACCGTCGAACAGGGTGAGGATCGACTCCTGATCCTCCTGATTGTAGAGCTTCTCGAACTCATCAAACAGGACAACTGCGGGTTGCTCGATGCCCTGGATGGTGCGCATGAAGCGCTCGTCCGTGTAGGGTGTATTGACAATAATTACCGGGAGGCCCGACTGGATCGCGACATACTTTGCCAGGAGTGTCTTACCGGATCCCTTGGTACCGCTGAGAAAGACACCTACCTGCGATCCGGGCTGGCGCCCCTTGAAGGAGCTGAGAATGCGCTCACCGTGCCGCTCCGTCTTGCCGTAGAGCTTTCGGGGTAGAGTGAAACGCTCACTCTCCTCTAGGAAGTACTCGCCTGTAAGTGGGTTCTTACAGACGGTGTAGTTGCCTGCGGGCAATGTGTCTCGAACATCCATCCGAGCGTTGGGGGTGAGTGACCAGGCATTACCATGCTTAAGGAACTTCATTCTTCTCTCTTTTGTTATGATCTTACGGGTTGGTATAGATTTTTACAAGATGTCGATCAATGAATAAAGCGATGTGTCGTAGAGCTCGATCTTGCTCTTGTGTAGAACTTTAAAGTGCCAGTGCATCGGTCGGACGACCTGAACCAGATCGAGTGTGCCAGGCTCGATGAGCTCCACGAAGATGCAGCGACCCTTTGAAGATCCGAACTGGTCGATCACTTCGTACAGATCACCGGGTGTGTAGCGGTTCTTGATCGCCTGCATTAAGTCATGTGTGCTCTGCTAGTAACCTAGCTGGATGCGAATTGCCGAGAAGAGCAAGTAGAAGAAGAGGATGAACACCGCCTTGATTGTCGTGTCGACCGTGAACCGCATGTCGCCTCCTAAAAAGTGTCGCCACGATCATTATAGATCGTGGCGACAGTGACGCACGTGTTATTGTGCCTTAGTCGATAGCGTGCTGTGCGACTTCGACTGCGAGCTTGAACACCTTGGTGCGGATCTCACGGGCTTCCTCACGTGTCACACGGACCTTGCCGTCCGCGTCCTTCTTAAGCGCCTCAGAGATTGCCTTTACAAGATCGATCGCCTCGGGTGCGATGTCAATCAGTTCGTCTGGTGATAGTGCCATGTCTGCCTCCCAAGTATATCTATCTCACACGATCTTCACGCCGCGGACAGTGAGAGGTGTCGCCAACTCCCAATTGCCTGACCGTGCGATCTCGTTGAAGGCATCCATGCGATACACCGTCCTCTGGACGATTGGGTTCTTGTTGGCTGCAAGCCACTCTCTGCGTGCCTTGATGTAGGCCAGCACCCAAGCCTTCTCATCGCCGCCGTTGCAGGGAGCAGCCTCTGGGAAACGGGCTCGGATGATTGCCACACCGCCGCTGCCACTGTGGATGCAGGTGTCGTAGACGACGAGCGCACCGAGGCCGGTCTGCAGGCCGATCCGCTGGACGTGGCCCATCGCAGGCACCCAGTAGTTGGCATCAAACACTTCATCCTGCGCTGCTTGCATGACGGGGTCAGCACCCGCTGTCTTCAGCACGCCCATCAGGTACTTCGCCCAGGATGGAATGTTCTTGGGATCCAGCTTCGCCGTCTCGTTCAGCGCAAGTTTAGGAACGAACTGCTTGAGCTCGTCAGCCTGCTTACCACCCTTCGCAATGTACAAGTCAACGATCTTATCTAGGGTTCCTGACCTATCTGTTGACTGGTGCTTACCGTAGGAAATACCGGCTCCGTCTGACAAGATTGCGCATGTTGCATATGCACCGGGTGTAGGTAATCTACCTGTCTCAAAGATCGTCAGGACTGAATCGATCACTTTCTTCTGGCTGTCGCTTACTGGCATGTGTGCCTCCTGACGCTAAGTATCAGGTCACTTCTTGATCGGTCCGCCCGTGACCCATGTGTCACACGTCCTCTTGGCAGCACACTTGAAGTGGTGCATCTTGCAGTAGCCCAACTTGCCCGCCTTGATCGTGTCCCAACCCTTCACGTTGGTATCACCGCCCTCAAGCCCCTTCTCGATGCAGTTAAGCATCTTGGGTGAGATGTCGAAGGCAGCGCAGTTCCCGCACAGCATATCCTCCGCTTCAGAGACAGGAATGTCATCCCACATCTCTGCTTTCTCTTCCCAGAAGTCACCAGGCTTTGCAGGATTAGCAGGACCGTAGCCCAGCTTCTTGATCGCCTTGTTGCGGTTCTTTGTGTTAAGGACAGAGTCCTGCGTTGCTCGAGGACAGGTGCCGCCGCTCTTCTTGTCTTCCTTCGCTTTCTCGTTGAGGATGACCTTTCTAATCTCATTGATGATGTATCTACGTAGCATGCAGATAACTATCACTCATTTACAGCAGGATGCTGCACAAGAGAGAGATCCTGCTCCCGACATGCCCTAACGAGTGACCTTCCCTGGGGCAGCTTTACGAGAACCTCGTAGTATCCGTCGCCATAACGGCCCACAACGACACCCTCTCGCGTCTCCCAGACACGGACAAGATCACCCTCGCGGATCTCATCCTTCCGAGCGTCCACTGTGGTTGCTCCGTAGGTTCATCGCGCTCTCAAGTAGCTCGTTGCTGACGTGCTTTCCTTGCACTCGCTCCACTAGCTCCAATGTCGCCTGGCATCCACGCCTAAATCCTGCGTCGTAGGACGACTCGTTCTGCAGTGCTGTCAGGCGCTTCCTCAGATCCTTGTTGGATGCTTCAAGCATGTGGACACGTTCTTCAATCTCTCCCAGCGTCTCTATGACATTCTGGGATGTGCAATCTTCAGCGCCTGGAATGAGAGCCACGTGCTCGCAGATCTGCTGGATCGACCGCCGCTCCTCAATCTCCTGGCGGACGTAGACAGCAAGGTCGAGGATCTCCTGGTAGGCATCGACAAGCGCATCACGACCGTTCCAGGTTCGAAGCGGCGTGCCATAACGCTGCCTACCCAAGTTGTCTCTCTCCTTCATATCAGAGACGACAAGATCCCAGACAGGTGTTCCATCACCTGTGGGTGCAGGCTGATCTTCAATTCTCTTAGTCACAATTCTCTCCAAGAATGTACAAGTTCCATCGATTAGCTAATCCTAACACGATGCTGAAATTATTATCAAAGTGTAGTAGATCGTTAAGGTCGTCAGGTAGATCATCCTCACACAGTGCACGGATCGTCTCCACGGTGCAGTCAAGCGGATAGATCGCTTCTTCAAAGTCAGGGTAGCTCACATTGCAGTCAGCGCCCAACTTCTCATTGATTAGGGTGCGATACTTGATCACCTCGTCGAGACGAACGTTTAAGACACCTGCATTTGAGTCAAGCCAGGTTTCATTGATCTCGCTGAGTACTGGAATGACGTTGGGCTTTGGTGTCAAGAAAGTGCACCACATCCGGGCATGGTGACACCCTATTCCGCCTGTCTGGTGCAGGATCCTGTGCCACTCTCGTCCCGGTTTAAATGTGAAACGAGGCGCATAGCCGTGATCCTTGATCGCCAGGACGAGGCGTGGTGTAGTGAACTCAAGGAACTTCTCTTCCATCTCAGACGGCTTCATCATCTTCGCCTCCCTTCAGTTTCACAAAGTCACCCATGAACCAGACACGCTCTGTGCCTTCAACCATCACAAAAGCTATTCTCATCATCTGTGTCTGGTCAGTGACTCGGGTAACCATGCCGATCTTACCATGATCTGGATGCTGCTTATTGATGTGTTCAACAAGATCACCCACAGCAAGTCGTCTTCGCCCTGTTCTCTTCTTCTGCCCTGTCACAACAAACTATACAACGTGTGCACCCAGTGTATCAATCTCTGACATCTTGATGAGGCGCTTGTGACGATCCCAGGCGACGTTGAAGTGGCCCGGGATGTTGGGCCGGTCGTCATGGATGTGACCGTGCACGACAAGCTGTGGGCGCACTTGCTCGATGAGGCTGATCACGTCAGGGCTCATACTCGTCGCGGGCTTGTGGATGAACAGCTTGTCACCAATGATGAGCCAATCGTGCACCTCAGCAAAACCTGCTGACTTATACCACGCGTCTGTCTGGTGGTCGTGGTTGCCGCGGATCATCGTCTTTCTCCCACGGAGGCGACCAATCAGGGCACGTAGCTCGTCATAGCGTCCCATCACACCTGCTGATAGATCGCCGACCATGATCACGCGATCATCATCAGCGACCACACTGTTCCATGCACGGACGATGTCGTCGTTCATCTCGTACTCGTTAGCATGTGGGCGCCCGCAGTAGACGATGATGTTCCTGTGGAACAGGTGCAGGTCAGATGTGAGCCATGTCTCAGCCATTCTTCTTTCTCGTCTTGGGTTGAGCATTGAGGATCGCGGATGCGCAAGCTTGCGCATCCTCTAGTGTCTTGAAGCGGGACGCCTGGTGCATTCCGAGTGTCAGTGTGTATCCCTCATTGCCGCCAAACGTGTGGATCGACACCTCACTGTACTTGTCCGTCTGCTCCTCGAGCGTCCAGATCGTGATACCGCTTGCGAAACTACCTTCATGCTTCCAGCTCATCGTCACCTCAAATACATTATAACACGACCTGCACTGCGGTGCACGGGTCACTCATCGATGCTTAGATCGCCGAGCTTTTCATAGTCACCGCGTGTGACTCGACGTGTGGTGACAAAGTCGCAGCAGAAGATGTAGGTCGCGTAGCTGATCAGTACGTTCTCAGCGAAGACAGACGCCCAGAGCGATTGACGCTCCTGTAGTGTGCTCTTTTCCATGCTGCACTTGCATCATGATGCCACGCAAGCAGAAGCGTGCGTGTCAAGCTGGTGGTTCAGCGTGTCACACAGGACACCAAAGACAAATTGCCGCATCTTGACTGAACTAAAAAGCATGCACACCTCCTGTCTATAAGTAGGTCAATCGAGTGTGAGCGCGGTCGGCAAGGTCAACTTTGTCCATGCGATCAGGTGGTCGTATGCTGCGTCGTACTCATCGTCTGAGATCATGTCAGCAGCCTGCAGTCGGTCGAGGTAGCGGATGAGCACTTCATCGACAGTGCAGCGACGCTTCTTCGCCTCGTAGAAGATGCCCTGCGTGATTGGGCCCACCTCTTCATAGCATGTTAGATAACTGAATAGATCTCCATTGATCGACCTCGCAAGCCGATCTGCTTCCTCACGACCCCACTCATCCAGAGATCTATAGTCGCAGCTGAACAACTTGGCCCGCTTGTTGATCGTGTGGACGATCTTACCGCTGCTCGGTGTGTGGGGAACGAATGATCTCTGCTTAGGCGCCCGACCCGCGAGCCCGCCCTCGTCAGCTATGTGCTCCAGCTCATGCCTGATGCTCCCACACAACTCTGGATAGAGATCAGATAGATGCGCCTTCCGCGTAGGATCGTGGTGGATTGCAACTTCGATGTGACTGTTACCGTTGTCATCCGAGTGGACAGATGCGAAGACATCATAGCGACGTCCGCGTGTTCTCACTACTTTCAGCGAGACGTCGAAACCGACTGCTGTCTTAACGCGGGTGCTATTGTAACACCGAGCATCCCAAAGGTAGTAGTAACCTGGTGCCGGCAGAGTTGTCTTAAACCGTCTCGTATCTGCATTGTCAAGGATAGTGTGCATGATGTCCCTGGACACACGTCTGACCAGGGATCTGTACTTGCCACGGGCCAATTAATCCTCCGAGAGCTCCTGCAGACGCTCTAGCAAAGCTTGCGATTTTAGGCCAATCTGCATCGTCTCCACCGCCCACCTGACACCGGGCTTCAAGTAGTTGTGTAGTGGAACGCGATCGATGTCACTGATGGGAACCCAGACACCGTCGTCGTGCTCTCGAATTCCCTTGTCGTTGACGCCAATCTTAAAGTTGGCGCACTGCGTCTCGGCAGCAAAAAGGAAGACGTCCTTCTTTGGAGATCCGTCCTTGTTGAAGTTCCTGCACACATAGTGCTCATTTCCCCAGGACATTCTAGCAATGCGCTCATCTGACGATAGCGGTGCCCCCGGATCAAAAGTGAGTGTATAACCACACTCCTCACGTGCTTCACGAACAGCTGTGTTCATGATCTGCCCAATCGATCCTGCCGGGCTGACAACATCTGCATCCTGCATGTCAACGTGCCCCTTGCAGACATCAAATCTGCCGTACACCTTCAATGCCAAGAAGCACCAACCCTTCTTATCGTCGTTACGTAAGATGACTACGCCTGCAGACACCTCCGGTGCAGTCTGCACCCTACTCTTCTTAGCCATGAGATACCTTCCTTCATATTAGCATCATACGTGCTATGCTAAGAAAGTATCACCGTGCGTAGTCATCTTGGAGCCTGACGACATCATCAAGTTCTGTTGTGGATACCTCAACGATCACAACGTCGTGCTCACCTGCACCGAAACGATGGACAGTCAGCGGCGCAACGTGAAACGACTCACCAGCCTGCAGCTTCTTGTCAAAGATGATGCCGTTCTTCTCCTGGAGCGTGAGATGCAGCGTCCCCTGCATGACACGGATTGTCTCCATCTTCTTCTCGTGGTACTGCAGGCTTAGCCTGTGTCCTGCCTGGATGTATAGAACCTTGCCACAATACTTGTCTGTCTCCGCCCAAATCTCCTCGTGACCCCAGGGCTTCTTCACAAGACGCATCTCAACCTCCCCTAACAGCTTTGACAAGGTCAGATGATGACTGGATCTTGCCGCCACCGATGCCGAAGTAGACGTGGCAGCCGATCTCCTGACACAGGATGAACTCAGGCACGTTCTGTGCGCTGTCTCGATCACCGCCCTTGGTGAAGATCAGTGGGTGGAGGACGCCCAGCGCGCCGGTCACAGTCTGACTGCCGTCATCCCAGCCGACAACGTAGTCGACGCCACGGACACCAGCAATGATCTCCATCCGCTCCTCGTGGGGCATGAACGCAAAACCCTTCTTGCGCTGGAGAAATCCGTCACCGTTGACGATCACGACAAGCGGGAGCTTGTGGGCTGATGCGATGATTGCGCTCTCCTGCAGGCAGCGAAGGTGACCCACATGCATCGGATCAAATCCACCGCTAGTGACCACGCAGCCCTTTACGTCCTGTTGCTTGATAAGATCATAGGGATCTTTATAGATGTGCTTCATAGAAGCATCATACAAAGCACCCATCTATGTTTACATCAACCCGTGAGGTCGTCACAAGCCCGCTGCTTGAGCAGGTAGTAGTAGCCCTCGTGGTCGTTGGCAATGCCTCCGATCTGATCCTCAAGGCCCAGCGTCATTGAGCCACACTCATCCAGCTCACTCTTCATGCACTCGAGGAACTCGATGAAGTCCTTGATGATCGCCATCCCTGCGGCGGCGATGCCAGCAGAGTTCAGCTTGTTGGGAGATGGGTACGCGCAGATCACCTGCGCAGCGCCAGTCGCGATGTGGCTTGGGCATGCGATGTCTGCACCGCAGAGGCCAATGGCCTTCTCGATCACACCGTCGATCGCTTCATCCACACCTGTGTAGATCTTGTCGTACAGGAAGGAGTGGTCACCTGAGAAAGAGGCACCGCGGGTGACGTGGTGCGCGCCGTGGAACCAGAGGTGGATCGCTCTCATGTAGCAGATCTGCGAGAACATGTAGTTGTAGAGCTTGCCGTCTGTCTCTGGACCGTAGATGTCCATGACGACGAAGCCCTGGCCTGTCATACGTGGTGTGTCGTGCATCATGTAGATATGTATCCTGCACCCTTGTGCTGTGCTCGCCGGATGACACGGGCCTGCTGGGCATCGGGTTTGGTTACAGATAAATCAGGTTGCTGCGCTCGCACCTGCCAGTCGAAGGCGGTGAATGGTGTCTGCCAATCTCCTTTGGGAACTCCTGCTCTACGGAGCTCTTCCTCTCTATCCTCACGGGGTTTGACAGTGTAGGCAACACACGATGCCATGCGGCGAACCTCGATGATCTCGCACTTGATCTTCACACCGCAGAACGTCTCAACTTCAACATGGGCCCACATGGGAAGCGTCGGGCCGTCATACACCTTTCTCAACTCTAGTTTCCTCGATAAGGTTATCTATCAGCTCCAACTTCTGCTTTCTCGTCAGCCGCTTGATCCTCGCTTCCTCACGCAGAGCAGCCGATCGATCTGCAACTGACCAGGACACGGCGAGCGTCACAGGGCGGCGAGATCGAGTGTATTTTGCACCTCGGGATGTGCAGTTGTGCTCATGGAGACGTCGCTCCACGTCGGTTGTGATGCCGGTGTAGAGCGACCCATCAGCGCAAGTGACGATGTAGACGTGGTACCGTGTCACTAGGGATTTTGTTCACCTTTTGCCTCTGTTCCGCTCTCTGGTGGAGGTGGTGGATTAACAGCCATGTTAATCTTATAGACATCTGCAAAGAGCTCTGTCATTTTTTGAGTCAGTGTTCCGATATCAACTTGCAAGTCTTGTGGGAGGTCAGCAAGCTCACCCGGGTCTTGATAACGACCAGGCCCATTGTATAGGGCTGAAGCACCAAGCTGACTCATAATAGCAGGATCTTCGACGTCGGGTATAACGGGACTTCCTGCAGTAACAGCTAAGTAAAATAGATTATCGGGATTAACACGATCAGCCCAATTAAATAGTCCTGACGTGGGTCCTGCCGCAAGCTCTCTTCTATAATCTTTTGTCAGTGCATCTTCATATTTTGCAATTTGCGAGACTGCTGAGCTCGCATCAACGAGCGGTATTGATGTCCCACTTGGCATCATGTTGTCAAGCAGACGAAGAACTTGACTGATAACTTGCACTCTACTTTGCTTAAGTGCTGTCAATGTCTTATTGTTTTGCGCCGATTGACCAAATCTACTGATCTCAGCAGCAAGTTGTGCAGCTTCCTGCTTTAAGTTTTCAACGTCTACAATTAAGCCTGATATGTCTTCTTGTGATTGATCAAAGGTTAAGTCTGCTAAGCCTTTTAGTGCATCACCAAAATCGCCGCCTAATTTGTCAGTTTGTTGTGTTATAAACTCAGCTGTAGGTCCTAATCTACTAAGATTTGCATCAGGTTCTATAATTTCAAACATCTGTTCAAGCTGTGTATCAGAAAGTGTGCCCAGCTGTGTCGCTAATAAATTTCGAAAACCTAAACGCATTGTTTCGGGTGCCTGCCCGTCCGCAACAAACTTCAAGTAATCTTTTAATTCTTGATCAACATCTAGAGATCTTCCTAACTCATTGATCACATCAAATGCCATTCTAGCAAGACCGCCAAATTCTGTATAGCCGCCTCTCTCAAATAAATCTGCATATAAAGCTCTTGCTAGAGGATCGTTTTGCATAACTTTATCGGCAACAAGCGGAGAAAAGAGCAAAAAAATGGCGCCATCTCCGACAATCCTAGGTATGAGGTATTTGTTAAGACGGCCTGCTCTCATAAGCTTGGGACCGAAGCTAGACGCTCCTAATTTTGTAAGTATCCAACCTGATCCTGTCAAAATTCCACGTCCAATATCGGCTCTAGTCTTAGGCGCTGTGAAGAGCGCAACAGAGGCAACTTTAAGTACAGCTGATCCTTTTGAGAGGACGCCGCCGCGGCGCCATGTGCCGAGAATATCTTGAATCACCATTTTTGATTGAAGCCAAGACGCTGTCGATGACGTTCCTCCGCCCAATATTAAGTCCGCATACCTAGATGCCTTTGCTGCACCTGTTGCACCTGGGACTTGTCTAGCTGCCTTCGTTGCCTGACTTGTCAACGTAGGATACAAAGTTATCTCTAAAAGATCAACAACCCCACCGCTTACAGTCTCCAGTAAATCAGTCGTTATTTTCTTGGCAGGCTGTGCACCTACAGTTTCATCAATACCGTCTAGAATTTCTCTAAACTTAGCAATTCCGTCGGCATCAGATCTCTTAAATGTTGAATCAAGAAAAGACCGCAGCTTTACAGTATCAGTCGTAAATATTGGCGGAGCGCCGGATGATGCAGCTTGTGCTAGTTGACTTTCATATTTCTCAAGTGTTCTTCTTATATCTAGAACAGCATATTCTGTGGTTGGCGAATTGCTTCTTGGAAATGTAATTTTTGTTCCATCGGGAGAAAGTTTTAGACCCACATCATCAAGTTGACCGTTGAGAGTGTCGATGACTGTTGATTTTGCAAATGTTGAAACAGGTGCGAAGCTTGGATCTTTAAGGATACTGTCAGAAACTTCTATAATTTGCCCTTTTACAGCTTCTTTAACCATGGGTGTAGTTGATGGACTTGTCAGGAATGTACCTAAAAGGTCTTGAGGATCTGCCGCAATCAATGCATTTCTTGCAGCATCTAGACCCGCAGCATCGGCATTTCCTGCTAAGGTCTCTCTTAGGGTGAACTTGACAGACTCGACACAGAAATTAACAACAGCATCAACTTGAGTCTGATTAAAATTTCGACTTGCAGCGAGTCTTCCAACCTGGTCACCAACGCTATTTGCTAAATTATCAATAAAAACGTCCATAGCATCAGTGGTTCTGAATAGAGTGTCATAAGTTTGCTGTACGAGCCGTGTCGTTAGTGCAGCAATTCTTTGATCTGCTTCACTTGGATTAATTGCTTTGACAACTCTTGATGCACCTACCAGCGCTGTATCAAGTCCTGCTGCAGCTGTCTTAGTCTTTACTGCACCTGCAAGCGCTCTAATCGCTTCTGTGTCTCTTGCGGCTGCTCCTGCTGCGCCCGTTGCTTGTTCTGCATCACCGCCAAGTGATCCAATCGATCTAGCAGCTTTTACTAAACCCCCAACACCAGGAATTTTCTCAGCAATATCTAGTGCCGACGACCAGGACGGCGGCGGTGTTACTTCATCTAGTCTTGATAAAGACAGTGCCGAGTGTATTAATCTCTTTAATTGTGCCTCAGTTAAGAAGACACGTAATTCATTACCCGATAGCGATTCAAGAAGTGTCTGATAACTTCCACCGCGTGCCTCTGATGACCAACCTCTATCTGTTGCTCTAAACGCAACACCCTTCTTTGCCTGATTGGCCATGTTTAACACCATTGCAGCGCATGCTGCATTCTGGCTCACTGGGTCTTTATAGGTATCAACTGTCCTAGCAAAAATGTTGCACGCTTCCCATGCCGCCCACCACGGTGATGATGTGGGCTCAGATAAATCAGGATTAGACATCCATGCAGTTGGCCGCAGAAGTGGCTCGTAGAGATAGTATTGCATCTGCGGTGTGTTGAATTTATTGATCTGCTCGCGGAGTCTTGCTTGAACACCTTCAAGTTGTTGCTTGATAAGATCACCTAGCTTTTTCTTTGCATCTTCATTAGCATAATCTAGCTTAGGGATTGGTTTACCACCGGCACCCTCTATCATCTTGATTTCAGGAATGATCTTACTAAGAACATCTGGCTTTGCGACAACATTTTTGATGTATTCTGATTGACCCGCTGGAGTTTTAACATCATGTACTGTGAAATTAATCGCGGGATCTCTGTAGATCTCTACCTGTCCTGGATCCATTGATCCAATGTAAGCACTATCACCAATTGCAAGTGAATACAGAGAGCAGTTAGGTTTTAGTTTCTTTGGACCACTAAACGTGTTAATAGAAACTTCTTTACCCTGCGCGAAGGCGCACGCGATAAAATTGACCAAATTAATGAGAAGTGCATCGGGACCTAAATCATTTGAAGCAGCTTCAGGAACTTGATAGCCTATAAACTTTATGCCTCCTTCCATCTCCGTATTGCCTGACTTGCAAATGTGAGGCGGCGAATTCATGATGTGCACCCACAGTTTTGCTTTGAACCTAGTGCTTCCCGCAACGCCCGTGGGATCTATGAATTTCCCAAGATATTGGATCGTAGTTTCAAGCTGATCTCTGACTGCTGGAGTAACTAGAGAATTAAAATCATCTCCAGCACCCTCAGGAACGGGTGCTTCAATTAACACATCACGTATCAGCGATCTTAATTGCTGCTCAGATAGGGTAACTTTCGTCTTCATCTCACTCCTCCCTCATCAGGTCCTGCACACGGTGGACAACAACTGTCTGCCCGTCGTCAAGGAGGATCTCAGCAAGAAACTCAGCAGCGAGTGTGCCACCCACTGCGTTCGCTGTCACGTTTGACCGCTGGACGCGAACCACGCGTCCCTTCTGGCCCATGTTGTAGTATGGGTATACTCTATCACCGCTCTTAATCATTCTGCACCTGATGCTGCATATCTATTTATCACTACCGTGCGCCAACCTTCCCAGTTGAGGGGCAGAAATTCACGCACTGACCTTGAGAGTTTGGCTTCATTGATGTGAACCTCGATGAGTCGCCCACCGTCGTCTGACGTGATCTTCACCTCGATCTCCCGCTTGGGAAACTTCTTCTGTAGGAGCTTGGTCATCTTGGCAATGACATCCTCGTCGCTGCCCTTCTTCTTGCGGAAGATCTTCGTCTTTGGGGGCGCTTCAGTCGTCATTGCGGTCGCGCTCGGCTGAGAGAGAGATGCCCCACGTCTTCGCAACTGATCGGAGTGCTCTCTCGGCCGCACGATCGTCGAGTGCCTCGATCATGTCGAGCAGGACAGCTTTGGGATCCATCTTCTTTCCCCCAAGAAGGGGCTCGCTTAGGATGATGTCGGCCATGTCATACTTGTTCATCATTGTGTCACCTTTTCTCTGTTTGTCTCTTATTATATCTGTGGCGGGTGTGTTTATCTGCAATGTCAGATGAGGCCCAGGAGTCGGGTTTGATCTTACAGTCGACGCCGATCGACTTTGCGTAGCCGACCACCTGCTCACTGAAGGTGCCTGTCTCATGCCTCTTGTCGCGGTTGACGTCGAGGTGGATCTCGACAGGCGCATCTGGTATCTCTTGCAGCAACTTCAGAGTGACCTCAATCGCCTCAGCAGCTTCTTGAAATATCCGCGCACGAAGCGACGGGAAGATCTTGGTAGGCTGCTTAAAGCGCTTGAAGTAATATCTACCTCCTGCGCCGGGATTGTATATGCAGACAGTCACCACGAACGTGCAATCTTTCTGCTCCTTGACGCTGTCAGCACCCACAAAGATCCTACAGCCCTGCAGGATCGACTGCTTCACGTCATCGAGCACACCCAGCCAGTCGGAGGTTGTACCACTACCGCTGCACCAGCTGTCAATCTGCAGATCCATCTCTGGCCTCTCCTATCGTTATTAAGAACATGATGAAGAAGTTGATCACGAACAAGACGTGCACTCCTGCGTCAAGATAATCTTCTGAACGATAGTTGAAGATTACAAGAAAGACGTTCAAAGCTGCTAAAATTGCGTGAAATACAGGTGCAAACATTGGATGTCACTTGAGAGCTTGCTTGAAGCTATCTGGAAAGATGTTGCTGTTCTTGTTGTAGAAACGCTGCCAATCAGCATCTAAAATATACGTGACCGCCTGATCCTTTTCATTTCTAATTGAGCGTCCCACGGCCTGCACAATCGTCTTGATCGTCTGCATCGGGTACCACCACGACCAGCGGTGCATCCGCTTCTTGACCAGCTTGTCACCTAGCGATGGGTAGGGTACCTTCATGATGATCTGGAAGCGTGATAGGTCATCCCGCAGGTCGACGCCCTCAGCCATGCTGGGTGAGACGAGGACGGTGGCAGTGGTCGACGACATGTGCTTCCGAAGTGCCTCCTCACGGTCGTCAGCGTCGTGGAAGATGAGGCGCTTATCGCGGATGTTCTTCCGGAGGAAGTTGGTGATCTTGTAGCTGTGGGAGTGGATGATGCCCTTCTGTCCCTTGTGTTCCTTCAGGATCTCCTTCACGGCCTCCGCGAGCTTGGGTAGCGATGCGTCAATGTGATCAGCGCTCATCAGCCCGACGGGTGAGAAGTAGATGGGTCGGTTCTCGACTGGGAAGGGTGTGGGCTTCGAGATCGCAGTGTACTGATCCTTGGGTAACCCCAGCGACTCAGCGTAGATGTCACAGTTGATCACAGTCGCGGACATCAGGAGGACACGCTTGCCCAGCCTGAAGAGATACTGCTCGGCAAAGGGTGAGATGTCGATCGGCTTGAAGGTGATCTTAGCAGTGTTCTTGCCGACTGATGGGAGGTTCTCAAACACCCAGTTGTCGGGATCTTGCAGCTGGAGGAACGTCTCCACCTTCTGAACGTGACCATTGAGGATCTCGTATCGCCGTGCCATGTCAGCGTACTCCTTCGACTGCCCCTCGAGCTCCTTAAACTGCTCGAGGTCAGCTTCCATGTCTCGAAGAACACCGCGTGAAGTGGGAACATACGTGTCACGGATCCACTTCACAGTCTGTAAGTATGTGCTCAAGTCGGGCCAATCAAGCCCCACGGCACTCGCTGCCTTCTCAGAGATCGAGATCTCGATGAACTTCGCCAGCTCTGTCTCGGTGTTGTGACACTCATCAAGGACGAGCAAGTTCCGCTTTAGGATCTTGTCGCCGTAGTTCGCTGCTGTCAGTGCGTAGGAGAAGTTGGTCACCGACTCGGGTGCTTCAAGGAATGCCTTTCGCTCCTGCTTGTAGCGGCAGCTGAACATGCACGCCTTCCAGAACTTTGAGCTCTTGTCTGCACCGCGGAGCATCTGCTGGCCCTCACTGCAGTTGTGCTTCTTGAGGAAGTCGCAGGTGTAGTTGGTTGCAGAGCGGATCGACCGCATGGCACCCAATGGGGCGCCGAAATCCTCGCAGTACTGCTCCTGGAGGATCTTCTGGGTCGTCATGAACCACGCGCCGGGAGCAGCTTCATCCGGTGAAGATGGTGGTGAATGAGCATTCAGGTATCTCGCGACTGTCACCGCGATCGCCGACTTACCCACACCGGTGCCTAGATCCGCAATGACGAAGCGCTTTCCGTCCTCGAGAAATGATCGGAGGATGAAATTAATCGCGTCGACCTGCTCTGCGCGAGGCGCCTTGAACGGGAAGTACTCGACCCATGTATCTACATTAATTGTGCTCAAAGTGTCTCCTGCTTAATCTGGTTAAACCAGACGGGTTTTTCGCTGTGGGCCCATCGAGCCATTTTTACCTTGTGCATGCGATAGTAGCTGCGGTACGATTCAACAGGGTCATCAGGCACTTTACACTCATCGGGCATGCACACAGCAAACTGCGTCGTACCGACCGGGTTCTCTACAGTTGCCTCGAATGTGGGCGGGATGTGTCGATTCAGCCAGCGGTGCACTTCATGTGACTTGTGCACCTTTCCATAGCGCTCAGTGTAGACATCACAGAGTGCCAGGCCCAGACGACTGTGCCAGAAGTAGTTGCCCCACACATACTGTGTCCACTGAGTGCAGGGGTGATTGACATGCGTCATCTTCCAGGGTGGCTGAAGATCCTTGGGTACGTTCTTGTAGAGCCACTGCTGGAGATCTTTCTTCTTCATGGGTGGTGCCTTAAGCATGCGGGCCCATCCGAGCCAGTGCGCTGTGCACAGCATTTGCGCACTCTCTAGTATCATCTTTACTGCATGCTTGTCGCAGTGATACTCAGCGGCACGCCGGGGATCCTTATCCAGCACAAAGATGTTCACTTGCCTTCCTCACATTTTGTTGGCGGTTGAACTCGAAGAGCATTATATTGGCGGTCTGTGCAGTGTTCAAGCAGAACCCAACACCGGGCATTGGAATGTAGACGACATCGCTGTTGTGCAGGATCTCAGCTGGGACGCCGCTGTGCTCATTGCCCACAGCGATGCAGACAGCACGCTCTGCGTCAAACTCGTAGTCGTGAACAGAGACAGCAATGTCAGTTAATTCTGCTGAGACGACAGACACATTTTGCTGTCGCATCATCTCGAGAAAGTTGTGGGGGTTACTGTGCTGCACGATTGTGACGTAATCTATCAGGCTACCTGACACCGGCACGAGATGCTTGCGCTCTGGAACATTTCCAATCACGTGAACTGTGTCAACACCGAAGCACGCTGCAGCTCTGATCAGATAACCTAAATTTTCATCACATCCAAAGTTAACGGCGCAGACAGAGATGTTGCTCCGCTGCGCCGTCTCCTTCTTCTGGTCGTATCTCTGCCTACGCGTCTGGCTGCGAACGAGTGACAAAGCTGCTGACACCGACACTGAGCACCTCGAATGGGATGACAGATCCGTTAGGCATCTCGATCTCAACTGAGTCGCCTGCGCGACGACCAAGCAGTCCTGCACCGATCGGGGAGGCAGTTGAAATGATGCCTGCCTTTGCGTTCGAGTCATACTCACTGAGAAGCGTGTATGTCTTCTCAACGTCAGTGTCGAGATTGCGCACTGTCACAACTGTGCCAAAATCTGCCCGCCCTGTGAAGTCGATCGTCTCGACGACTTCAAAGTTCTCCAGCAGCGCACTCAGCTTTGTGATGCTTGTCTCGATCTGGTGCTGGCGCTGCTTCGCAAGCAGGAACTCATCATTCTCCTCAGAGCTCTTGCCCTCAAGTGCAGCAGCAATGTCTGCATTGAGCTGTGTGTGTTCGCGCTTCAGATCGTTGATCTGCTTGCTAACGCGATTGTAACCTGTCTGTGTCACAGAGATAGTGTTGTCCATTAGTTGTTGTCCAGAACTCCGAGGATGTTATCAAGCTCACCGTTGTCGACATTCTCACGCAGCTTGATGATACGAACTGCCGCCTTGAACGCCTTGATGTCGAGCTTGTCCTTGTAATCCTCAAGAAGCGTCTTGCGATCTTCCTGAAGAAGCTTGATCTCGTTGTCGATGGTTGTGATCTTCTCGATGAGCTCTTGAACGATTTCTTTGGTCATGTGTGTTTCTCCTTTAGCTATATTCTTCGTCTTTCTTCTTAATTACAAATTCTTGGTACTCATTGCCATCTTCGTCGGTGACTGTTCCCAATTCAAGCTCTGGATCCTCCAGCATGTCCTGCTGCAATTCTCCGATTAGATCGAAGAAATCCATGAATTCCTCAGCTGTCACCATGAAGACAGTGCGACCCACCTGGATGTAAGCTGTCTTTTGCTCGTCGTCGTACCAGCCGCTAAACATCAGAGCCGCCTGACTTCTTTGAGCGTCGGCGCTTGGGCTTGTCATCTTGTGCGACTGTGTCCAGGTCGTCTGGTGCAGCCTCAACCTGCTCTACAGCGGATGCGGGCGGATCGGGTGGTGCGGTTTTAATTGATGCAAAGTAATTGCGCACGTCAGCTTCATCGTTTGCTGTAACGCCCACAGAGAGGCCCCTCATGTATCTGACAAGATCTTCAGCTGACTTTGCACCCGACTTTTCTACAAGCTTGTCAAAACTTAATCCACGCTTGATCATAAAGAACTTGAGTGAAATTGCCATGTCTTCTCCTGGTATTTACTTATACAGGATCTCATAGAGGCCTGCCTGGAAGCGCGGATCTGACGCGACGCGCTTGATCTCTGCCTCCGACGGCTCAGAGCCGTACGCCTTGCAGACACCGGTTGCCAGCTTAGATAGTGCCGAGACGAGCACATTGCGGGCGGTCGAGTGGTTCATCTTGTGACCTCGAGAAGACATTGCCTCCGCGATCTCACGATAACCCAGGCCGTTGTCGATCTCGGCGACAGTGGAGTAACCATTCTCGGACTTGTGACCCATAGGCATAGCCATTTTATTTCTGCTCCTTATCAAACCTGAAGAGTGTTGGGAAGTGCGTCGATGTCAGAGATATCAGTGATGCCGAACCGAAGACGAAGTACCTGCTCCTCGCGGGGAGTGAGAAGATGCATGCACTGCTTGACCACATCAAAGACACGAGCTCGATCGAGCAGCTCATCGATGTGCGTCCCGCGGTCGTCGACGATCGTCTCCATCAGTGTGCGATCCGACTCGTCACCTACGGGAGTGTCAAGAGAGATCGTCGAAGTGAGCCCAGTGTTGTACAGCGACTCCTTGACCGTCTCCTCAGAGACACCCAGCATCTCAGCGATTTCAGTGTTCGTGGGCCTGTTGTTGAACTCGTTCTCGTAGTCGCGGATGAAATTGCTGATCTTGTAGGCCAGCGACACGGCGTGAGAAGGCATCCGAACGTCAGACATCGAGTCAGTCACGTGCCGACGGACGGCCTGCTTGATCCACCAGGATGCGTAGGTGCTGAACTTGAAACCCCGACGCCAATCAAATCGATCGACTGCCTTGATCAGGCCCACGTTCGACTCCTGGATGAGATCCTCCAGGTTGCAGCCGCTCCGCTGGTACTTCTTGGCGATCGAGATCGCCAGACGAAGGTTCGACTGGATCATGATCCGACGTGCCTCATTATCACCTGCCTCGATCCGCTGTGAGAGCTCGATCTCCTCTGCGTGTGTGAGAAGCTTACCAGTTGCGATCTGCTTGAAGTATTGGTCGAGTGAGTCGTTCATTCTTGCTTCCTTGCCTCCTGTCTTTATTATACCATGTTGCGCTGGGCCCGCACGGGCACAAAAAGGGCGCCCATAGAAGGGCGCCCTAGAGTGAGATCAGGCGATCTCGATGCGACGTGTCTCGAAGACGGAGTCGCTGCGGTAGGGCATCGTCAACGTGAGGATGCCTGCATCGTACGCTGCAACGATCTTGTCAACGTCGATCGACTTGGGAAGTGTCCACGACCGTGTCAAGTGGTGTGCGTTAAACTCCTGAATGCGATACTTCTCCTCGGGAGCGTCAGTGCGCTTTGCTGTCACTGTCAGTGTTGACCCCTTCGTCTCGACAGTGATGTCGCTACGGCTGAAGCCTGGTGCTTCAAGCTCGATCGTCATGCCCTTGTCGTTGCTTAGGATGTTTGCACGAGCCGTGTCAGGGTGGGGTGTGTTGTAGTCGTACTTGTAGAATGTGTATGCCATGTTTCCTCCTGAGCTTGATTTAAACACCGTTTTGCCGGTGAAAACTACTCTTGCTCACTTTTTGCAACAATGTTGCGAGCCACCCACTCGGATCGGCGCTGCCTGTCAGTAAGCTCGCGCTGGACATATGTGAGATCAATCTCAAGTGGAATGCTGTCATCTCGACGACGACGTGCTTGGTTGATACGATCCTTCAGGATGTTCTGAAGTCGCTCGAGGTCAGACGTCTCCATGCGTGCGAGATCGTCACTTGTTCCGATGTTCATTTCTAACTACTCTTGATACTAGCTTGTTGTTGATGATATGCACCTAACGAGGTGCGACTTTGACGTAGTGCCCGAAGCGATCCGTGAGGAGTTTTTGCACTTCTGACCTATTCATCTTAGTGCGTATGGTGGCAATGTACAAGTTGCCTTCCTTTCTCTGCTCACTGACATCTTGCAGTGCTTTCTTGAGACGCAGCCAATTTAAAGCCATCTCCAGATCTGTCTGGTAACCTGCGACGATGTTCATCATACGACGATCGGGCGACCCTTGAAGATCACAGGACGGTTCCCGACTGCGACGACCCGGACGACGCGGACGCCAGGAAGCGACTTGATCAGCTTGCAGAGCGTCATCAGGTTGTAGAAGAGGCTGCCTGGATTGGGCAGGAACTTGACGTAGACATCCATGACAGTACCGCCCGCTGAGGAGCGCTCAACACGATCCGACTGACCCACAACAGCGACGGTTGGGAGGACGCGGATACGTGTCATCGTGTCAGGAACGTGAGCGTCCTGGTTCATCTTCACAGACAAGGTGACCTTGATCATCTTGGATGTGAGATGCTTGTTCTCCTCATTCAGCAAGCGCATACTACGACTCCGCTTGAATACTTATCACGTTGCAGGCGCTTCATCCTCAACGAGAGCGCATCCTACAGTGAGCATCATGCCTGCTGCAGAGGCGGCATTTCTCAGAGCACACTTGACGACCCGCGCAGGATCAACGATCCCAAGCTCGAGCATCTCTCCATAAGTGCCGTGGAAGGCATCGTAGACGTGTGTGCTGCTTAACGTGTTCAAGTGGTTGAGCACAATCTCGGGTGTTCCACCGCTATTTGTGACGATCTGCCTGAACGGTGCACGGCATGCTGTCTTGACAACCTGAAAGCCCGCCTGAACAGGTGTGAAGTCACCAGCAGGAAGCGGGACATCGTTGGCTGCTCTGACGAGTGTTGTGCCACCGCCGGGGACGACACCCTCCTTCATGGCAGCTTGCACAGCGTGCAGTGCGTCGTCAGCACGATCCTTACGTTCCTTAAGCTCCGCCTCGGTGGCACCGCCAACACGGAGGATGGCAACGCCACCTGATAGGCGGGCAAGACGCTGCTTTGTCTGCAGCCGCTCACCCTCATCGATCGCCTCTGCATACTGCTTCCGGATCTCGTCGAGGCGTTCACCTACCCGATCTCTGTCAGCATTGGCGCCTACTAGAACTGTCTCGGTGCGCCCGATCAGCGCCTTGTTGCATGTGCCTAACTCTGTGAGTTGCACCTTTGACAGATCCTCAGCATCAGCAGCAGAGAAGACACGAGTGCCGAGCAGGACAGCAAGATCCTGCATCTGATCATATCGACCTGCGCCAGCCCCAGGAGCTCTGATGGCACAAACGCTCAATGCACCACGCACTCTGTTAAGGACGAGTGTCTGCATTGCTTCGCCGTCGATGTCGTCTGCGATGATGAGGAGTGGGCGCTTGTTGGACAGGCTCTTCTCGAGGAGGCCCACAATGTCCTTGATCGTCTCAATCCGCCTATTCAGGAGGAGCACAGCAGGCTTCTCCATCTCACACACCATCCGATCTTGATCGGTGACGAAGTAGGGAGACGTGTATCCGCGGTCAATGCGAGTGCCATCGACGACAGTCAAGCTGCTGTTGTAACCCTTTGCTTCCTCGACTGTGACGACACCGTCCTCACCCACTGTCCTGATGGCATTCTCAATCAGCTCGCCCAGGCTCTCTTCGCCGTTGGCTGAGATGACTGCAACACGACGCAGTACCTCTGGTGATCCCGCAGGCACAGCGATCTGGTCAATCTTACTGATGATCTGCTCGACTGCTTGGTCGATACCCGCCTTGATGTCAGTCGATGGGTAGCCTGCTAGAACAAGCTTTAGGCCTTCGCTGAAGATCGCCTGCGTGAGGACAGTTGCTGTGGTTGTCCCATCTCCTGCTTCATCAGCCGAACGGGACGCTGCCTCCTTGATCATCTGGGCGCCCAAGTTCTGCAACTTGTCGCGGAGATTGATCGACTTCGCAACAGTGACGCCGTCCTTAGTGACGATCGGGTGTTGACCGCGCTGCTCGATCAGGACGTTGCGACCTCGTGGGCCCATCGTCACTCGGACAGCATCGGCCAAAGTATTGACACCCGCGAGGAGCTTCTCACGAGCAGCTGCATCAAAGACGACTAACTTGTCTGTCTCTTCCATCTCAACCTCTCAACAGACGCTTGGAGCTCTCGAAGAGGGGCTGGACGGTTGCAACTTGCAGTGTCCGGCGCTCGCGGGTGATGACATTCTCAACGACTAAGAGGTCACCGGCTGCATACGCAACCTCGTTTTCCCTCATTAGGCCGTTCTCTCTCAGTAACTTCTGCTTATCGTCGGGTAGTGGATTCATACCCTAAAAGTAATCACCGTATGCTATTTGTATACGGAGTCGAACGTCTTGCAGTACTTGGGCCACGAAGTCGTGTTGACGATGGAATAGAAGCCAAGATCGGTGAAAGCCTGCTTGAGTGCATCGTAATCCACCGTCGGTACCACCCTGTTGTAACCAGGATCATCGAGGGGTGTGTACTTGAAGGCAACCAAGGTGAGGTTGCGCTCGAGCAACGGCGCCATCTCTGGGTCATCCCGTAGATTTTTTAGGAGGCGCTCGTCGGCGCAGATCTTGGTCGCCTTGCCGTCCGTGATGCCTGGAAGGCCAGGAATATTGTCCGTCTTGTCACCGCGCAGTGCCTTCCAGAGGACGTAGTCGTGGGGAGCCGGATCGATGAAGGCCTTACGCACTGGGTTGTAGAGCTTGACGTTTGGGTGCACTAGCAGCTGGATGAAGTCAGTGTCAGTTGAGACAACGACGCACTCATCCGTGTCACGGTGGGCCTGCACCCAACTGCCGATCGCGTCGTCGCACTCGAGGTGGTCGTGCTTGACAAGATCCACAGGCAGGTGCTGGAGGAGCTCCAGGATCACCCGCTTCTGCTTACGGAACTCGGCCAACTCAGCGTGCTGCTTCGTGCCTGGCTCGGCGACCCGGTTTGCCTTGTACTCGCCGTCCAAGTTGATCCGGTGCTGTGGGACACCCTCCAGGAAGAGCGTCACCTTGCAGGGTGCAAACTGCTCGACCAGTGGGCGAAGCGACCGGAAGAAGTTGAAGATGACGTAGTGGTCACCGTTACGCATGCCGAAGCGTGCACGGTGCATGAGGTTGTAGCCGTCGAGAAGAAGGTGTCGCATCGTATCTCCTGCAGCCATCATACCACAGCTGTGTGAGCGCGCACGGGTCAGGCGGCGTCGCTCTGCGTGTTGCCCATCAGAGCACGAGCCAGGGCTTCTGAGCGCTTGATTGTTCCCTCAATGGACGCAGTGACTCGCTCCAACATTACCTCACGCACCCTGTTCAGGTCGTTGTAGGGCTCAGCGTCAAGCTCTGTTAGATCCATGACCGACCTGTCCTTGTCCGGCAGCTGGACCATGTAGGTAGTTGCCACTCCCTCAAGTGTCTTCCGGGTGATCGCCTCGACCACCCGAGTGGGAATGACCTTCATCTCGCCCTTGACGAGTAGATAGACAATTTGACCGACTTCGTAGTTCTGCATAAACGCATAATACGAAGTCGGTCAAGTTTGTTCAAATAAGAATGATCTTACTTGAAGCCGATGCCGAGGCCACCACGGGCGATCTGGCCCATGCGGCTGTTGCGGGGCTGGTTCTCCTTCGTGCCGTAGATCCAGCGGCTGCCGTGCTCGAGGCCGTTCAGGATCTGGCCGATCTCCTCACGGACTGCCATGCGGAAGTCGTGCTCGACGAGGTTCTTCTCGGCGCGCTTCGCCTCGGCCATGAGCTCACGGTCGTCGATCTCGTAGACGACGTCGAGCTGCTTGTCAGCTGACTCACGAAGTGGCTTACGTGCGGCGGGGGCGCGTCCCTCGCGGATGACGTTGGAACCAGCAGGTGCCTCAAGACCGGCGAGCTGGCAGATGCGGTTGATATCGAACATGGTCATTATCCTCTGAGATTATCTATCACTCAGCTTGGGAACTTTCCACACGTGCTCTGATATTTGACGTGATGCCCTTACCCTTCCTCGCGGCGTCAGCCCGTGGCTCGAGGCCCACAGCGGCGCGAACCTGATCAAAGACGTCAGGTGTCAGCTTCTCCTGGAGACGCTGCATGTCGACGAACTGGTGAAGTGTCATGTCGACGACGGGAACTTCCTCACCCTCGGGACCGGGCTCAACTTCTCCTGTCTTACGTGTCAGGAAGATGAAGAGAAGGGGTGGGTCATCGACGTCGTCAGGGACGTGGATGAATGGGATCTTGGAGGAGCCACCGCCCTCCATCTCCTCGTAGACGATCTCTGGTAGCCAATTGCGCTGATTAGTGTTGCTCATATCTCTAATATAGTAAGACACACCTATTGTTAATTAAAGTTTTTTGATCTCTGCTTTTGCGCTATTGTACTCTGCTGTCTCTTCTTTTTGGATAGTTTGAATTTGAGCTGGTAGTGAGCCGCTGAATTTTGTGTCCATCTTGAACTTAGAACTATGACCGTTTGTGATTGAAATGAAGTCAGAGTGTGCAGAGTCGACAAACTTTAAGAGAAATGCTTTGAAGTCGGCGCGCTTGTTCAGCTTATTGAGTATCATATCGTCTATCTTTTTATTGTCAAGACTTGTGCTGACGAGGCACGTCTTGCTCAGCATCGTACTGACGCTATCAACAACTTCCTGTCGGGCAGCGTCAAAGGTGAGTTGGCTAAATTCCTGTTTATTATCAAGGACCCACTGCTGCGCCGCAACTGACGCTGCGGTATAAGACGCGATCAGATCAACTTTGTCGCCGCCTAAAGCAGTTGTGTATGTATTTGATTGAAAATCTCCCGCAGGTGCGGGTGTAGTGCCCGTGGTTCCAGTAGATGCCGCTGCACCGCTGTATGCTTCAAAGAGGGGCTGTGACCTTGTGCATGGGTAGTTTGGATTGGCCATAATGCAGCCTTCACCTGTGTAGTCACCAAGCCACCCATACGCCTTCGCAAATGCTGACGCGATGATGATCTTGCCGAGCCCAGGAGCAGCAACAGGACGAAACGTACTACCGACTGGGCCGATTACAACAGTCTGTGAGACGGGTCCGCGCTCTTCAGCGAGAACTTCACGGATCAGTTGTCTTATTAGATCATGGTTGCGTAACATCACACATCCTCCTCGGCGATCAAGCCTAACCGCACGCCGTGTCGCTTCGCCTTCCCACGCAGGTGTCTGATGCTGTCCATCGCTCTCGACACTGTATACCTCTCTTTACGCTCATCCCGTCCCATGCAGTGGCGCAGCTCGTCCAGCGTCCTGAGGATCTTGTCCATCTCCTCGAGGTACTGGATCGAACCGTAGTGCTCGGGGCGCCGGGGCATGAGCTTACTTGTTGGCTCTGATCAGCTGCCTGATCCGCTCGCGGAATGCCTCGGTGACCGGGCTGCCCACCTGGATTGGGCCGGCTGGCGCTGGTGGCTCCTCAGGAGCAGGGGGAGCAGCTGGCGGAGCTGCTCCTGCTGCAGGCTCTCCAGCAGGAGGTGCCTCGGGCGCGGCCTCTTCCTCACCTGCACGGCTGATGGTGATGCTGTGGGGCTCATCACCGGGCTCAGCTGCCTGGGCGCCCGTCATCTTGCCTGTGACGATGCCCGACAGGGCACGTAGGAAGATGATCATAGCATATCGCTCAGCGTCCTGGAGCCGGTCGTAGTAGGCCTCAAGCTCCGTCTCGATCGCACTGTCCCGCACTGACTTGCCGCTGCGCAGGTCGAGGATCGCTCGTGTCATCGCGTCAAAGGAGGGCTCAAGAGGATCTTGCTCGCCTGGTGTAGGCGCAGGAGCAGCGGCTGCCTTTTCCTTGGGTGGAGCTGTCATAGTAGGATCAGCGGCCAGGTCGGCGGGCGGCTCAGGGGCGGGTGCCGCAGCGGGTGCTGCTCCGGGCGCGTCCTCTTCCTGCATGAAGCGTCCCAGATCGCGCTTGGCGGCGCTTGCAGCGCTCTTCTGCCGGCGACGCTCGTCGTCGATGTCGACCTGCGCCGTGGTGACGCTCTCCTCAGCGAGCACCTTCAGAAACTGCGCCAACTGGCTGGCGTTCTTGATCTTGATCGTGCTCATCGTCCGCTCCACTTTGTGCGGTTCTGGGGAAGCTCTCGGTAGAGCTTGTTGTAGATGCGGGCAGGATGTTGATCCTGGTCGCGCTGCCACTCAACGACGCGCTCGGCTTGGTGCTCCTCGCGCTCAACGATGTCTTCCATAAACTTACTGAAGTCGAACTCTTGGCTCATTCAGATCTCCTAGCATGCTGCTCTAATCTATTAACTATCGTGCAAAGTTGCTTTCCTTCCGTATTATCCCACGTGACTGCACAGTTTTTCAGGTCAAAATCTAGCATGTGGTGGCCTGCTGTGACAACGCACTTCACGGCGCCCACATGCTGGTGCATCATGACGGGTAGAGCAGGTACTGCTGTGAAGGACAATGTGATCTCATCGGTCGAGAAACTCATCTTCTTGAGCGGAATGGTGATTTGTGAACCGTCGAGGTGGAATGTGACGTCAACAGACGTGATGGTGTCGACTTGGCCGTCATCATCTTCGTCGTGTGCCAAAATTATTCGATCTGTCAGATCGTCACTCATTAGTAGCATCAGGCGACCTTATCAGTGCCGTAGTAGTAACGGACGTCGTTGTAGAGGTCGTCACAGAACCGTGACAGGACGAGATCTTGCTCTGACACATCGTCGATCACACGGGTCTGCAGCGTGATCGTGACCTTCAGCCCCTCGAGCTCGATGTGCGGCTCGTGGTGCATCTGTCGGGCTTTGACGAGCAGCTCTGAGACGAAGGAGTGGAAAGCTCTGAACTTGACAAACTCGTATGTCTTCCTCAGCTTTCTGCCATCGTCGAAGTGCGCCCATGTGCTCTGGTCGACCTTGACGGGAAGCCCCTCCTCGCGGAAGGGAAGTTTAAATCCAAAGCTCACAGCGCCTCCTAATCAGCGGATTGCACGCCTGATTATACTGCGCAGGATGGCAGCTTCACTCACGGGTTCACCCTTTTTCTTATTCTCAGGCTGCTTCTTGACGAAACCCATCCCGCTGTCCTCGATCATGTCCTCGACTTTCTTGAGTAACTTGAGAGGCTCTGGGTCGCCGTCCTTGATGCCATTGATGACGTCTTTCTCCAGGTAATTTTTGAAAGATTTGACAATATTAAATTCATCATCTTGTGTCTTTCCAACAAGTGCGTGCACCATGGTAGGTTCACGAAGCTTTGTCTTAGCATATGCAGCTGCCATATTGACGATGAAGACGAGTGTGATGTCTTTATCAAAGAAGGCTGTTGATGCACGACTAAGATCTGACACTCCTGTTGCACCTGTCTGATTTTCAACGAACGCCTTAAATCCAGGATCTTGCAGGATCTTTTCATAGGTTCTAAAGAACTTTGACACCTGCATCTTTCTGCTACTTCCGAACATCTTCAAGACGTCTGTGTACATGCTGAAGACGGGATCTTTGTCTGCAATCTGGTTGAGTGGCTTCAATGCGGCATTCTGGAATTCCCTACTTACTCTGGTGCTATCCTCAAATGACTTAGAAGCAAGGAAGATTACAGGCCCCATGAATTCTTCAATAAAAGCCTGATAGAGGCCTACCCTCATGTCAAAGCGCTCTCTGCTAAGGACGTCTGACGCAAAGAGTGCATCAAACTGCCGGCGCTCGATCTCCTCAGGTGTCTGTCCCTCCTCCTCACCCGACTGACTGATGTCTCTCATGAGCAAATTAACTTTCTCAGCAGGTATGTCTGCTCTTGATCCACCCATGCGTCGAAGTATGTCAGATGCTAAGTTGCGGCCTTCTATGCCTGCTGCGAACTTGTCATGCTTGACCTTGACAAATTTTTCCAACAGATCTTCAATGTTTGTCATGATGGATTGAGCAAGTTTATTCTTGAAGAATTCAGCTGTGTTGACACGACCGATCTGCATCTGTCCTATTGCTGTCATGTCACCGCGTGAATAGGCACCAGCTTCTGCAGGAAGTTGCTGTATGTCATCGGCAACTTTAGACAAGTCAATGATGACCTGCTTGACTGTGCTTACTTCATCAGCATCTTCTTCCTCTTCTTCGGCAGCCTCTTGACCCTTCTTGCCCTTTTTCAACTTGATAACAAGATCAGCAAACGTGTAGGAAAACTGATTATTTTCAGGGCTGAGTGTATTCTTAATAAATTCGCCCAATTCAGTACCAAAACTTCTAAGTGTGTCATCTGGTACACTTGCACTGATTGGGAGCTGCTCACCAAGTTGGATTAAAATCTCTTTAGCAAGGTCGCCCGCTTCAGTTCTAAGTGATCCTTCACGTTCGCGCTTGATGCCGCTGGATGGGTCACCCATCAGGTGACCTGTTGTGATGAACTCAACAAGCTCGTCGAAGTGGTCGTTTATTGCCTTCTCTGCTGCAGCAATCATCTGCTCTTTTGAGACATTGTGCAGGGCCGTTCCAAAGCCGCCCACTTCTGCTGTGGTTCCACGAGCGCGCAGCTTCATCTTCCGTTTGTCATCAGACAGTGTTATTGCACCAGGTTGAAGAAGCTCTGCCTTGATGTCTGCAAGATCTTGTGGGCGCTTAAACTGCTCGCCAGATTTCTTGGCAATCGCAGCAAGCAGTGAGTAGACAACACTCATCGTTAGTGAAGGAACGCGACTTAGGCTGACTGATCCGGATTGCCGTCTATCTTGTCTCTCAATATTTCCTGTAAATCTATCGACGCTAGCATCAGAAGCTTTAATCTGCGTATCGATAGCAATACCCTCTGGTGACCGTGGGTCGATGTCTCCTTTACGAGCTTCACGGAGCGACACAGGACGATCGAGCAGGAATGCGAGGATGCTGGACATCTTTCTCTCACTCAGCATGCTGTCGTCTTCTTTGCCGTCGACCGTCTGCTGTGCAAGATCCTTAAGCTGCTTGTAGAACTTCTGCACCTTGTCCTGAGGCACCTTCTCTGCGACAGCTGACGCAGCCTTTGTAAGCTCTGACGTATTGACAGGCTTATAGGCGTCATCGTCAACGTTAGGCTTCTGCGTCGAGAGCTGTGTGGCCATCTCCTCAGTGGGCTTGACGACGTCCTCGTCATCGAGCTTGGCTGGGATCTCATCTATTCTTACGCTGTGAAAAGAGCTGACCTCGCGAACAACTTGGTCAATCATCTCCTCAAGAACTTTCTTCTTGACGACAATCTGCATCTAAAACCTCTGCAGATAAATATATCGCGCAGATCGTAAAGCTAGTTAATGAAATCGTCACCTTTTGATGACGTTGTGTGAGAAGTCATCTTGGTGCGCTTCAAGCTCGCGTTCTTAGCTGCACGTTCCATCTCAGCCAGCAGATTTGTCTGTATCATCGCAAGTGCAGCGATCGTCTTGTGGTGGTCGATTAAGATGGCATCTTGATCAACTAGCTTCCTCTCAAGCAGGGAAATTCTATCACATGCTTCTTTCAGCTGGTTCTCTAGTGCATCTGTCTTATCTTTGACCTCATCAACGATGAAGAGAGATCTTAGTTTGTTGAACAATGTCATCATCCGTCTGAGAGTGGATTGTTATCTTCTATAATATTGAATATAGATTCTGCATCTGACGCTGAAAGGCGTTTTATTGATGCATCTCTCTTTTTCATTGCCAAGTTCGACATCATCTCCAGCGCATCGGGATCTTCAGCAGCAATCATCTGCGCGAGCTCCTCAAATACGTCCTGCATTGTCAGGCTGTACTTGAAGCACTGTGCTCTAACTAATCCGTGTGTCTCTCTGGGGATGTTGATGTGAACCGACTTCTTTGTCTCAAAACTGATCAGACGCTGCGTGTCGATCTGCTTCTTCATGCGCCGCCAGTACCGCCTGTGGGCTTGCCTTCTGAGCCGGGTGCGTCAGGTGCGTACAGGAAATCTTGATCGTCCATATTGAAGTCAAACTGCGTATCCAGCACTTCCTTCATGCGATCCACGTACTCTTGGCTGTAGTTCTTCTTGAGGAAGAGCATCGCGCGGTTGATGATGACTGACTCGACGTCAAGCAGCCGCTTATTATTCATCACTAAGCGAGCCAGCTTCTTTGTGAAGAGGTCGATGTCTATCGCTGACTTAACGAGAGGCGCAGGCTTCAGATCATCTTTCATCTCTGAGCTGTCTTCGGGCTCAGGAGCCTCGTCATCTGGAGCGGGAGCAGCAGGATCTCCCGTGAACAAGTCGGTGGGAGCCTCGTCCTGCTCATAGAGCAAACCTAAAAGCGACCTGCGCTTGAGCGCCTCAAAGATCATTTCCTCTTCTGACTCAGCAGCTTCGGCAGCTTCTGCCTCGAACTTAATGATGTATGAGTCGATCTGGTCGTCGACTGAGTCGAGTGAAAGGCGGGTGCTGCCTGTCATCTTATCAACAACTGACACACTTTCTACGTCGCTTTCCTCGTAGAGCCTGCGGCGCCTGCTTGTCTGCCTTGATCTCATAGTGACCTCATTGCTTGTGCGACGCGCTCAGATTGCTTGAAGCGATCCTCGATGACTCGCCAGTTGAGCTCCTTCATCATCGCGATGCTGTATGTCTTCACATCCCGGAGATAATCCTTGTAGTAAGCGTGCTGCCACACATCCATCACAATCACTGGAAAGCACCCAACCGGGATCTCAATGCTGTGTAGATCGACGACAGCATTCATGTATGTCTGTGTGAAGAGGTTGTAGTATGTGACTGCCCAACCGCAGCGGGATGCCTGACAGCAGGCGAGGAAATCCTCCTGCCACTTGTCGAACGTGCCAAAGTCACGCTGGAGCCGCATGTAAGTGAGCGAGTCCATTGTGATCTTGCTGTGTAGATCACTGATGTTGGCAAAGTAGAGCTCGTGGAGGAAGATCGCGTTCATGTTGTACGTTTCATCGATCTTCAACGAGCGAAACTGACTGTTGTTGGAATTAACTTCTGTCCTATCGGCGCTGTCTAGTTCTGCGCTGATGCGGTTGAAGGCCTTGATGTAGTTTTCATACAGCTCAAAGTGAGCACGTTTTGTGCCAGCACTCTGGAACTCTGTGGGAAGATTGAAAGGCTTAGGGTCGGCAACAAGCGCCTCGTCGAGCCGCTTTGAGCTCTTGGCTGTCTCACCGCTTAAGCCAAGTGTCTGACGGACAATTTGTGTGATGTCTTTACTCATTATGCCAGCTCGTATTGGTCAAATTCATCTTGCGCCACGATCGTCTCAAGGGGCTCAGGAGTGTCGTCGTCGTAGTACTTCATCTTCAACTGGAGAACACCGTCGACGTTGTCAATCCCAGTGATTGTGTAAAGATACTTAGAGCCCTCAATTTTGTTGTTTCCAACGTGACGGATCTTAAGCTCAGGTGAGACGACGACCTCTTTGCCCACTTTCACTGTTAGCTTTTCAAGCACAACCTTGGTCAGAGATCGTCTGATCAGTTTGTTTACATCTTGTGGAGTTAACTTTTTCATCATCTATATCTATCCGCTAAGTTTGAGTTATTTTTCTAACTTTTATCCCAGCGCCTGTGAGAATGTCAATACCGCTGAGATCTCTATAATCTTCGCCGTACACGAGCTCGTTGATACCTGCATTGATGATTGCTTTAGCGCACATCTTACAGGGCGACAACGTAACGTACATAACACGTCGCTTTAGGTTATTGTAGTCAAGCTTGATCAGCGCGTTCATCTCGGCATGGATAAAACCTGACTCGCCAGGGTCACTCGACTCTCTGCAATTTGGGCCACCTGCGTGGTCGCCGTTGTATCCTAGCGACAGCACTTGTGTGTTGTCTCCAGTGACTATCACAGTTCCAACTTTGTACTTGTCGTCTGCTGACCTGCGTGATACTTCACGTGCGATGTTCATCCACACTTCATCCCAGCCTGGACGCATCTCTACTCCTTGTCGAAGATTGTCTCAATACTGATGTTGGGCGCAAGAGCGAAACCTGCAGCTTTGCGATGTCCTCCTCCGCCGTACTTCTTGGCGACCTCGCTCACATCAGCATCATCATGGTGAGCGCGGAGGCTCACTTTCACCTGGCGTGTGTCGTGGTCGTAGTACCAGATCACCGCGAAGTCGCACTTAGGTGACAGCGCATTTCCGATCTCGGACATCCAGTGGGGTGAGTTCACCACCAGGACATCCTTGCCGTTCAGCTTGCGTGGTGCTGCGTGCTTGGAGATCTTGGAGATCACTGTCTTAGAATATGCGAGGATGTAGGCACCACGCTCCTGAGCATCGTCGACTGCTGAGTCGTCGAGGTACTTATCAAATTCCTCGAAGTCGAAGGGAACCATGTCAAATGCTGCTGAGAACTCCTTCGAGTACGGGATCTCCCACTTCCAGAGGTCACGATCCTCGATGTGCTTGATCATCCGTGGGGCTTCCTTGCCGGGATGGAAGAACTTCCAGGCCAGCATTGCACCGCTGTGGTTCATGTCGAAGTGTGTGCAGGACACATCGTGGAGCTCTACCATCGCCGACTTGTGGTGGTCAAGGACGAAAAACCCCTTTGCCTCCTTCATCAAGCGCTTGGTAGTAGCATTATCATATGAGAAATCTACGACTATGACATTCTTTCCAGACACATCTGGCGGTGCTTCTCCGTACTTTGCAGCGTAGTATTCGGCACGGTCGCCAAGTAACTTCCACGCTGCCCAAGCTGCTCCAAATCCATCTGTGCAACTCGCATGATAAATGACCAGATTGATGCTGTTAGGATCTAGCATGCTACCTCGATACTAATGTATCACGCTTCGCGCGCGGTCGCATGATGTGACCAGCATCGAGGCTCATAGAGCTCAGAACCCCCAACTGTGATCTCTGCGATGTCATTGATCTTCTTCTGTGTGTACGGTGCATCCTCGCCGCATACAACACAGACGGCAGTGCACTTCTCAACCTTTGTCGCCCAGGGAAGGATCTTCTCAATCTCTGGGAAAGAGTTGCAGCTGGCAGACATCTCGATCGACGACACAACGACAGACACGCCTCTACGGTAGATCTGAATGAGTGCGTCTGCAGAGCCGTCAATCATGAAAGCTTCGTCAACTGCTACAACGTCTGGTTCATATACGTCAACGTGGCGTAGTATCTCATCACCAGTGCTAACAATGAGAGCTTCAAGTTTTCCACCGTTGTGTGTAGTGATCTCTTCTTTTGCATACCTTCTATCCATCTTTGGTTTAAATGCAAGGACACGCTGGTTCTGATATCGAAAGCGGTCGACCGCGCCGATCAGTCGTGTCGTCTTAGACGACATCATAGGCCCACAGAAGACAGTGAATGTTGGTGGGATGCGCATTACTTGAGCTCCCACCAGGCGAGCGTCTTCTCAAGCCCATCCCAGAACTTAACTATTGGTTGGTATCCGAAGTCACGATTTGCTGCTGACCAGTCACCCAGTGTGTGCTTAACATCACCTGGACGCCAGGGAGCGTGACGAACTTCAACTGTTGGAAATGCTCCTGTGAGGTGCTGGAGGATCTCAAGGTTTGTCGTCCGCTCACCGCAGCAGATGTTGTACCCTTTGCCCATGAGGCGGTTCGGCGTCTTGGCAGCAAGAATATTGGCACTTACAACATTGTCAACATGACACATGTCACGGGACTGCGATCCGTCACCATCTGATCTAAGTGTTCGTCCGTGTTTGATTGCATCACACCATGCAGACACTGCTGTGGAATAAGGTGAGTCGCCGTACTGGCCTGCTCCAAAAACGTTGAAATAACGCAGACAGACGGTGTCTAGATCGTAGAGCTCACCAAATAGTCGACAGAAATCCTCAAGAGCACTCTTCTGGAGGCCGTATGGAGATCTTGGGTTACGTGGCGTCTCTTCAGTTGTCGGCAGTGTCTCCGTATTACCATAGACAGCTGATGATGATGCAACAACCACCTTGTCGACGTTGCCGACGCAAGAATGGAGAAGCTCAATGCTTCTCAGAAGATTGACGTCTGTCGTCTTCGTAGGCTGCTCGACAGAGTAGGAAACTTGCGGAACAGCTGCCTGGTGGAAGACGACGTCGTATTGCTTCCGAGCAATTCTGTCTAGAATGACTGGGTGTGCAAAGTCACACTCATGCACGTAAACTTCTTTCGAAGTTCTCTGCTTCTGTGCTTCATAGATTTCTGCCATGCCCGGCAGAAAAACTCGATAGCTCAAATTATCAAGAAGGTTGAGGTGGCCGTTCGACATGTCGTCTACTACGTCAACTGTCCAGCCATCATCGACAAGCGCGTGCGTCAGATTTGACCCAATGAAGCCGGCGCCGCCCGTTACTAATGCTCTCTTCATTTATGCCTCTAAGTACTTTAATGCGTAGGTTGAAAGATTACATGTGCTGAGTCGAGAGTGAGATTAAACCTCACGGGTGTCTCAACGGTGAGGCCGAGCTCACGTCGGGCTGTCTGACCCATGTGACCGATGAAGTGGATGTCATTTGGGAAGATACGCGACACCTCAGAAGATCTGCACACGATGTTGGCGTGAAGCACGCCGCCACGATACATGAAGTGTGCATAGGAGATGCAACTATCCTGTGTCATGACAAACCGTCGCGACTTGAGATCCTGCTTCATCTCGTACTCATTCTGTCCAGCCAGCTCTGCTTGGATCTTTTCAATAAGCTTCTTGCGTGTTGCTTCGTAGTACTCAAGCTCAGGTTCGTAGAAGAGTGCCTTTGTGCTGAGCGTCTTGAAGTCAGTGTCTTCCCACGTCATCTTTAGGAAAGGCGCTTCACCAGACAGCTTGATCCTCGCATGATCGTGCGTCATCTCTGCAAGTCGACTGTATGTCTGCCGCTCGTAGTTTAGCAGCCACCGTGCGATGTCATCGCTAGAAGCTTTTGATTGCGCGCAAACTAAGACGTTAGGGTATGCGCTGAGACGTGAAACCTCATCCTCAAAGATGGTGTACAACTTCTCAATCGTCACTTGATCTTGAAACTCGTCGCCTCTTTCAGCAAGGCGATCCTTGATGGTGGCCAGTGGGGGCATGAGCACAACGATCACATTGTTCAGATCGCTGATCTCTTCCAAGAGAAGCTGCCGCCAGTGGTCAACATCTCTTCCGTACATGACTGCATAGCAGAGCATCGAGAGAGCACTTCGATCGTGGATATTCCACTTGAAGCCTGTTGCACGATGCAAGCTCCTAAACAGTGTTGTCTTGCCGCTGCAATCCACACCTTCTAGCACAACTGTCTTTAGATTGAACTTCAAATTACACCTCGATCTTTCGCATTTTCATTGCTGAGGTTGACATACCCCAGTTAGCATCATATTCTACCTCAGCTAGCCACATAGTGTATCGCTCGGGCTCTTCTTTAAATGTGCCCCACACACGGATCCTTGCAGTGTCACTGTTATTGTCAACAGCGAATGCTGTGTAGAATGTCTTGCCGTTCTTTGTCTGCTTCTTGACCCAGTCCTGCGCACAGAACCAGACAACTGCTTTCGATCCTGGTGAGATCTGCATTGCAGACGGGACGTTAGAACGATCAATCTTTGCCATCACGGTGGGTGGGAATAGTAGTTCTTCTGACGCCGTGGTCAAGATCTCCACGAAGTTCTTGATCTTCTCGTAGCGGTTCCAATCTTGGACATCCGCTGTTGCCTCGATCAGCTGGTCGATGATCACGGGCTCTTTACCGTGCTCCTTTACCCACTTCTTGGTGGCCGTCTTGGTCATTCCTGTGCGACCCTTGCGGAGCGTGTCATAGTTCTCGATGATCATCTTGTGGAGCTGATTGTGATTGTTGAGACGCTCGTCCTTGAACTCCTGCAGCGAACCCAGGCTCTCAGTGAGGATCAGCGACTCAAGGCAGCTCTTGTTCAGCTTGGAGTGGCGCCACTCACCTTCTGCATCGAACAGGAGGTCATCCAGCGCACGGTAGGGCCTGTTCTCCATGATCTCACTCACTGCTGAGTCGCCTAGGCCCTTGACAGATGTCAGCGGCGGAACGAACGCCTGGATCTCATCAGAGTACGTCCACTCGGTACCTGAGTAGTTGATGTCGACCTGCGAGAACTTATAACCGATTGCCTTGATCTCGGCAATAGCCTTTGCCAGGCCCTTGGGATTGCCTGTCTCAGACTGCAGGATTGTTGCCAACCACTCCTTCTCGTAGTGCGTGTGGAGCCATCCTGCATAGTAGGAATCGATCGCGTAGGACACGGAGTGCGACTTGTTGAAGCCGTACACCGAGAAAGCCTCGATCGTGTCCCAGAGCGGGCCAGTCACCTTCTCAGGCACACCGTGCAGTGCCAGAGCACCGTCGATGAACTGCTTCCGCGCTGCCTCCTTCTCAGATGACTTCTTGCCCAGCGTGTCCAGCGACTTCTTGACCAGCGTCTTGCGGAGCTGGTCAGCCTCACCAGGAGAGAACCCTGCCAGCTTCTGCGCCAGCATCATGAACTGTTCCTGGAAGACAACGTAACCGAACGTGGGCCCTAGCACTTCCTGGATGACTGGATGGTCGTACTTGATCTTCGAGGCATCCCGCTTTGCCTGGACATACAGCTTGTGGACGTTTGCCTTCAGTGGGCCTGGTCGGTAGATTGCTGTCAGTGCTGCCAGCTCACCGATGTTTGTGGGCTTCGCATCGAGGCAAAACTTACGTGCACCGTCAGCTGTGAACTGGAAGACACCGACGAACCGACCCTCGTGATAGACATGCTTCCAAACCTGCTGATCATCCTGCTTGACCGTTCGGCAGTTGAGATGCTCATCGAAGAAATCCTTGATCTGGCTGAATGTCGGGTTCTTGACACCCTGTTTGATCAGGATCCGCTTGATGCAGTTCTCTACGTCCTTGAGCAGTGTTAGGCCGAGGAAGTCGAACTTGAGGAAGCCGTTGTCCTCCAGGTTGCGGAAGTTCATACCTTCTGTCCACGGCGTCTGCAATTCACCGCGAACACCGATGATGGGCATGCCTTCAGCCAACGCCTTGGGTTCTGCAACGAGGACGCCGCCTGCATGACGACCGATCGAACGGTTCTCCATGAAGAGCGCATTAACGTGCTCCTCCACCTCGGGGTACTTCGTCATGAATGCATTGTAAGCAGGTGAGTACTTCATGCAGTCATCGTGCTTGAGGACGAAGACCGACTTCTCCTGGTCATCATCCTTAGCGTGAGGCATGACCTCGTCCTGAAGCGGTCCTGTCACCGCATTGACCTCATCGAACGGAACGTTGAAGAACTTCGCGACGTCCTTCACCAGCGACTTCAGCTTCAGGGTGTTGAAGTTGGAGACGGGAATGACAGCATCGTCACCGAAGAGCTCACGTGCCGCGTCAATAAGAACGTCACGATCACCAGCATCGGAGTCGATATCGGGCCAAGACACACGATGCCGACCAAGGAAGCGATTCCAGAGGAGGCCGAACGGAAGTGGATCAATCTGTGTAATCCCAAGGATGTAGTTGACGAGAGAACCGGGTGCCGATCCACGACCTGGCCCGAGGAGCGTCCGCTCTTTAGCACGGTGGAAGATCTTGTACATTGTGAGGAAGTAAGATGCGTGTCCCAGGTGCTTGATGTCTGAGAGTTCCTCCTTCACACGCGCCATGTACTCGGGATTTTCATGCAGCCCCATCTCGCCCATCCGCTCCTTGACGAGATCCACCAGCTGCTGGAACTCTGTCTTCTCAGGCGTGGCGAAAACTGGGAGCTTGGCGCCTGTATCGACCCAGACGTCCTCACACTGCTGCCATGCGATGTCGTGCGTCCGCTCGATCGCATCTCGAACCAGCTCCTCGCTGCCTTGATAGAATGTGTAGGCATCAGTATGTCGATTGAACTCCTCCCACATCTGCTCGGCGTTCTTTGGGTAGAGCTCGCACTTCAGCTCATCGAATGCTGGGAGGGGCTTGGGTTCCTCCTTTGCGTTCATCCACGCCAGCTTCTTATAGAGCTCGCGCGTCTTCCACTTGTCAGGAGTGGGATAGTGACTATCGCAGGTCGCCACCAGCGGGACGCCTGTGCTCTTGTGCAGATCGATCAGGTGCCGATTGACGTCGTGCTGTGCCTGCAGCTTGTTGAACTGGATCTCGAGGTTGAAGTTCTCGAGGCCGACGGCGTCCACAAACCGATCCGTCAGGTTCTTGAGCTCGTGCTGGATCTCAGCATCTGACTTGTGCATCGCCTGTCCGCGGAGGACGCGGTTCGCCATGATGCCACCGATGCAGGCTGTGCTGACGACAAGCCCTTCACCGTGCTGCTTGAGCATGTCGAAGTCAATCCGAGGGAAACGATAGTACCCCTCCTTGAATGACCGCTTGACCAGCGTGAAGAGGTTGGACAGGCCACGCTTATCCTTAGCAATCACAACGAGGTGGTAGCGACGCTTCCACTCGTCATCCTTCACTTCGAGTGATGACGCGTCCTTTGTCTCATCCTCATTCTCGATGATGTGACCCGCACCTGCCTCATCGTCGGCGTCGATGTCAGTCGCCTCCTTCGACTTCTTCTCAGAGCGAGCAGCAGCGACTGCGTCCTTGTGATCTTGATACTGCTCTGCCCAGTTCTTCAGTGATGGAACGAAGTAGAACTCGACCCCGTTCAGCTGACGGTACTTCTGGCCCGCCTTCTTCATCTTCTTGGCATGTGACTGTGCGTGGGCAAGGCCACTGCCGTTGCCGTGGTCAGTCAACGCCCAGGCATCCATGCCGTTCTTCAGCACGAAGTCGATGTGCTGGGCGGGATAGCCGAGGCCGTCCATGGTCGAGAAACCGGAGTGGGCATGAAGGCCCACAAACCGATCCGGAGGTCGAATGATACTCATGTTATTTCACCGGTTGAAGAATTGTGTGAGGTCGATGCCGCGCTTCTTGGCATCTTCCAGATATCGCAGAGGATTATAATCCGTGGAACCCAGATTACGCTGGATGTCATTCCACGACTTTTCCAAGCCACCATATAGGTCGAACTTTGGTGTCCAACCAGAAGCATCCCTGAACTTCTGTGAGCTTAGTCGATGGTTACCCAAGTAGTCGGTTCCTGGGTGCCATTTTACCACACCCTTTAGATCCTTGCACGAGATCTCACTCATCATCTCGACGATCCTGCCTGTGTTCTCAGGCGTCTCCGCAGCGACGTTCCAGTCATCGTTCCAGAGCTCCTTATCGACCACAGTTGCCACCGCATCGCAGAAATCCTCGACGCGCATGTAATCCTTGATCTTCTTGGGATCGAGGAACATGTCGATCTTCTCCTTGCCGTGTGCAGCGCCGAAGAACCCCTTCGCGATCAGTGAGTTGTTGTCACCCACGCCGCCGTAGCAGAAGAGGGGCCGGACGATCGACCACTTCGTGCTGTGTGCACGGACGATGTACTCACCTGCCAGCTTCAGAGATCCGTAGAGCGTCTGTGGGCCGTGCGAGGAGCGCTCAGCGATCCAGGAGCCCTGATACAGATCTGTGTTATAGATGACTGTCGTTCCGAGGTAGAGGACGGCTGCGCGTGCTTTCTCAGCAGCGCGGCAGATGTTGTAGGTTCCTGTCACGTTGGACAGCGTCGCATCGCTAGGATTGAGCGCGACGACATCGGTGCCCACTGCTGCTGCATTGTGGACAACTACATCGACGCCGAGCCGCTTGATCTCGCGCGCCCAGTCATCCTCACTGTTACGATAGACGCAGTGCTCACCTGTCGGCAGCTTGTGTGTCAGCCTGAGCTGGCTGGGATCGACAACTTCGTGATCGAGATCAGCGAATGCAGGTGGAAGGTTAGATGCAATGAAACCTCGGTGACCAGTAATGAGTATCTTCATGAACTCATTATAATCACCGAGGCCTCTATTTACACCAGCGACCGCTGGTTATCTAACTACCTCAACCGCGCTTCTTACCCTTCGCTTTGGGAGCTGGGTAGTCGGTGCCCTCTTCGTCCTCGAAGAACATGATACCGGTTGACTGACGCAGTGGTTCCCAGCTGTCGTTCTCGTCGAGGTCATCTTCCTCGTCGTCGCGGGACATTGGCTTGCCCTTTGCCACGATCTTTGCTGCCTGAACGACTGCAGCGGGTTCATCAGCCCACTTGGCGAGCTTTGCGAGCTGGTTGTAGGATGCACCCTTCTTGACTGCACTTACCATCGCAGGTGTCGCGCGGTACTCCTTGCCCTTGTACTTGCGGCTCTTGGTGTGCCCATCCTTCTTCTCGTGGAGGTCATCCTTGACCATCTCGTACATGAGGTAGTCGTGAACTGTGTCCATCATGTAGGATGCGACTGCAATCTTCTCCTGCACCCACTCAGGAAGATCATCACGATCTCCGATCTCGTCATGGAGCTCATGTGCCTTCTTGGACAGCATGTAGAGGTTTGACTTGATCATCCCAGTTTCTTCGTAGACGTTCGAATCCTCGTAGTCGAAGTTGCCCTCTTCATCTACGTCGGTGTCGTAATCTTCCTCTGGAACATCTTCGTCTTCGTGCTCTTCATCTTCCTCATCGTCGATGACCTCAGCTTCAATCTCTGGCATATCCTCATCTTGCATGTGATCATGCATCTCTCTGAGGATCATCTTACGCAGGGCTAATCTATTCATACGCATGTGCGCTCCTAGCAGATAACTATCCACCAGGAGCGCACAATATCCTCATTACTCGATCAAACCGCTGTAGTTGCGAGTGATCAGCTTACCTTCACGCTTGCAGTGTGTCAGGTACTCACGGAGATCATCGAGAGAAGTGCAGACAGCGACGCCGCTTGCTGACAGCATGAGATTGAACTTGGCACCGGGTGGAAGGCCAGCGCAGAAGTAGACGATGGGCTTGTTGCGAGCGTAGAAATAGCCTGCCTCCCAGATTGAACCCATGTCCTTGTTGCGGGTGTTGCAGATCATCCAATCACAGATGTCAAGGTGTTTGACGTTGCCATCAAAGATCTGCTTCTGCGTGTCGTTGCTTGCAGTTGCCTCAGCGATCGCATAATCCTTGGGAGAGAAGTAATCGAGTTTGAGATCCTCGAGGACAGTCTTAATGTCCTCAACTTCCTGGAGCCACTCTGGAGAAAACCAACCACTTGCGATATAGACGTTGTTCATGTTATTGCCTCTAAGCAATACTACATGCGCCCGGTGCGGTGTTCAAGTAATCCTGCGCCGTTCCTGCATCATCTTGCGTGCTCTTGCTCGGACATCTTCTCTAGTGCCTGGATGCATCCCGGACGCGTATCTGACACTCTCAACGATCTGCTCATCTGTGACGTAGAGCCAGCCATTTCGCCTGCACAGTTCCTTGATCACCTCGACGCGTTTTGCTTCGTCAGAGTGCATCCACAGCCACTCGACTGAACCCTTGACCTGTTGGATCTGGAGCTCGAGTGCCTTGCTGCGTGTCAGAAGGGATGCAACGATCTTCTCAACCTCGAGGCCTGTGTCAAGTTCGAGGTCAAGCGCGATCTCCACAAGGTTGTCCCTGTCTGATGCTTGAAATGCCTTGACGGCGTCCATGTACAGCTTGACGCGCTTCTCGCGCTCTTTTTGACCGTGATCTGACTGTGCCAACTTGTCGGGATGTGTCTCCTGGACGATCTTCTTGTAGAGCTTCTTGACGTCTGCAGCAACATCGTCGGGCACAGGAGGTTTCTCTGGCTCAGCAGGCTGCTGCTGGGGTGGTGTGCTCTGTTGCTGATTTTGCTGGCGAGGCTGAGCATTTGGATCAACCTTCACGTACTTCAGGGCTTCAAGTAGCTGCTGCTTTCCGCGCTCAAGCATCTCGATGTGGTGAGCGTGCTCTTCTCTAATGTACTTAAAGAAGAGCGTCGCGCGCTGAAGCTCGCGGCTCATGGAACTACTCTGGCTTCAACCAGGCGAGTGCTGTCTTGACCTTGCTAGGAAGGTGTTTGATCCAGAGCAGATCGCTCTTGAAGCCGCCCTTCAATACAATCGCATAGGCTCTGATGTGTGACTTCTGCTCACGTGAGCGGATGAACGTGTACTCTTCGTGCAGATCAGTGATCTTCAATGCACGCTTGGCGACGAGCACACCGGCGACGGCAACGTAACTACCGACGACTGCGAATAATGCTGATAACATCTTTACCTCCTGGTGGATCTAAGCAAGCTACGAAGGTCATCAGCCGTGATCTTGCGACCATCAACCTCGGCGATGAAGTCATCCTCCCGAGCTGCGACCTTCTGCTGTGGGCGTGGTGCGGCGGGGCGGGTTGCTGACTCAAGCACGGGGCGTGCTGTCTCAGGAGCACGTGCTGTGACGATAGAAGCTGTGACGGCCGGCTTCTTCTGCACGGTTCGGGTCACTGCCTCAGCTCTAACTTTAACTGATTCCTCAAACGTCGCGTCGAACGACAAGGGTGTAAAGTAGCGGTCATCGATCATTACCTCGAGGTCAGCGTGGTAAGCGCCCTCCTTGATGAGGTTCTTCATGGTCGGGATCGTGAAGGACACCTCGCCAGGCGCCGTCTGCTGGCCACTGAAGGTGTAAGAAAAGTTCTTACCCTCAAAAACAAGGCGGTACTTGGGCGCGCCGGGCTTTGATCCCTCTATCGCCACGTTAAAGCGGAGTTCATTGTCCTGGTCGAGGTAAAGTGCTATATCACTCATCTGTCTCTCTTATGATGCGGTGCTCCCCTATAACTATCCTGTACGGTTCGCTCTTTCGTGCTTTCTGCTCGACAAGCTCGGCGTCGATCTGCACCTTCTTCTCGATGATCAAGCGTGTCATCTTGTTATACAAGGGATTAGCAAGCGGCTGACGATTGACTTCTGTAAGCAGTGCGATGATCTTGTAGACGTTGATGTCGTCATCGAGAAGAGGTTCAGCACCATCACCACGCAGTGCCTTCTTGACAGCATCGACGATGATAAAGTACTCAATAGTTCCAGCCGCAGCCATCGCAGGCTCCAGCAGGCCTTCTTGACCCATGCCCATTGTCACGATGAGTGGGTTACCAAGCGGAACCATCTGTGACATATCAAGTCACTCTATTACGATGGAACACGGACAAGTAGCTAGGATCGTCGTTCTTGTCGCGGAGGTCAAACCGCGCGACCTCAGTCGAGTTGTCGTGCTTGTAGAAGATCATCTGAAAGTTCTCGTGATCGATCTTCCAGCGCCCGCCGATCATATCCTTGACGAACGTGAGATCTGCATCGATCGATGTTTTGATCGACGTGAGGTCGGTGGTCAAGGAGGCAGCTGAGTCAGCAAAGTTCTGATCCTCAGATGCGTAAACTGTGTCTCCACCCTGGCCTGTGTCCCAGAGCACGGAACCTGCAAAACTGTCTGGAAATGTGACTGACGCGGCGTAGATCCCTGTGCCCGTTCCCACCTCGTGGACACCCACCGTGCTGCGAGCTGCAACTTCCGCGCCTGCTGCGTTGTACAGAGTGTAACCGACAGTTGCTAATCCGCCGCGTGTCTTACCAAAGTTTGCTGACTTGACGACTGTGAGGGGCATGCAGCTTACTTATCCTCGGGCTTCTCGACGTAGTTGCGGATGTCCTTCAGCTTGTCGGGCCTTTCACCGGGCTTTCTACGCTTTCCTAGCTCACCTGCAGCGGCGCGTGTCTGCAGATCTCTTGCTTTGGAGAGCTCGACGTCAAGTGTGGCAGGTAAGCTTTGAAACTGGTCAGCAGCGATCTCATATGCATATGAAGCGCCCTGCTGCTTCAGTGCCTCTTCCTTGATCTCAGTAATGATCTTGTTGACCTTCAACATGAGATCAGACATCTCTTTTTCATAGAACTCCCTGCTGACTGTCTCTTGCTGGCGTCCTCTTGCTATGATGTCTGCCAGTGACGTTCTAAGAAATTGAGTAAATTCGCCGTAGTGCTTATCACGTGCAACAAGCCCAGCCAACTTCTCTTTTGCATCATTTCCTAAACTAACAATTCGATTTTGAACATCTGCAGAAGCAGTTCTAAAGATATTCTTGATTATCTCATCAGACATAGTTGAAGTATATTCTTGTGCAAGATTGAGTTAAATAGCGGTGCCATGCAGTAATAATGCAAAAGGGGCGGGATCAAGAGATCCCGCCCCAGCTTTAGCAGATTAGATCTGCCGAAGCGTTTGCTCTATCAGGCCTTCTGGACGACGACCACGTCACCAACCTGGAGGGCGAAGGTAAACGAGAGCGCGCCACCGGCGAGCGTGTAGTCAGCGCCGCCAGCCAGCATGAGCATACCGTTGACGAACACGAGTGAGTTCTGTCCGGTGAGCTCGGCGAGGAAGTCGGTGCTGAGTGATGCCTTGATGTCTGTGCCTGATGCAACGGCTGAGCCTGCGACAGTGTAGACGGCCTTCTTAGAAGCTGCTGAGGCTGCTGCCTTGAGCTCGTTGAGAGCGCCCATGATGTCTGTGGCTGTGAAGCCGGAGAGAGCGGCTGTGCCGAGCGAGATGGTCTTGCCTGCGTCGTACTCGAAGACGATGGAGTCGCCTGCGGCGGTGGCGCGGAGGACGAGGCCGTCTGCGCTGGAGTCGACGTAGTTGTCGGCGCCGTCGAGCTCAACGCGAGCGAACCGAATCGTTGCGGAAGAGCGGATGTCCTGAGCAAGACCGATCTCTGCCTTGAAGCCGTTCTGGACGAGCTCGAGACCGACGTTGGACTCGATTGCAACGAACTCGTTCCAAGCTGCAGCGATCACCTCTCCTGCGGCGCCGATCTTGAGAGCCTTGCCTGCGTCAGCAACGTTGTCGCCGAGCTTGAGGCTATCGAACTCGACGTCTGCATCGGTGTGGATGCTCTGGGGGAGGCTGAGTGTCACACCGTGGTTGTCTGTTCCGCTCGGAGTAACAGACACCTGGTTAGCTGTGCCCAGGAGCCAGGAGCTGAAATCCATCTCGGCGAGATTGCCAGAGCCGTCAACGGCAAGGGGTGCTGAGCTGAGGCCTGTGACCTGCATTGCGGGTGAAGCAAGCTTAGTGGATGCTGTCCACTTGCTGTTGGTGTTGCTCCATGCAATTGCTGCATCGGGTGCAGAGTCGCTAGAGACGTAGATACCTGCGCCATCGAGAGCAACACCGGCTGCGCCCTGTGCGAGCACGAATGACTTGTCATCGATCGACACGACTGTCGAGTTGATTGTGGTCGTTGTGCCGTTGATGGTGAGGTCGCCCGTGACAGTGAGGTTGCCAGAGAAGGCACCGTTCACTGCACCGAGGTCGCCCATTGCGACGTCGCCGCTGAAGGAGCCGCTGACTGCTGCAAAGTCACCAGTTACTGCGAGCTCTGATCCGTCGAAGACGAGCTTGGCTTCGTCCTCGATCTGGCCGCTAGCGCCGACGAGGTAAAGACGCTGTGCCACGTCACCGTCGATCTTGATCTCAGATGCTGAGAGTGTGGTTGCGACGTCGACGATGCCTGCGAAGTCAGCCTTGCCGGTGACGCCGAGAGTGCCTGCGACAAGAGTGTTACCTGTTGCTGCAGCAACGCTGAACTTGTCAGTGTTGACTGAGAAAGCACCGACAACGTTTGCGGCCTGCTTCACGCTGAGTGAGGATGCGCCTGATGCATCGAGGTGAGCGGCGAGGTCCACGATCTGGACCTTGGCGTACTCGCCTGTGATCTCTTCCTTGTAGTCAGCTGCGCCGATGATGTCCTTGACCTGGCCACGGAGTGCCTCGAGGTCGACGGCGAGTGAGGTAAAGCTGTCTTCTGAATGGACCTGCTCAGCGCGGATCTTTGTTGATGGACGACCGGCTTCGACGCCTGCGGCGCCGCTGTATGTCTTGATTGCCATGATGTTTTATCCTTTATCTTCAAGAAAAAATCCCGCACGTGAACACCACTTACGGGATCAAACTCTAACAGCTAACTGTTTAAACTGAACTGGTGATTATTCTGATCACCAAAAACTGCGTTACGCGCCTGTCTCTATATATGCTTGACATTCTAAAACATTCAATAAAAAATCACTTTGAGTAGATCATTTTCTTCAACGACTTGAGGTTCGAATCGTATGTGCTGAACTCACCGTTGAGGAAGTCAACGAAGTGCCCTGAGCATACCCCTGTCTTATCGTCGAACACGAACTCAAATTTCCCTGTGGGTGCCTTGCCTGCGCTGATCAACCTCACGCCACGCATCTTTAGATACGCAGCTAGTGCCAGCTCTGATGTTGTGTACGTCACTTCCTGCCTCGTAAACTACAAAGCTAAATATCACGAAGCTTAGCTCTTGTCAAGTATTCAGCTCAAATAAGAGTAGGTCGCAAGAACCACGTCGCTGTCTTGAATGAAGCCGTTTGTGACTGTCACACTTCTTGTCGACAGTGTGTAGTCACTGCCCTGCGTGAGCAATTGACCGTTCAAGAAGAGCATTAGGGAGGTTGACGGTGACGGAGCGTTAGCCAGCTCAAACCCGATGACGCCCGCAGTGACCACCTTTGTAGCAGCTTCGTTCATCGCGAAGAGCTTCGCCTGTGATGACTTTGTGTACATCGTCAGCAGGATGTCACCCAATTGAGGCGGGAAGCTCATTGTCAGCGTCTGCGATGTGACAGTGAAGTCATTACCTGCACCCTGCATGAGCAACTGGCCGTTCAGCCACAGCATGACAGATGACGCAGAAGTTGGTGCGTGAGCTAGCGTGAAAGTTGCATTTGTTCCGTCGATTGCACCGACAGGAGCTTCATTGAGGACAAGCTCTGTGATTAGGGAAGTGCTCTGTGATCTGTCACTTCCTCCTGTGCCCGTTGCAGAGATTGTAACTTGACCCTGCGACCCAGTGACGATCGAGATGCCTGCGCCTGCGACGAGGTAGGGTGAACCGTCTGCTAACTGTGTTAGCGACCCAGTCAATCCACCTAGTGATGTCACAGCTCCTAGCGCATTTATATCACTTGCGACATCAAGCGGTGACCCGCCGTAAAGAGTTCCCTCAATGTACACGTCACCCCTGAACGTAACAGATGACGCTGATGTCAGCGTGTCAAGTGTTAGAAAGGATCCGGACGTTGAGATCGTGATGCTACCGTCTGACCCAGACGTGACATTGATCCCGCTTGTACCCCTGATGAAGGGCGATCCATCGGGTAGCGCTTGTATCGACCCTGTTGCACCAGACAAAAAAGAGACAGGACCGGAAAAGACCGATCCTGTCAAGGCAGCAACCACGCCGAAGTCGTTCTTGACGACGAGCAGGCTGCCGATCTGCTCTCTTAAGATACCACCCTGGGTATCAAGCTGAAGCTCGTTCTCAAAAACACCTCCTGACCCCGAATACACAAGTACCGGAGACAGGAGGTGTTCATCTACTACTCTAACTGCAGACATTCAGTTGGGCTCTTCTCTTTAATATAAAGTGCCCAACTAAGTATTAAATGCCCCGTGTGTTCTTGTAGTTGGTGACGATCGTGTCAATCTCAGCAAGTGTCTCGTTCCAGAGCTTCCGGAAGTGAGGGACACCACCACCTGTGCCGTTCATGTCGTCACGTGTTGCCTGATAGATCGTGTCGTCTGGGTGGTAGGTGAGGTGCTTCTCGCTGTCCTCATCGGGCCAGTAGAGGTTCGTACCAGTGCCATTCCGGAACGTCTTGATGTAGTGCCAGGCAGGCTCACGGAGGTTGATTGCCACGTGTGCCTCAGGGAAGACGCGAAGGATCTCGCGTGCCATGAGCGCTGCAAGCATGTTGTCCTCCTCAGGCTGGATCTGCTTGTCCTGGCGTTGCTTGATGAAACCAAATGCGTCGCGGATGTTCATACGCATGTAGTAGAACGTCTCGAGGCACTTAGGAAGGACGTGACGAGCATCCATCAGACTGATCTGCTTGGAGTCGACCATGTCCGTGTAGAGCTGCTTTGCCTCCTGGACGTGTGCCTGCCAGCGAGCGTAGAACTCCGGGCTGTTCTGGATGGAACCAGGAACAAGGCTGCGCTCGTGTGAAAGCCAACGGTCACCGGTGCACTGCGCTGCGAAGGAACCTGCACGGTGACGGATGAGATGCGTTACAGTCTGCGTGTCGATGCCACCCACGAGGAAGGTGAGACCGATCAGCTCCATCGCTGCTGGGAGCGCACGACCTGCGAAGACGTCCTCAAGTGTCTTGCTAAGCTCAGCCTCAGTTGCGTCCTTGTAAGGAACGTGCTGGTCTGCCCAGGTCGACTTAACGAAGCAGTAGACAGCCTGGCGGATCGACTTGGGATCTGGTGCATCAACAAGCTCGAGCTTAAGTGCATCAAGGCTGTTGACGAACTCGGTAGTTGGCTCCTCGCCGAAACGGATCGCCATAGGAAGAGTGATGGGCTTGAGATTAGTGTCTTGTGGCATTGATTTCCTCTTTGATTTGAATTAGTTGTAGAAGTAGTTGATCAGGATCTTCGTATCGAGTGACACCAGAAGTGCCAGCCAATGATGCATTATAAGACAATGCAGGTGAGAGTACAAGCAAACCGTGATTTGCGTACTCTGCAGCGTGCTTTGGTGAGTCATCGATGCATGCTGCAACGTGTCCGTAGAACTGGCTCTGCACGATCCACCTGTACTTCTCGCCGCTGAAGGCGAGGCCATCAAATGGTACGCCCATCTCAGAGATCCAGTGGTAGGTGTCGTAGAGACAGATCAAGTTCTGGTCAGGACGAGCAGTCAGCAACTGCACCCAGAAGCCTAGCTCTTGGGCTGCTTTTAGAACTGCACGGACACCTTCGATTGGCTCAATTTTACGGAGACGACGCTCGCTGATGAAATCCTTGAACGACGCCTCTGGATTGATCCCGCGCTCCTTCAGGGGAGAGGACGCATAGTACTCAGGATAATCAAGAGGAATATCAATGTCATGACTGTCTCGAAGCCACTCAAAGTAATCCTTCCTAAAGTGTGCGATGACATCATCGACATCGACAATTAGTACAGGACGACCGTCCCACTTTGCGTTTTCAACTCGATGACGCATGTGCAGGAAGGTGTCCTTGTCGTTGAAAGCTGTCTCAACTTCATCAGCTTCATACCCCCACACATTCATGATCGCCAGGAGGTACCTCATCACGTCAATCGACTCGTACAGGATCTTCTCCCGATCCGGTGTCCGTCGATTTGCGTGGTGATCTTTGAAGTTGATCGAGCTGACGAGATCCGCCACTTCAGCGTGGAGTGCCAGAGCGAACGACTTTGTCATCTCCTCACGCTTGTCGTCGTCAAAGTTAGACGAGTCATAGAAGAGATTAGAGAACTCCTTCTGACGCTGTAGTATCTTCTTGATGTCCATTAGTACCTGTTCTTGATGCGGTCGTGAATGATCTGATCCTTCTTCTTGAAGACCTCGTAGAGATCTTCAGCATCGACGTCCATCAGGATTAGAAGCGTGAAGAAGAAGTTGAAAGCATCGACCATCTCTTCCTTGAACGCCTCAACATCGACTGGATCTGTGATGTCAGTCACACGATGCGGCTTCGTGTTCTTCAAGTGCTGGAGCGCCTCGAAGATCTCCTCAACACCGCGGAGAGCAAGATCTCTGAAGTGCTGCTGTGACTGCTTGCTGCTGAGATCGATCGGTTGCTGTGGGTATGCATTAGGGACATGAGCAGACAACGCTGCCATGAACTCCTTACGCATCTGGAACATCTGGTCGAGCTTATCCATTGTCACTCACTCTGGTTGGTGTTCGTCTGCTCTGCGAGTGACTCGATCATCCTGTTGAGATTGCGCTCGAAGTTCTCGAGGTAATCTGCAGTAGGCTCAAGCTGCTCACCGTCACCTACACGTAGGCGGATCGTGCGAAGGTTGTCAACGATGTCAGTGCCCGTGATGATCGCGACCTGTAGAAGCTTAGCGATCTGCCCAATTGTCTCATCTGATAGCCTGTAACTCATGTTTGCTCCTCTGGAACCCAGAATGTTGTGCGGCCCTCGGGTGAGGTGAAGGATTTCACATCCCACCCTTTAGGATCCTTGTCTTGATTATAAACAGCGAAGCGGCGACTGTATTGTCCTTTCTCGCCGTCGAACCCCTGGAATGTGTAGATCGTCGCGCCGCCTGTCTGGTAGGATGCACGGATGACTGCCTTAATCGTCTGGTTGAGCCGAGACAGCTCTTCATCTGTCATGGTGTTGACATGACGCATAGGGGAGATCCCGGCGAAATAGAGGCTCTCAGATTTGAGGTAGTTGCCCACACCGCAGATCACCTTCTGGTCCATCAGGCTCTCTGTGATCACACGCTTATTCTTCTTCCGCATCCGTCTGATGAACAAGTCGTCCGAAACATCCTCTGCCAGCATGTCGGGCCCAAGCTCATCCAACTTCTCTTGAAGTGCATCAAGCCCGTGGACGTACTTCAGCGTGCCGAAGTTGCGTGGATCGTTGAAGAAGACAGATGTCCCGTCGTCGAGTAGAAACTGCGCTCTGCTGTGTTTGTGCTGCGTCTTTGACCAGCCACCCGTCATACCCAGAGTGTTCCAGATTACCCAATTATTTTGGAGTGTTAGGTATATAAACTTGCCCTTACAAGATGTGACAGACACATTCTGGGGCAGCTCCGATGAAATTTCTGCGTGTCCCTCAGGAGGCCCGTGCTTCGCGTAGCGGCCGCCCAAATAGTTGATGCCGACGATTGCCCGACCTTGCAACGCGCGGCCAAGCGACTCAGATACAATCTTGACTTCAGGTCCTTCAGGCAATTTGACTTTCCTCCTTTCCGTTAATCCACTTCCAGTAGTTCTTCAACGCGCCGTCCTTGGGCTCTGGGATCTGTGCCCAGCGGTGCAGGCAGAAGATGTCGTAAGCTGCTGCAGCGTACTCACCCACGCCTGGTAGAGATCTTACATCAACCCCGTTCCACTGCACGTACGCCTGCGATAGCTTGACCAGCGTCTTGCTTCGTCGATCTGCAAGACCAAGAATAGCGATCATGTCACGGATCTCAGCAGGATCTGCATGGGATGCTGCCGATGCTGTGGGCCATCGATCGAAGAACTGCCACATGTAGGGCTCTGCGACGACACGCTTTGTTAGATTACAGAAAATACAGACGACCAGGACGCGCCATGGATCGTACTGCACTGTCTCTTGGATCAGGTTGTAGGGTGACTTAGGTGCGTTCACACACTATGGTAGAATATTTCTTTAGGTTTTACAACATAACCAAACGCTTCTAGCGTGTGCTTGAACGGGTTACCAGGAATGTCACGGACAAGCTGGAGCATCTGCTCTGATAACTCACGGACTTCACGCTGGGCATCTGGCTTCATCCGCAGCTCGAGGAAGTGGTGGAAGGAGCGCCAGTTGAACATGATGTCCATCGTGATCTGGTTGCCGTAGGGCAGGTAGAACCGGGCACTTTCCTTGGCACGCTTGCGGCTCATGCCATCCTCGACGAAGCGTTCAAGAGCATCGTGGTAACGCATGAGTGCGTCCTCCATGAAGGCGATGTACTTCGCCTGCTCTTCGAGCGACCAATCCTTCGGCAGGTAATACTTGTCATCTCGAAGTTCCTTGTACCGCGCTGACTCGCCGTTGATCGAGACACCGATCCTGTGCTTCAGGAGATGGATGTGAGTTGCAGCATCGACAGTGACCAGGAAGTGCAGGCTTGACTTCTCGAAGGGTGTCTCATGTCCATTCTCGGCCAGCATTTTCAGGAGAGTTGGGATCCTTCCACGCTTCTCCTCCGTCAGATCCCTGCTGGTGCTCGTCCACGCTGACATCGCGTGTGCCTCGTCTCCACCGTAGTAACCGATCAATTCTACCTTGTTGTCCTGAAAGGGCATGTCTCAATCTGCTCCGTATAAACGTGTCCCACGTCATCTCAAACAGCCACTGGGACACTATTCCTATGCTTGTTCCGATTGCAAGTGCGTGCGTTGTTGTCGCCACGCTACCTGTAAAATGATAGATGACAAAGAAGCTAAGCGTGGTGGATACAATCCGCCACGCAATAACCTTTATAAAGATCTCAGCTCTTCTACTCAAACTTGTACTTCACATCCACAGTTAACATCATCTCTGGCACTTTGACATGGTTAACAAGGCCGATCTCTTTTGCTTCCTCGGGCTCGAGGTACCAGTCAGCGTGCTTCTTGGTGTGGATCTCGTCGAGGAAGTAATCCTCATCCTTGCCGATGTTCTGTGCCATGATCTTGAGGATCTTCTCGTTGAGACGATCTGTCTCCTTAGCGTCGGCCTTGATCTCCTCGACCTTGCCACGATTGCCGCTTGCGACCTCGTGGATCATGATGGTAGCATTGGGCGATGCATAGCGCATGCCGGGTGCTCCGCAAGTGAGCAGGACAGCACCGCAAGACATTGCCTTACCCTCGACGATGGTTGCGACTGGGACACGTGATGACTTGATCGCATCGATCATAGTCATGAGTGAGTATACCTCTCCGCCGTAGCTGTCAATGACGACTGGAATAACACTCTGGCCAGATGACTGGGCGATCGACATGTGCTGATTGAACTCCTTGGCTGCATCCTCATCAAACTTATTGACGCGGATGACGATGGGAGGAGCGCGGAGTTCGCACTCCTTAATGAGGGGGGATACGCGTGTGATGATGTTCATGTAGTTATCTTAACTCCTGTGTTGTTTGTTTACAAGAAAGGCTGCCCGAAAGCAGCCTTTCAATGTTCTCTTCTTAGATCAAGAGCACTTAGAGGCACCGCAGCTGCTACATGTTAGGCAACCTTCCATGTAGAAGACCTGGTCGCTACCGCACTCCTTGCACTTCTTCTCTGACGTGGACTTTGTACCATCTGGGATGTAACCCTTAAGGACGCGGGCGACGCACCGAGAGAAGGCGAACATGTCTGACTCCTTGTCCTTCTGGAGCTGATCCACCACGAAGTTGACCGGAATGCCGTGCCGAAGTGCCAGAGAGATCGTCCTTGTGAATGCACCTTGCGTCGGATTGGCGAATAGGTTTACAACATCCTTGAAGAGGATCTCATCGTCATTTCCAACGGGAACGCGGAGGTTGTATGTGGCGACGCCGTCCTTCTTGCCGTTCCTGATGAGAACACCACTCTTGGTCTTCTTGGGGACCTCGATGTGATCTGCAAGACCGCTGAAGACTTCATACGGGACACCGTCATTGAGACCGACAAGGACCATCCAAGATTGTGACTTACCACTCTCATCCTTGATGTTGACGCGGTGAATGTCGCAGGGGAGCTCCTTGGGACGCTTTGGGTGGAAGTCTGCTGCTGTCTTGGGTGCCTCTTTCTTCTCCTCTGTGGAGATGAGGACACCAGTGCGGCAGCCATCACGATAGACCGTAAAGCCCTTGCAACCCTCCTTCCATGCACGCATGTAGACGTCGTTGACTGTCTCACGAGTTGCAGAGTTTGGAAGGTTGCAGGTCTTGCTGATGCTGTGGTCGATCCATCGCTGAGCTGCTGCCTGGATGTCGACCGACTTCACCCAGTCAATGTCATTTGCCGTGCCGCCCCAGTATGGGCTCTCCTGTGGGTCAGTCTTGCCAGTGACGTCCATCCACTTCTTGAACCAGTGGTGGTAGACAGTGTACTCCTGCCACTTGTCACCCATCTGGTCGACAAAGTCAGGCACGGTCTTCGTGTCGCCCTGCGTGATCTTGCGACGGCGCTTGTAGGAGAGGAGGAAGGCAGGCTCAATGCCGCTCGTTGTCTGCGTGAGGCAGGAGATGGAACCGACAGGAGCAGTCGTAGTGAGCGCAATGTTGCGTCGGCCAGTTGTCTCCCACATGTTGTGGTATTCACCGTTGCATGTGTTGATCACCTTCTGTAGGTAGTCGTGGTTCTTCTCCTTCTGGTAGTCCCAAACCGGGAATGCACCGCGCTCCTTTGCCATGATGAGAGAGGAACGATGTGCACCGGCGGCGAGAGCCTTGTAGATCTCCTCGGTCACTTCGATCGAGCACTTGCTACCGTACTGAATGTTCAGAGCAGCAAGAGTGTCACCCAGACCCGTCACGCCGAGGCCAGTTCTGCGTCCGTTGAGACCTGCAGCACGGATCTTGTTCCAAAGATCGCGCTCCACTCGCTTGACATGCTCAGGCTGTGGATCACGCTCAATCTTCTCAAGGATCCGATCAACGCACTCCACCTCGAGATCCACCAGGTCGTCCATGAGGCGCTGTGCCTTCATGACAATCGTGTTGAATCGACCAAAGTCGAAGGTGGGGTTCGAGCCGAACGGGTCATTGACGAATGTGGTCAGATTGACAACCATCAGTCGACAGGAGTCGTATGGGCTGAGTGGGATCTCACCGCATGGATTGGTGGAGATTGTCTTGTAACCTACATCTCGATAGCAATCCACGATGCCCTGGTTCACTACCGTGTCCCAGAAAAGAGCACCTGGCTCAGCTGATGCCCAGGCTGCATCGATGAACTTGTCCCAGACCTGCTTTGCATTGATCGTCTTGGTGATCTGTGCTTCCTCAACGGGAGCCTCGACGGGCCAGCGAAGCGTAAAGTCAGAACCACTCTCGACTGCACGCATGAACTCGTCGTTGAAACGAATTGAGATGTTGGCACCGGTCACCTTCTTCAGGTCACGCTTGATATCGATGAAGGTCTCAATCTCTGGGTGGCGACAGTCGATCGTGAGCATGAGCGCACCACGTCGACCGCCCTGAGCAACTTCACGGCAGGAGTTCGAGAACCTCTCCATGAAGACACCGATACCGTCTGTGGTTCGGGCAGCGTTTGAGGTCGGCTGGCCCTTGGGGCGGATAGTGGAGATGTCAAATCCCACTCCTCCACGGCGCTTCATGATCTGAACCTGCTCCTGGTCTGTGAAGAGGATGCCGGCGTAGCTATCATGAGGCTGGTCGACAACAAAGCAGTTCGACAGGCTCTGGTGTTGGTAGTGGTTTCCAATACCTGATAGGGGTGAACCCTGTGGGACGACCTGCTTGAAGCCGTCAAGAAGATCGAAGATCTCCTCCTCAGACATTGGGTTGGGATACTTTGCCTCGATCCGGGCAAACTCCTTAGCGAGACGTCGGAACGTCTCTGTAGGAAGATGCTCGATCCTATTGCCCGCATTATCGCGCAAGGCGTACTTGTTGAAGACGTCAGCAGCGAGATCGTCGCCCCTGAAGTATTCCGCAACACTCTGATTTAAAGACATTCCTGACTCCTTTCATTACAATACATGTCGATCACTTACCGTTAATCTCTTCCCACTTCTCTTTGAGAAGCTTCTTCATGCTAGAGCCGTCAGCTTTGACAACATCGTCAACAGACATCTCATTTGTGTCCATCAGCTCGAACTTAGACATTGATGTGTCGATCCTCATTGGGTAGAGCATTCCATCTCGACCAGCTCGATTCTTTGCGACGAAGATACGCCCAGCGCCTGTTGCCTTTTCATTGGGCTTTCGAGAGATTGAGAGCACAACGTCAGCAACCATCGCCTTGCCGTATGCTTCCGACATATTCTCAAGACCTACAACTTCTGAGTTAGAAGCTTCACGATTTGCCTGAGATGCTGTCCAGATTGGAACATTGAGATCCATGGACAGATTACGAAGCTCTTCATAGACGAGCTTTAATTCGTGTCGAAGCGAATCGAATTTACGTGATGACTTCATGATGTCTGCGTAGTCGATGATGATCACACTGGGAACGAACGACTTCAGAAGAAGCTTCTCAATGTGATTTCTAAGTGTCTGAACAGACGGCGTGCCTGTTGGATACTCTTTGATAATTAGACGGCCAAGCGAGTTGTTCTTGTAGAATTCGATGACTTCTTCTTTTCTGTCTATGACATCACTGCTTGGAATGCCGCAGAGATTAGAGTCATAACGTAGACCAACAGCAGTTTCAGATAGCTCAAAGGTATAGTGAACGACATTCTTACCGACACGTAAAGCCTCCGCGCCCATTTGCACAAGGAAGTGTGACTTACCCACGCCTGTCGGTGCGATAACTACACCGAGCTCTCCTCGACCCAGGCCACCATTGAGAACATCCTGAGCATCAATCTGTGGCAGTCCAGTTGGACATGTGAGACGACGTGTCCTGATGAATCGTGCCTCTGTGTCTTCAAAGAAGTCATGACCAATTGCAGCTGGTGTGCCTGCTGACAGAGCATTCTTCATCAGGTCCATGACGGAGTCGAGATTGTCTGTCGCAATCATCTCGACAGCTTTCTCCAACGCCTCCTTCATCGCCTGCTTCTTGCAGAAGTCAAGCGTCTTATCCTTGACGTACTGCACATCGCCCATGTCTGGGTTGACGCGAATGCGCTGGAGGAACTCAACGATCTGGTCGCGGAGGACAATGTCCTTGCCTTCCTTCAGGTCGTCACGAATAATTGTGACAAGAAGACTAAGTGTTGGAAAGTCCTTGTACTTCTGATAGTAGTCAAAGTACCGCTGTGTGAGGAACTGCAGATACTTCAGCTCAAAGAAGGTAGGCGACATGATCTCAATCATTTGAGTCGCCCAAGATCGGTCAGTCAGCAGTCCTTGGAAAATCTTCTCCTGGAACTGCTTACCGTACTGTTTAAAGTGCGGATCGTGCATTTTATCCTGTCTGGATGTGTGAGAGGGCTAGGAAGAATTGGTCGACGTTGAACGTCTGGATGCCTTCGTGAATGAGGGCCCTTATGAACTCTATCTTATTGCGTGTAGGCTTAAAAGTATCACAGATCCCGTTGATCCTATCGATCTGGTAAGCAGCCAAGTTCGCTGTATCTAAGTGAACAAGCGAGAAGTTTCGGTTGATGAGGATCTCATTCTCTGCAATGTGCTGGTAGGCTTGCACCTTGGAACCGCTATCAACTTTTGCTCTCGCTTCCTGCAGAATATCCTGCACTGTGACTTCATTCGTCTGCGACAGACTTGGAAAACGCTTAGCCAGTGTCTTGAACCCTACACCGTCGACACCTGGTATGTTGTCTGAGTCGTCACCGCAGATCGCTTTGGCAACTGAGAAGTTGACAGGATGGACGCCGAACCTCTCGAGAACATCCTGCTCCTGCACCAGCTTCTTCCAGGTGGGTGAGTAGATGATCGATCCCTCAGAGATCAACTGGTAGTAATCTTTGTCAGCCGATAAGATGATCTTCAGCGCATCCTTGCAGTGGTATCGTGACATGTAACCGATGACATCATCTGCCTCACAGTCAGGCACATAGATCTGACATATTGGTGTTAGCTTTAGCAGCCGCACCAGTGTCTTAATCTGGTTGTCTCGATCGGAGACAGTATTTGGGATATCATTCTCGTAGAACCTATTCAACCGCTCGGGGCGTCGATGGCTCTTGTAGTCTTTATAGATCGCTCTTCGACGAGGTGATCCACCACCCTCCCAGACGACGTAGATGGGATTGGGCTTAAAGCGCTCCACGATCCGCTTTAGATCGAGGAGAAAGCCCACAATCCCACCTACGTGCCGGCCGTCCTTACCCATTGCTGGATGGGCGACGAAGTGTCTCAAGTACAACCCCATCGCATCCACAAGCAGGACAGTCTGTGATCGGTTCAGATCACTCATTGTCCTCAGCAGCCGCGTCAGTCAAGTCTGAGTCGTTGCGTGTACGCACCATCACCGCCTCGATCAGATCATCGAGGAAAGTCTTATATTCCGGGTGACTGAGTAGCTCGCCGAACTCTGCCTTGTGGAACTTCTTCTCGATGACTGTGACGCCTCTCTCGACGTCGGTTACCGTGAAGACCTTCCATGCACCATCACCAGACACACAGATGATATGCTTGCCGACTTGACGTTCACCAGCATCACGGAGCTCATCAAAGATCTCCTCGTGCTCAATGATACCCTTGCCGAAGTGGATCTGGAAGTTTGCTGTCCTGAAGGGTGGTGACACCTTGTTCTTCACTGTCTTGGCTGAAACGTGGATACCGACAACATCACCGTTCTTGTTCTGGATCTGCTGCCCCGCGCCTAGCTTGAGACGAACTGATGCGTGGAATGGAATTGCCATGCCGCCTGGGACAGTTGTAGGATCGCCATGCATGACGCCGATCTTTGTGCGTGTCTGATTAAGACAGACCATCAGCACGCTCTGGTCACCGATGACGCCTGTGATCTTACGCATGCCCTTTGAGATCGCTCGAGCCTGCAGACCGATGCTGTCCTTGTCATAGTCACCCAACAGCTCTGCCTTCGGTGACGACGCTGCAACACTGTCCCAGATGATGGTGATCGGGACATCACGCTGCATCGCCTTCGCCTTCAAGATCGTCTTCTCGGCGACGTCAAACACCTCTTCAGTGCAGTGCGTGTCAACGTAGACAAATCGACGTGTGACATCCACGCCCAGCGCCTGGAGGTTCTCGACCGATGTTGCATTCTCCGTGTCAATGTAGACGCAGATGCCACCCATCTGCTGGGTTGAGCGAGCGATCTGGGTTGCAATGTGGCTCTTGCCGATCGACGGCGGGCCAAAGATCTCAACGATACGACCTTCTGGGAGGCCACCGCTACGTCGATTTGCAACAATGTAGTCGAGCAGCGTTGATCCTGTCGAGACCCACCGCTTGACATGGGTGGGCGACTCATCCTCCGCCAGGTTGTAAGCGATGCGCGAGCCGTTCTCTTTATTGAGTGATGTGATCAGCTCAGCAGTAAAATCACCGCTTGCACCGTCATCACTCCTGCGTTCTTTTGCTTGTCTTGCCATTTTTGTCCTCTACAAATACTATAACAGGACGTGAGCCAGATTACAACTCACGTCCTGCTCAGATGACCTAGTTAGGTCAGTTGCCCATTAGATCTTCGAAGGCGTCGTCGATCGAGGAGTAGTTGCCTCCCGTCTTCTTGGTCGTCGAGGTCGTAGTGTTCTGGACAGCAGACGTCTTCTGGGTTGCTGCAGGAGTGTCATCGTCATCGGTCGCTGCTGGACCGCCGCGAGGGGTGCCATCACCATCCTGCATGCCACCGTTGATCCAGTCGTTGACGATCTTCGTGAGCTCGTCGCTGGACTTGAGCTCGAACATCGAGCCCACATCGGGGATGTTGCTAAGCCACTGCTTGGCAGTTGCTGCGTTGGTGGTGAGGTTTGAAGACTTACCGCGAGGCATGACCTCGGTCTCAGAGTACTTCTTACCGGGTGGCTTGAAGCACTTCACCTTTACGTCGCGACCGGTCTCTGGATCAGTGATGTCACCGTAGTCCTCGTCGAGCATGATGCCGAGGAGCGACTGGTAGACCTGCTTGCCGAACGCCCAGATCTGCACACCCTTCTCCTCCTCGCCGCGAACGACGACGGGAGCGTAGCAACGCATCTTCGGGTAGAGCTTCTTTGCAAGCTCGTAGCTCTCCTTCGTCCCCTCATCGCGAAGCTTGTTGATCAGATCTTGGATGGGATCCTGCTTGCCGTACTGGTAGGGCGCGAGGAGGCCTGGGTTGTTGCCGATGTTGTAGTAGAACCAGAGCTCCTTGAAGGGCTGGCCCTCGTTGTTTGGGAAAGAGAGGAGGCGAACCGTGTACTCCTCACCCTCCTTGGGCTTCCAGGAGGCGTTGCTCTTCTTGTTATTGCCAGACAGATTGTCGAGACGCTTACGCAGTGCGTCGAAGTTGATACCCATGTTGTGATGTCCTAACGTTTAATGGTTAATGCTTAACTTCTAAAAGAAAGAGAGTTCTTTTTCGTAGAAGGGAAGCGAAGGTATCGTACGAACCCACGCTTCATTTTATAATTATGGCCTACCTTTTGCTGTTTTCAGTGGGTCCTGCAAATATTTTGCGCCATAGGGCTTCGCCATCCTGTCGTAGAACTTGCGGCGGCTTTGTGCAGGCCCACCCGGGCCGTGGAGTGGCTCGACGTATCCCGCGATCGCGCCGACCCCTGAGATCTCTTCCAGGTCTGCCTCGAGCTCCTCGTGCTTCTCGAGGTCGATGTCATCCGTGATCATCTCGCTGAGCGGACGCTGGAAGTACTGCTTCTTTTTCAACTTAAACCACCGTGGAAGCCTCCGTGGTCCTGCCAGCTTGCTGGTGTTGATGCTGTCGATGTTGAGCCCGTCCAATCCATCGTCCTGCGGATCTGGTACGGTGTTTCCCATCGAAATCGAAAAGGTGGTATCAGCACTTGTGCTCATACCACCCTGTGAGGGACGCCCTGGTATATATGGCTTGGCTATTCTCTGCGCGAAGTCGTCCCCGCCTCCGATAGCACCAGCTACGGGGACACCCGTTGTGCGACCGGAATACCAACCTGATTTGGGCTCTTGCGTCTTACTCACACTACTAACTATCTCCCACCTTTTCCTTCTGCGAGATTATCCGAACTGCTGTCTGTGTGAGCATCGTGAGCGGTGTCTCTCCGCCATTGTAGAACTTATTCTCGTCAAGCGCTGGGCCCTGAGCTGTTGAGATTGCAATCCACTCGTCTGTTGTTAGGGCCACTCCTGCTGATTGCAGCAGTGCGAGTGATCGATGACTGTGGGGCATCTTGGGCAGTTCAGGGTTATAGACGTAGAGGATGCCTGCCTTGTTACGGTGCCAGTCTGACGTCTGTGTGAGATAGTAGTCTGACGTCATGTCGCCCACACGACCGATGTCATGGAACAGCCCGACAATCAACATGCTCTCAGGATCGACGCCGAATGTTGATGAGCTCTCCAGCGCTCGCATCGTCTTGACGACATTGAGGCTGTGCTCGATGAGCCCGCCCGGCTTTGCTGTTGACTTCTCCCTGCGATCGTGCCCAGGACAGACGACAAGACGCTCTCCAAGGTCGTCGACCAGTTTAAGAAGTGCATCTGATCTACTGCCGCACTTCTGCGTCAGCTTGCGGAAGACATTGTAGTTACTTTCGAGATTGTCGGTGCTCATGCGTCTATTGTCTTCAACTTGAGGGGCATTTTACAATCGAGTGTGGGAATGAGGATCCCATCCTTGACGCGGTCCTCGAGGTGCTGCGCTGCTTCAGGTGTCAGATCAACCATGAGCGCGTCGTGGATGAGGTAGAGCGGTGTCATCTGGATCTTGTCGCGTTCAAGCTCATCAAGCAGGTGCGTGAAACCTTGGCAGACGACATCCACCGCAGTTGACTGCACATCATACGCGACGAAGGGTGACTTCTTCTCACACTTGATGATCCGACCGAAATGATTCGTGATGTGCCCCTCAGCATCAAACTGCTCACGTAGACGCTTGGTCAGAGCATCAACACCGAAGGCATCGCGTACCTGGAAGAGAAGATCGTTGGCATGCGGGATGTCGGCAAACTTCTTCGCAAAGTTGGAAGGCGTCATGCCATACAGCGCAGACATAATCGCCGTCTTGAGCACTTCACGTGGGACCTGCACTTCAACCTGATCAGATGCCCATGCATAAGCATCTCCGTCGAACTTCTTACCCTGCATTGCCAGACAGACACAGGGTTCAAGTGACGTAAAGTCGATCTGGAGGATCTTGCCACCCGCATAGCGACTCTTGAAGATCTTGCGGTACTGCTTGTCAAGTGTGAGGATGTTGGGTCCCTCACAAATCGACATGCGACCTGTAACTGATGACCAGATGTCATATGTGGATCGGGGTGCTAGCTCGCCCTCAGCAGGCTTAAATGAGGTCACGCGATCGTCATCGATCTGCTTGATGACATTAATGTCGACGTGAGGTTGCTGCAATCTCTGCAGAAGCCTCTGTTGAACTTGATAGTCACGGCCATAGTAACTGTCAGCCCACCTGTCTCGAAGTGCTAGGAGATCAGCAGAGAACTTCTGGAGCCATTTCTTAAAGACGTGGGGAGGAAGCGCCTGTGCCCAGGGAGGGACACTTCCTATAACATTCCAGGAATTTGCGTGACCTAGCGGGGGCGCCGATGTAACCTGCACGCTAGTTGCAAGTGAAATATACCTTAAGTTATTGTGTGCATTTAATAAAGTCCAGCACCATGAATTAACTTCAATGTTATCTGTTAGGAAAAATGTCCCGTCTGGTTTAATGCCAAAGTTAGACGTAGTTCCTACAGCATCTTTGCTTATGATGATACTTGAACTCATACATAAAGATACACAAATTCTTAAGATTTTATAAACCCGACAGTGCTTCTGCTCTTAGCACTGCTCTTGCTTCTGCTGAGCCCTTGGCGTCTTTCCTAGGATCTACAGGCGCCGATGTCTCAGATTTAGCAGCTTCGGGTGCTTTCTCTGCTTGTGTCAGCGTGTCATTAAACTGCTTGAGCATTGTATCCAAACTCATCACTGAGCCTTGTCCCTTGTAAGTCAGTGTGAGGTTAGTAGTGAACTCTCCTGGTCGGAATTCGTGCTTGACTGACGTAACGTAGTAGAGGGCGTCGAGAGTTGTCCCAGTGCCCAAGTCGAGGTAGACTTCCTGCCCACGTTCGATGATAGGCAGCCCAATCATTGATACAGTCACAGAACCCGGGAAGAGAGCGATCTCGCTCACATCTGTTGACGCATCTGACTTACTGCGCCCTAGATAAATGTCCTTTCCTATGTCAAGGATGTTCTGTTGAGAGATTACGTTGTTAATGTCAGTTGAGACGTTGACTGACTTCAACATTGAATTTGTGGCGCCGTAGACAATGCTTGGAAAAGCGCGCTTGAAGACATCCTTGGCGAAGTCAGGTTTGATTGTTTTACCATCTTTTCCTGAAAGTTTGCCATAGCTATAAGCTCCGATGATCTTGTCATAGTTTGGAGAAGAATTTGCATCGTAGATGATGACTTGCGCAATTAGCTTCTCAGGATTAACAACGTAATCGGCGATTGTCTTCTTGCTCTCATTCGTATACTCTTTGGCAGGAATGCTTCTGATGATGTATCTAATGTTAGGTGTCGTGAAGCTGTCGGGCTTCTCAAAAACATCCGCTTTTTCTTGGGCATTTTTGTCGGGAGCAGCAGCAGGATCACCCATCTCACGCCGCGTGTCGTCAACTTTTATCTGTGAATACTGCGTGTCTGATGAAATTTCATATAACGGTTGTTTAGGATTGCTGAGATAGTTGGCAAGAAGAGATAGCGCATTTGAGATGCTAGTGTTCTGTGCAAGCGAGTTCTCTTGATCTGGATGCTTTAAAACATCAGCAACTCGTATAGGTGCGTCAGAGATCTGGCACCCCGCCATCGCACCTGCCTCAGCATTAAATTTAAAAGTGTGTATTTGCACTTCTGAGTAGAGGCCTGTCGATGCAAGCGGCATGCCAACCAAAAGAGCAAGATAACTGGCCACTGACGTGAAATCTTGTTCGACAACTTGCGTGCTATATTTACTTTTTAATCTCTTAAATCTTTCAGCAGACGGTGGATAGCTAGGAACTGGTATTTTTTTTCTAATTAAATCAAATATCTCACTATTTCTATAGTAATCACTTTGATCTAAAATAGATTGCAGATTGGTGATAAGCTTAGCTCGCGCTGGGGCAGACCTATCATCACCTTCGACATACGCCCACAAAGATTTCACAAAAGATCCATCGACCATGTCTGCAGTTCTAGATTTGTCAACTAGAACTTTGGTCACAGTTCTAATCTCTTCTGCAGCTGCTTGCTCACCGTCTTCTTCGGCGATTTCTGTTTTAATCAGCTTGTCAAGCATCTGGGATGCGTATGCTCTTGTCAAGAACCCACCGTTCAAGATCGAGCCGTTAACTGCATCGAGCGAACCGCCGCCGATGAGCCGGATATTAATGTTCATTGCACCGCCGTCTGCCATTGTCATGTTGTAGGACGTAGGTGAAAAAACTTCACGATATCTCAGTGAGTTGAGGTAGCGTGCAACATGATTATCAAACTTTGCTTCACCATGAGGATGCGTCCAGCCCCATTCGATCTCGAAATACAAAGATGAGAAGTTGCCTACTGACACAAGAGGTGAAATATCTGACAGCCTTGAGCGATCGTGTAGTGTAATAGACAGATCTGCTGTCTTCTTTGATAAAAGCGCAATGCCTACAGTCTCAATTCCAATGCTGAAGCTGTTAAGAGACAGTAGTGGGACAGATGTATCAAGTCGACGAGGATTTGACAAGATTTCTGTAGGGTCGGGTAACAGTGTCTGGGGTGCAAAAAATGCCTCTGTACTGATAACTTTACCGCTTCTTAACTTCTTTGCCACTGATACAGATGCGTTCGTCGTGAACGGTTCTGCTTCATAAAAGATCTTGTCACCCGTTGTGTTAGTTGTCTGCTTCAAAAAAGCTGATAGTGACAGCTTTGAGTAGCGTCCTTTCTTCTTTGCAAATCGATCGATGATGTTGAGCCGAAAAAATGGTACGCACATCGACATGTTGATGCTGTCGATGGCGTTAAAGAAGACGTTGCAATAGTCAGAAGCTGTTGAAGCGGGGTCGAGATACTGCGCAACGTGTCGATAAAGAGAAACTAAATTAATTGTATCTAAATTTAGTGCAGAGCGTGTATTTTGATTTGAAAATCTTTCGGCGTCACTATACGATTCAATTTTTTTTGCCTTTAGAGCGCTTGTTTGTTCCTGTAATTTTTTCAAATCTTGCTGCAATGAATCAATTCTTTCGTTTAGCGCCAAAATTCTTGGATCGTTAAGTGATACGGATTTATCTGAACTCAGCACACTAAGCTGGTCGAGCAAACCTTGGATCGTTGTTGCTAAAGGCCTTGATTTACTCGTTAATTCTTCAATTTGCTTAAATCTATCAAGTGCGATTGTGAGCTTTTGTTGTCTTGTTACTTCATTGCTAAGATCAAAGGCATCAGGTTGTATATTAAGTGCATGGAATAAATTTTCTCCATAATCACTATCAACTGAGCCGTACACATTAATATCACCTGTGTCTTTTGCACCAAATTCAGTTGCAGGTTGCAGATTTAACTGCTTTAGAATGTCAGGAATATCTTTTGAGAAAAATGCGCCATCGGGTGATAGAATTGTTGATATTCCAAGTGTATTATTAGATTGATTGTTACTTGTCTTTGATGAAGATGCGCTGGCTGATGTGTCTTCGAGTAGCTCATTGTTACTTCTCAGCGTCAGGTACTCACGTAGCTCTTTGTAAGCAACCTGCAGCTCAGATGTTGGCGTGAAGTTTGTGTTGTTTAGAGAGGGGTTGACAGTCTTGCCCATATTAACGTCCGATGCTCAACGCTGCGTCGAGGTTTTTGGGGATCTTAACAACGGTGCCGGGCGGGCACTGCAATGACCAACCAATTCCACTTGCTGCTGCGATGATCCACCAGTATCTACCGTTGCCGTAGTACTGACCTGCGAGGTGGTCAAGTCGCTGCCCCTGTGTCAGGACGATTGTGTCAGCTTCAAGCTCACCTGACAGCACGGCGTTGAAGATCGTCGCCCCACCCAGCCAGTTGGCGATCCCTTGCCCGTTGTTGATGCGGCTCACGAATGTGTATCTGCTTCTTGCCATTACTTCTTCACCACACTAGAGGCACCCTGCCTTGAGAAGTTCGCCCGAGAGATCGTGCCACCATCGTCATACGGGTCACCTGCGATTGTGTTCATGATAGAGCCAACGTTATGGGTCGGAGCACGCATGTAACCGCTCTCATCAAGGCCAGGTGGGAGGTCGTGGATGCACTCGAAGGAGATCGTCACTTTCGTGCCCATTGGGGCGCGGGCACCCCAGTCAGTTTCCCAGTTGAAGTCGATCCAGTTGAAGGAAAGCTGCTTGATGACGCCTGCGAGGCCGCGACCCTTGTTGTGCTCAAATGATCTGACTATTGTGTTGTTCTCGGGAGACATGAAACCCTTGACGCCTGTGTCAGTTGCATTGTCAATGAGGCTTGAGACGTTTAAATTGCCAACTGCAGCTACTGTGTCTACACCTGTTAGAACTGCATCTATCAAAGTTCCAGCTGGATTGATGGCTAAAGCTGCAGGTGAGAAGACACTGCCAAGATCTGGCTGCAGGTCATCGTGAGTGACCAAAATGTTTTCACCTGCAGCTTTGTCACTCTCACCGTCGCGATTTGCTGGGTTAAACTGTGTGGGATCGATCACTGTCACGATGTAGTGTGTCTCTCTTGTGGTCACATCTTGATCGGCAATATGATTAATTGTGCTCCAAGGTTCATTTCGGAAAGTTGATCTATCTGTGTGCTCCAGGCGCCGCAGGATATGAACTTTGAGCGACCGGCGGGCTGTAAACTTACCAATCACATTTCCAGCAGCATCAACTGTGTCATACGCGCGCTCTCTAGGCTTTAAAAATGCGACCGTTAAATTGGGAACAAATCCCCCATTCTGTGCATCAGATACGCCAAAAGCGCTCTCAAGATCTGTGTTGTTAGGATTGTCAGGATTTTGAGTACCAGCCGTCATCAATCCGTAGCCTAAAGGATTGACAAACCCGTTGACTAAGAAGTTTGATGCAATGTTTGTCGCTGCTGTATTGAGAACTTTAGCGTTATTCACTTTCTCGGGATCAAATGCAGAAGCAGCGCTTTTGACAGGTGAGCCAAACAGAGCATAGAATTTTAACATTGATAAGTTTTCTGCACGCTTTCCAAGGCCAAAGAACCCTGCCAAACCACTTGCTACGGCCTGCGCTGGCGTCTCTGGAGTGGGTGTCTGTATTGCTGCCGGAGCGTTGCTTTTGTTTTTGTCAAACTTACTCACGTCTGTGCCTTCGCTGCCGATGCCGAAGAAGCGAGCAAGATTAAAGCGCGAGTAGTTGCTCTTGACAACGTCGCCGATGCGCAACCGTGTGATCGGAGTTGCACCGATGACCTGACTGAAGGGTTGCTCAAACTTAATTCCGCTCGCTAAGTTTTCTACGCTCTGTCCCTTCGTGTACTTGGGATAGGTCGAAGCAATTAGACGATTGACCTTATACCACATCTCATCAAAGTCATCACGGGATGTCGCAGCGATCGTGAACGATAGCGATAGCGTACGGGTGGTAGATGAGTACATCTGGATCGGGTCGGCGCGACCGTACGTCTTATAGGAGGAGTAGTTAGCTGCAAATGTGTCAGATAGCTGCTCCAGGAACGCGTGGAAGGAGATGATCTCGTTAGTGCGGAGGTCGTGGAAGTAGAAAGGGACGTACTCGGCGTCGAGCTTGTCCTCGATGATCTTGACGATGTCGCCTGGAATACGTGCCTTGGAGCCCTTCAGCGTGGGATCCGTGTACGTCTTGTCGATCAACGAGGAGGCGAGCATGCCTCGTGCTGGGTTCTCACCTGTTAGCAGGTTACCCATCTGCAGTGACGCTCGCACGACGTCGTCTGACAGCATGTAGAGGCCGGGTAGGCTACTACCGCGCCAGCTGAGCGCGAGTGGCGACCTGCCCAAGCCCTCTCTGCTCTTCGAGATGCGTGTGCCTGCCGTCACGGGTAGATCGTCAACTTGCTCGATCCCTGCTGCTGTCCTTATGTCGGAGCCAATCGTCTCTGGGTCGAACGTTTTGCCTGTCACCTGGAGGATGATGTCACCGACTGTGGCGAACGCATTCATCATCTTAACTGCCTTGCTTCTACTTAGATCGACGTAGTACTGTGGTGATACGCTATCTGCAACGTCGCTAGGTATGCGCATCTGCCTGATAGTGTCAACTGCAGATTTTGCAACTGCCTCCCAGAAGCCAGGTGATGACGGCATCGCACCGTAGTAATCGCCGATCTGGCGGGGTGACCCACTCTTGCTCAGATCCTTACCTAGCATGACCCCCATGCCAGCGACGACAGCATCCTTGTACGCGTTGCGAGTTGGAACATATGTGACACTCAAGATCATCCTGTGCATCGCGTTGACGCGCCCATAGATAGATCCGCCCATGAAGTAGGGCCCTAAACTCTTCAACTCACTTGTTAACCCCAAGGCACTGTCTGGATCCTGCACAAGATCAGTGTTGACTAGCTCTGCCAAGCGGGTGATCGCGAGGAGCGCCTTTGCTTGTGCCAGCTTTGCATTACCTTGTCGGGACGTGTCAGAGAAGGGCGTCTCAGACGTATAAGACGTCGTTGTCTGCTCAGAGTAGGGTGCATCTTCATCGGGTGGCTTGACCACGCCACGGTCGGCGCGCATGGAGGCACCCGACGCTTGCTTGGGATAGCCTGGCGCGTTGGATGCCACCGTGTCGTCCTGTGTGATCGTGTCGTTGCCTCGTTTGGTGGCAAGCTGATTGGCAACGGTGCTGATGCGAGCGTCGGGATTGATGCCCTGTGTGAAGAACTGCTCGATATCTTGGGGCTCATTCTCGCCTGCAGGCATGTTGTAACCCGCTGCAGACGCGATCAGCCAAGCGCCTACATTCCGCAACCTGTCGTATGTGTAAGATTGGGATGTGGCACCGTCATCCTTGACGTAGTCACCAAACGCTCGCTGTGCCGATTGCAGCGGTTGTTGGTCGATCTCGTTGATCGTTATGCGATTTGGGATCGCGACTGTCGACAGTGAGCCGGGCTCAATCGGAGGTGCAGCTCTGTTATTGTTGTCAAGCGTCTGCAGGACACCTGTCTGCATCTTTCCACTCTGCGTGGCTGTGTTGACTGGCGTGTCAATCTCTGGATTACCTGTCAAATCCAGAGGTCGACCCAAAACTGACGCAAGTAATCCGTCGCCGCTCAGATCAGGATTGCCGCCCGTCTTGTCGAGGTAAGATGCGATAGGATAGTCAGTGGCATCTTGTATGCCGCTGTTGGATAGCTGCATCGCCTGACCCAGCGTCGTACCTGGCCTGACAAAGACGCGAGCAGCACCTTGCTGACTAGGATCTTGGAGCTGATCACCTCGGTTAGATGAGGGTGCTTCCTCACCTTGCGGTGTGATCTCGTAGAGGTTGCCACTCTGCTGTGTTAGGAAGGCGACATATGCTGCCGCCAAGCCGTCGAGCCCGAGCAGCGGCTCTGCAGTGTTCGGATCAACGCCGAGGTCGTCGCCTTCATTGAAGGCACCGCCTGGAGGTGAGCTGGATGCATCAGGTGTCAGTGTGATAGATGACGCACTCGACCCACGGGCGGCGAGAAAATCTCTAAGCGTTGCTCTTGTTTGCCTGCTTTCTGCCACGGTCGACGATCTCCTCGATGATGCTGGTTAACGATGTCTCAATCTTACTTATCTCTGTCTCTGAGATCACGGGAGGTGAGGAGGCTGCGAGGCGATCGAGCTCCTTCTCAAAATGCTGCAGTGCTGCCTGCTCTTCAACTGTCAGATCAAGGAGATCTCTGACGTGCATCAGCCTATCCCGCCGAAGACGTTAGGCTTGTTCATCATGATATCACGAAGGACGAGTTCAGTCAGCTGGCCCACGTCAAGCTCGATGCGAAGTGAGGTGCCGACCCCCTGTAAGGACGCGCGGATGGTGTCAGACACAGCTGGGAGGTTGGTGCGCTGTGCTTGCTGCGGTTCTGGCTGCGGTGCAGCACCTGGCGCGCGCTCCGGTTTTATAGTCACCGCGTCTTCCGGTCTGATTTCATACAACTGTTCATCTAACTGGCCGAAGCCTGTAGCAATGACAGCGCGATCGGTGCCGGGTGTGATGTAGGCGTCCTGCAATTGTGTTGGTTTTGCTTTTGACAAACCTTCTCTAATTCTTACAAGCTCTGGTGGTTCTCTGCCATCTGCTCCAACCATCATAGCACTTAGTTGAGACATCACCTCTTTCTCGAACGTTGCAAAGACCTGATCTAGGATGGCAGTTGCAATTTTTGATGCATTTTCTCCGACTGTCAATAGTGCTTTCTCAGCTGTTGCTTCACCTAGCATGACAACGCCTGCCTCGACAGCTCTAATGCCCTTCGCGACACGCTCGTATGCAGGTGCAACTTTTTCAAGGTAGTTTGACGCGAACTTTGAGACTGCATCATTTGTGCGCTCAGCTGTCTCTGACAATTCGAGGCCAACGTTGGCATACTGTTTAGCAGCACGTTCAGCTTGACGCGATAGATCTTCAGCAGACGATATTAACTCTGACGACATCTTCACACGCATCTCGACACGGGCATCGAGTGCCTTTTGCTGTGCGCCCGCGTCCATCTTTCCCATCTCATCTTGCTGCTGCTGTTGTGCCTGTGTGAGCTCTTCTAATGACTGCACGGAACCGTCCATCATACCGCGCAGCCCCTCGTGTGATATTCCTAGCTGCTGTGTGATCATGCGCCTATAACCGATCGGGATATCTTCAAACGACTTTCCTGTCGACATGAGGCCCTCACGAAGCCGCTCTAACATCATCGCAGGATCTTCGTACTTTAAGGTCATCAATTCAAGTGCATCAAAATTGGTGCCTAGCGCTGAGTTAAGCTGACCTACTGTCTGTGCAGCTGACTCAAATGTGTCAAACTTGCCCATCACACCTTGCAATTCTGTTACACTTATGTGAACGTCATGCGCTTTTGCTGCTATCTTGGCAAACTCATCTGCTGTCCTAAAACCGAACGTGTCAATATTCTGCGACATGCGTGAGATGTCGTGGATGATGAGCTGTGCGTTGTAGCCAAACGCATTCTGTCCCATCTCGGCTGCTTTCACGACTTCATTGAAGTAATCTGTGTTTGCCTTACCAGTTCGGATGTATGACTCACGGACAAATTGCGTCACTTGATCATTAGACAAGTTGAATGCTTTGATGGCAACGTCCATTCGCTTCAGCTCTTTGAGCGACTCTTCTGTGTCTTGCGGGTTGAGCATGTCACGAGTGAACGGTTTACGCAGGTTATCATCCTGCAGCAGGTCTAGAAAGGGACGAAATGCTTCAATTGTTCCACCCATGACATCCATAAGTGGGACACCTTGCACCTTGAAGAACGAGTCCGAGACAAGTTGGCCATCTTGACCTCGTCTAAATCCTGTTGCAAGACCGTAAAATTCAGTCATTGCGCCTTGAGCGTTCAAAAATGCGTCGTCTGTAGCATTGACACCACCGATGAATTTTGCCTGTGCATCAGTAAATGCGCCTGTTTCGCCAGCGAGGCCGCCCAAAGTTTTAACATAGTCATTTACTTTCTCAGTGGTACCAGCTAAAGAACTTGCAATCTGTTCTCCGGCACTTGTAGCATCATTTGCCATAAACATGAAAGCACGTGATGAACCACCAACGATCTCTGCAATGGCTCTAACTGACTCGCGTCGCTCGGCAGAAAAATCCATGAGTCGCTGACGGGCTTCAAACAAGCCTGTCGCAAGACCTTCTGTCATCTTGCGAAGGCCCTCGAAAGCGTCTGTTCCAGCCTGTGCTTCCTGCCTGAGAGCGCCGCGATACTGTGTGCTCTCTTGACGATACTGAGCTGTGCGCGTATTTAAGTGCCCTGTTGCTTTGTCTGTTTGTTCAATATCTGCCAGTAGACGTTTTCTTTGATCATCAGCAGCTGCTTCTGTCGCTCTACCGCTTTGTATTGATTGCAGCTTAATTTGATCTGCTATAGCCCGATTAATTCCTTTTCGTAGCTCTAGCTCTTCTTTAAGTTGGTCGTTCGCCATCTAGTGCACCTAACGCTACTTATCGCGCTTTAGAAGAGACGTGATTGGAACGTCCATGTTCTGCATTGGATCAGATTGTTCAGGTGTCCTCAACTTAATCATCTTTTTGATCATCCAGCGACGCACGTTTATTGGCATCTTGTAGAAGTCAGAGAAAGAGATTGAGAAGTTCGTGGTCAGGATGTAGAACTCCTCAAGCTGAACTTCTTTATCCTCAGTCTTGAGGCCAAAAAAAGTTTGCGCCTAGTGGTAAGGCCACCTCGCTTGTCTCACCACAGTGTGAGCATCTATATGGGACACGCATCTTTAAACCTGGCTCATTCTTTAAAACGAAGTCACGCAGGAACTTACTGTCTCTTGCGGGCATATTGATAGCAAACATGTTAATCTTATTCTTATCTGTCACACCATCGATGCTGATGATCTGGTGAGCCAATCTAGACGTAATCGTATTCTCTGCTTGGTCACCGAAGATCTTGCGGCGGCGTTCTACTGTAGTCGAAAGCTCTTCCTCATCGCGTCCTGTCATAAATTTAATAATAACGCGCTTCTTAGAGATCGGGAGGACAACTTCAAATTCATTTACACCAGGTGTTACGGGATCAACTTTGATATTCTCAACTTCAAGTGTGCTTAAGTCAAACGTGTCTGTGCCTCTCTTGTCACATGCGCCGCAGTTTACGTCACACTTATAATCCTGACCATAACCTGTAACTCTGATTGCAACGATCAACGCTTGTCGATCACCAATTAGAAGATCTGCAGGATCGAAAGTCTTATCAATAAGACAAGAACGAATCAGTTCCGTGATTGTAGTTCCCATCTTATTGTAAGCACGCGACATGAGGATGTCTTCCTCTTTTGCCGTCATTGACTTAATTTCAACAGACTGCTTACCGTGCAATCCAGAACTCTTTGGGTAGACAACACCTTGTGATGGCAGTGGCGCAACATCGACAGGAACTTCCCATCCTAGCTCTTTTAAGACATCTTGCCTCATCACGCCCTCAATCGGCGCAGCTCTCTGTGTTGTTGCCTGGTTACCGGCAAAAATCTCGTTCTTACGTGCCAAAGTAAAATCTCCCACTTACAAGTATAAGTGGGAGATCATCGTTGTTAAAGAATAAAAATCAGAACTGGAGAACGCAGTTGTCAAATCGAAGTGTAAGATCAATCTTCATGATTTCGTCTGTGCTGTAATCAACAGTGCCATAGGTTGCTGTTGTAAGAAATGCTCCCTTAAAGTCCCAAAGCTCAACGACTGTACCGACTGGATCAATCATCTTGAGCTGGCAGTCACGCTTATAGAAGTCAGCATAGCCGGCGCGTCCGCTCACCATCTCCTGGTGCGTGCGCAACCACTCCATCACCTGCTGTGCACCTGAGGGTGCAATGGGATCGTGAAGTGTGATGCTGATAGTTCCAAAGGTGAACTTCTTTGCAAGGTAGCGCGTGCTATTGATCCATGGGATGGCGATCTCACCGCCCGTGAAAGTTGGGCGAGATGCTTTCGTCACGAGGTAGGAGTCGATACCCTCAAGTGCGAAAACCCATCGATGCTGACGCTTCGGCTCAAACTTATTGGGAAGCATGTCGGTGACTGAGAGTGTCTCTGCCATATTAAATTCTCCTATCTTTAACTATCTATCAAGTGAGTGTAACGCCTGCATTGGTAAGTTCAAAGCTAAGTGCGATGAACTCGATGCTGCGGGTAGGTTGGATGAAGATTTTGCCACGGATCGTGTTGTTGTTGATGTCGGCCTGAGTCGTGGTTGTCGAGTCGATCACAACCTTGTAGCGGTCGAGGCCACCCTTCGCGCGGATCGATGCGAGGATGGGATTGACGAGGCTGTTGAAGCGCTCCAGCGTTGCTGCTGTGTTGGGCTCGAAGATGATCTGATTGGACACAGCGCGAACTTGACGGCGGAGAGTGATCAGAAGACGACGGACGTTGACTCGATCGAGAGCAGATGCCTTTGCAAGCAGCGTCCTTTGACCGTAGATCACCAGCTTGCGATCGGAGTTAGATGTGATGTCGAGGATGGGATTGATGTGTGCGTCGTAGATCGAGTCAGCGAGTGTGCCCTGCTTGATCTGCGTTGCAGCTGAACCGACTGTCGTGATGACACCGCGATTTGCTCCAGCAGGGGCGAACCAGGGATATGATACGCGGTCGTTGTAAGCAAATGCACCCAAGACGCCGACGCTGGGTGGGACGCGTGTGGTCGATCCCTGGAAAGGAATGTTGATGTCAGGGAAGTATGCTGCTGCAAACGATGTGTTGAGCCCACGATTGCTGAAGGCGTTGATCGTATTTGTGATGCTCACTGTGGCGCCGTCATAAGAGCCTGTCAGGACGACGTTGTAGCTGTCACGCTCCTCGATGTCCATCAAGTAGAGTGTGTCAAAGCGGTTCTCGACTGCGCTGATCGCGTAGTCAGTGATGACACTGTTTCTGATGCCTGGGATTGTCAGGAGTGTGATGTCAGCGTCATCCTTGCTGCCCATGATGTCGACTGCCTTGCGGTAAGCAGCCACAGTGGGCCCTGCTGTTCCACCTTGACCTGCTGTGTCGTCGATCTCTCTCTTGACGGCGTCGTTTGTGAGCGCTGCCTTGTCAGCATTGAAGATGTTGGTGCCGTCGAAGCCACCCTGGGCGATGAACAGGAACGATGCAAACTGCCTGTTGCCCGTCTCGCGGAGGTCGTCTACCTGGAAAGCACGTGTCTTTGCTGCAGCGTCAGGAGAGATGTTGCCGTTTCTGACGTATGTTGCATTCGCCCACTGTGAGCTATCAGCACGATTGTTGATCGCCGCTGAACCTGTCACAACTTTTATCCTCTCAAGCGAGAAGAAGTTGCTGTTGAAGACGTCGACATCGAGGACGTTACCATTTGTCGTTGCTGCGCCGGGATTGTTGTCAACGAAGACGTTCATGTTTGCGGGAGCAAATGATGGGAAGAACTTCGTGTGACTGTCAATGTAGGACAGCTTAGCTGTTGTTGAGTTAAAGTCAGAGACGCTTGGCACGTCTGTGAACTGGATGCCCCATGCCAGTGATGTATCCACCACGCCGCCGTTTGAGATGTTTCTACGGTATGGGATGGGTGGCTCAATGACGCGCTTGAGGACGTCTGTCTGACCTGATGCAAAGCGGGCGGTGTCAGAGAGATTTGTGAGCAGTGCGCTACCTGATGTGACTAAGTGTCCGTAGCCTCTGTGACCAATGGGGAGCGCAGCGACTGGAACTTCACCTGCGAGGAGCTGGTCAGACATCTCAACACGAATGTAGGGATTGATGACTGGATAGTCACCATCTGTGACGATCTTCTGGGACGTGATGCCCTTGTCGAAGTCGAAGTACGTGTTCTGGTCACCGATGCGAAGTGCAATGTAGTTGGGTGAGTCGGGATCAAGCGTCAATCCAGAGAAGTCGACGCCTGCGACTGGCGTGAGGTTGAACACCTGACCTACAGGATAGCTGTAGAGCACGAGATCAAACGTTCCGTATGTGTCGTTGTCTACACCTGGCACGATGTTCTGGATGTTGAACACAAAGCGCGTGTTATTGTAAGCACCGTCACCAAGTGTGTGTATCCTGAAGAGGTCGTACTTTGTTCCACCAAAATCTTGCGAGACAACGAAGGGTGTCTTGGGGTGTGTAAACCGCTCGCTAAAGTTCTCGTAGTTGGGTGTTGTTGCTGAGCTTGTGTCTCTTGTGAGGCTGCCTGTCGTAATGAATGCCGCGTCCTCAAGTCCTGTAAAGATACGTGCCGATGCTGCGTCAAGGATACCTGATCCCGTCACAACTGCAAGTGACGCAGGAACATCATAGTAAGCGTAGAGGTAGTGACCCTTCTCCTCGATCTTTGTAGGATTACGGTTGATGCTGGCGTTGACGGCAAAGTGATTAGAATTTGCAGGATCAAACGAGGCCGTGATAGTATTGACCGTTCCTGTGTAGCCATTTAGCAGCATTACGAACGTTGAGTCGCCGATGCTGACTGACCCCGTCAGCGCACCATTTGGGCCGCCTTCTGTTGCTGCTGTTGCTGCAGGTGTATTAGAAGTATTAAAATTACCTGATAATGTGAGTGTTACACCTGATGGTGCGAGAACAACGGCACGAAGTATAGGATGCGCTTTAGGACTTGTCTGGATACCCGCCTCAGAGAAGACTGTGCTGCCAGCGCTCTCTGACATGTAACATCCAAGGAAGTACGTCCGGCCTGGGACGCCACCATCGACAGCAGAGATATTTCTGCTAACTGCGCCGTTGCTTTGAACCTGCTTGCTACCTACAACAAAACCTGCATTCGTCACTTGACCTGTTGATGTGCTTCTCTTGAGGCCATCACCGGCTCCCAAAGTGCGCAGGAATGTGACCGAAGCGGGAGAGGCGGCATTGGCAAAGTACTGCTGCCCTGCGAGAGCACCAAAATTTGTGCTTGTTGCGTCGCCAAAGACACGGTTGAAGTCAGATACGGATCCTACAGCAACAGGAACGAACGCTGGACCTGACTGTGCCGTACCGATGATACCTGCAGATGGGCCTGACGGGGGTGTTGAAGTCACGCCCGTTAGGTCAACTTCGCCGGAGTATACGCCTGGGATCATTTCGTTAAACCTCTCTTATTCCTAACTATCAATTACACGAAGCTCGCGCCGTTATCTGTCACAATGAAGTCGATCGAGATGAACTCGACGGCGCGGGTGGGTATGATGATGACCCGTCCATTTAGACGATTTGCGATCACATCTGTCTGTGTGTTGTTGGTGTCATCAACGATAACACGGAAGCCTTCGATGCCCTGCTGTGCCTGGACAAGTGCCAGTGCAGGATTGACCTGTGACACAAAAGCTGCCCGCGTTGCTGAGTTGTTCTGCTCAAACAAGAATGTGCTAGCAATATTGCTGACGACGCGCTTCACTTCATTCACGAGACGACGCACATTGACACGATCAAGCGCAGATTTTCCAACTTGCAGTGTCTTCTGTCCGAAGATGACATAACCCGTTCCTGGGAATGACGTGATTGGGTTGATCCTGTTGTCGTACAGGAAGTCACGATCTGCAGAGTTGAGACGCACTGCCGTTGATGTGACGAAGTTGAGCGCGCCGCGGTTGAAACCTGCAGGTGCGTACCAGGGATGTGACACAGCATCGTTATAACCTATAGCTGCCAGTGCTGCGACTGATGCGGGCACCTTAATCTTCCGGGATGAGCCACCTTGATCTTGCATCGTGATGTCTGGGAAGTAAACCGCAACGAAGTTGTTATTCAGCTTGCGTGATGTAAACTTGTTTCCTGTCTGCTGGACATCGGGGTGCTCAGATCCACCGTCAAACAATCTAACGCCATTGTAATCATAACCTGGGATATCCATCAAGTAGAGAGCAAATCCGTAGTTCTGCACAAGTGTAGAGACATAGTTGGTAACTGCAGCATCACGTATACCAGGTGCAGCAATTACGCTGACATTAGACGCGTACCGGTTGGTGAGGATCTCTGCAGCTGTTCTGTAAGCTGTCACAATGCCGTTGTTGACACCGGCGCCGGGCGTGTATGCAGAGTTAAGGCCGATATCGACCACGGAGACTGCCTTACCGCCTGTCTCTGACGACGTTGAGCGATCGTTCATCTTGCTCATGTCTGGATCGAGGATATTGAGGCCGTCAAACCCACCTGTGAAGATGTTGGTGAACTTTGCGTAGTTTGTGAACTTGTTGAAGTAGATGGATGAAGTCACTGCGTAGAGAGACGCAAATGTCAACCTGTTACCCTCAGTTGCAGGTTGAACCGTGTAGTTTGTTGGATTAACAACACCGTTGCGTATGTAAGCTGTCTCCAGCATGTGTTGCTCTGCTGTTCCTGTGATATCTGCAAGAGCATTTACGAGTGTGCGGCCGCCAAGCGAATTATTGAGTGCGACTCGAGCCAATGTAAACTTGTTATTCGAGAATGCGTCCGCTGATGATCCTGTGACCAGGACATCAAGCTTCTGAATTCCGAGCAACTTACTGTAGGAAGTGAGCAAAGGATTGAACAGCGAGCTGTCATTAGAACGCAAGATTGCGTTAGAGACGCTAGATGTCAGGGGAAGTGCCTCTGACTTGATGCCCCAGTAGTATGACGCGTCTGTGATCTCCAGCGCACCTGGTTTACCAACATAACCACCTGCAGCATCAACTGCATTTGTTGTCACCTTGAAACGCAGAGGAACGGGTGGAAGAATTGATCCTGTGTGTGCCTCAAGGCCTGCTGTACCGAAGACGCCAGCAAGACGGCGGGCTGTGTTTATTCCAAAGCCGCTTAAACCAGACGTTCCATCAGTGAGTGTGTCTGTTGTCTTGGCAACTGGCAAGCCTCTAAAGCCGAATGGCAGAGCATCAGATGGTACACGCTTTGCTTCGACGTCTGGGTGCATGACAACTCTTACACGACTTGACACATTTGTTCTTGTTCCCGATGTGTAAGACTTGCGCTCTTCAGCTGAGAGTGCATCAAAACTAAAGAATGACTTTTGATCACCGATGCGCTTCGCAACATAGTCATCGTCGTTAGGATCGAGTGTGCAGTTAGGATACTGCTCAAGGATGACAGGATTTTTATCAGTGTCGTAGAAATCACGAACCTGAACTGTAAATGTTCCGTATGGATTTGCAGGATCACTTGACTTAGCGAGTGTGCTGATTGATACCTTGTACTTCTGTGATGTGTTTGCACCATCATTCAGAGTTTCAAAGTAGAAGAGATCATATTCACTTGAGCCATAAGGCTGTGAGATGAAGTATGTCGTCTTCGCAGATGAATACCGGGTATCAAATCTGCCAAAAGCATCTCTAAAGGTTTGTGAGGTGTCACCTGACGCAGCTGACGTGTTTGCAGATCCCGACAGGACTGCGACCGCACCACTGTCAGTCGATGTGATTGCAACCTCAGCCTCGACGGGGAAGTCGGCGTAAAGCAGATGCTCTTCTGTCTCAAAACGCGCAGGATCAGTGTTGAGTATGTTGCCAATGTAGGCTGTATCAGCAGGATCAAGCGATGCTGTCAAGATCCTGATGCCCGTCTGACCATCACCCGTAGAGAATGAAGGTGAGGAGCTAGAGATGACAAGCTTGAACTTTCTATAGAGATTGCTGCTTAGTGTGCCGTCAATTGTCGCGTTATCATCAACTGCGTTTGCAACAGAATAGTTTTGATTGTAGTCAAGAACCTGCAGGCGCGTGCCCGATGCAAGGAGCACCATACCGCGAACTAAGTTGACAAAGTTGTCGCCAGATGCGACGCTGAAGCTGTTGTTGTCTGTAAAGATTGGGTAACCCACATCTGCTGATGCTGACACCCAGTGTTTTGCCGTGATATATTGAACCGCACCTTTGTGGCGTGCATCTGTGCCAACAGCGGGTGTCGTTCCCTTGATGAAGAAGCCCGCGTTCTTAACCGTTCCCTGTACTGTAGTTGTTGAAAAATCTGATGTTGTTGAGTTCGCGCCGCATCCAAGCACTCTGACGAATGTAAGCGCTGTGCCGTTCTGTAGGTACTGACTGGCCCCCTGTAGGCCTACGTCAGATGCGCGGGGAGCGCCAAAAACTTGCTGAAGCTGTGCTGCATTGCCCACCGTCACTGGGACGAACGCAGGGCCGATTTCTGCTGTTCCAATCACACCGACTGGAACGCCCGATACGCCTGGTGTTGCGGGAGATGATAAATCAATCTCTTGCTCAAAGAACCCAGGCGACCTAAAAGTTGTCTCTGCCATCATTACTCCGACTTCAAAGCCGAATATAACTATCCTGTCAAACTTCTAAATGCTCAGTCGAGAGTATCTATCTTACGGATCTTCTGCGCCGTAAGTATTGTTTCACCTGCTTTTGCAACTCTTGACGTCACCTTTAAGTATTTAGGCTGCTGCTGACCTGAGAAGGGATTAGTGACGTTCTCGATGACACGAAGCGGCTCAGCCCCTCTGTTCTCAACTTGCTGACCATTCTTATTGAGAACTTCTACATCTGTGAGAGTGAACTTATCGATGTTGTCTTTTGTCTTATTACCTTGCACTTCGTTGACAAGTTGAGCATTCTGCTCCCATATCTCAAAGTTGATCTGGGGTGCACTGACAAATCTTCTGAATGGTGAGGGCAGTCCTGGGTGATCAGGGGCGATGATATAGCCTGGAACCTTGATGTCAAACCCTACTTTTATGATACGCTCATCATTTGTGAACTCTTCCAAGTTGTCTGAGTTGGAGAATGTGTTTTGCACAAATGCTGTGAACGTGTAACCCTTGTCTGTCTCAAGTAGAAACTCGGGTGATGGGCCACTAAACTTCATCATCAGAGACTCGATCAGCTGGTTCATCTGTTGCATGTACTGCGTCCAAAAAATGACGTTGTATGTGATGCCTACAAACTTTGGATAAGGTACAGTAATAAACTCATAGATGTTGTTAGTGAGATCATTAGAAAGTGGAGTATATTTTGACGTGCTTCTAAATGACAGAGGTGGGCCTTGGCGACGCGACGCAACTGTGCCTTCAACAGCTTGTGTGCCCGGTGTTGTTGACGTGTCAGAGATGTGGCTCCTTGTCGCAACATCCTTCTGGTTCATCAAATTGAGATTGTTGACCAGTTTCTGGTAGTCACGATCGCCTGCATCTAACTTCTTCTTTATGTAGTAGTCGCCTGTCTGCCTAATGCTAATTGCTGTGCCAAAGACGTCAGCCTGCGTCTTGTGTCCAATAGCACCGCGCTTTATTGAGATCAGTGGTAAGATCAGTGTGTTGTTCTTGTCACGCAGCGGATTGTCACGGCGTGTCAGAGCAAAACGTTCACCTGACGCAAAGATGACAGGAACACGTGTTGTCTGATTATTAACTTTTGTCTCGAATGCCAGCTTCTTGTCAAACAGGGTAAAAATTGCACGATCGATATCTTCTATTCCAACGGGAGGAATAGAAAAATCGTCCGGGACGTTGGTGCCTTCATATCCTGTCTTTATTTTATCTGCCATCTTATGTCTCGTCGTAGAATGCTGAGCCTACGTTCTCTGGATCGCCGGATGGTGACACCTCAGCAGGTCCGGTAAGCGGAGCGTCCAACACACCTGTCCTCTGTAGATCTCGAACATCGCCTGTCTTTCCAAGCCTGTTCTCTTCAAATCCACGTTGCTGAACAAAGGTTGTCTGTACGGCATCTGGATCTGAGTATGCTTCTGATGTTGGGCCAAAAACTTTGGTGATAAATTGTCCTTTACGTGCCTGCTTACCCGACACTGTCACGTAACTTTTGTGCTCGATTTGACCAAAAATGACGTCAGATCTAGGTGCCTTGATTATTTCAAAGAATGTCTCGCCATATGAGAAAAAGTCACCCTCTCTAACATCTATCTGCTTGTCAATCAGATCTCTTTCTTGGATGTAGCACTCGATGTTGTAGTATTCTTCCGACCCAAATCGATTCGTCTTTACCTCTTGACCTGAGTACTTGACAAGTGCATCGATCTCTATTGGGTTCTCAAAGATCTTGTTGGGTGCCTCTTCGTAGACGTCGTGCACTCTTGACTTGATCTCTGAGATTGAATAGTAGTAGATCTTCTGGCCTATGACATCTTTGACAACTTCTTTCATGATGTCGTTGATAAAGTTAAGCTCTCGCTCTGTTACAAAGAGGCGTGCCATTCATCACCCCGTGAAGATTGCTTTGCCGTTAGGCGGTGGTATAAACTTCAACTGCTTGCTCAAGTTTTCTGACCTGGTCGCTTGCTGCTCGATCAGTTTGTCGTAGGTCATAGTGTCGAGCATCTCTTTCAACTTTGTGATGAACTCTTTCCTATCTTCTCGACCCTTTGAGACGAGGTCAGAGCCGTTCAAGGTGACGTTGCCGCCTGGTACTGGAAGTGTGCCCATCTTGCTACGGATGTACCCGAGTGTCTCCATCGATAACGCGAGCGTGTATTGTCGGATCCACTGCCTGCCAATTGAGTTGATACGATTGAACTGCAAGTTACCAAAGGGGATATTTGACAAGTTTGACACGCCGTAGATCGATCTATCACTAAAAGCCGGATTTAGTGGATCTTGCATGAACTTTACGCGTATGAACAGGCGTGGCATTGGAAAAGTATTCTGGGTTGGTAAAGGATAAATTCTTATCTTAGTACCAATGATCTTGTAGGAGTAATTTGAGCGTCGAACACGATTTGAGAGATCAAGCTGACCTGCTCTGAGAATGTCTTCAAACACTGGGAGCACGTAGAAGATCGTCTCAGGCGTGAACGATTCAAATGAGAAAGCATTATTCAAGTAGTTAATAGCTGAGGTCGTGTCGAAGAAGCGGTATGCAGCCTGTGGTGAAAAGTGAAATACTTCACTAATCCTCATCTTACCACCCATGGTGTTTAGAGCTGAGTTAATGACTGGTGTGTTAGTGCTGTCTACAAGCTCTGTATAGATGTCGTAATCCTGACGTCCTACTTCAAGTGGTATAGATCCTGAGATTTGATTGTAGGCTCCGCCGACATCTGCTTCAGATGCGTAGGGTTCTGCAAAGCGTGTTAGAAACTCAAGGCTTTCACGTGGGTATAATTGTTCTGATCCCGACAGCGTTCCTGTAGCATAGCCAAGCCAGTTGACAAGCTGGCTTTTTGCTTGGTACTGATTAAGAATTGAACCGTACTCAAAGCATGCTTCCTCAAAGTTCGCCCAGATCTGCTTCTTGGTTAGCTCAACAGATAAGATGTCATCGCCAAGACGACGCTTGACGAACACAATCATCTTGTCTGCTTCTGTTATGAAGTCAGATTCGAGGTCAAAAACTCCGAAAGGTGTCGGATTTGCTGTTGTTGCGAATGTAGACATCAGACACGCCCTTGCTCTATACTAAGTATCGAGCAAGACGTGTTGTGCCTGCATCAAGCTTTTCGACGCTTCTTTGAGATCTCAATAGCAGCAAGCTGTCGCAGAGCACCTGACTTAGTATCGTGTGTTCCTAATCTTTTGCCACCTTTCTTGGGATACACAGCCCACTTTCCACCAGGAAGTGAAACTAACCTCTCTTGCAGGATAGCTCTCACAAACTTCCTGATGAGATCTTCAGTCATCTGCGCTTTTTCTTGTTGTTGATAAAGTTATTTTGTGTTGTGACCTTGACAGGAGCAGGAACTTCTGCGTCCTTTGCGTCTTCTATGGCTTCCTGCTCTGCTGTCAATACAACTTGATCAACATCATCGTCAGAGATTGTTGTGACCGTCTCAGTTAGTTCAACTGCTGCTGCGGCTGCAGCAACGTGTATATCGGTAATATCGGGTACTGCTTCGACAGATGACACAGCTTCTGGTGCTGTTACTTGCTCATTTTGCATCCGACGGGCTTCTTTCTGCCACCAACGACGTCCCATAAATCTTTCTCCTATGCTCTAAATATCACTCTCTGCTGTTTCTGTTAAATTGTCTATTTTAGTGTATTGATCATTGTATTTTTATTGATCATGCAATCTGCATTATCTGATGCTGCTCTGATGATTTATTGATGCTGCATCCAAAACAAAACGGCCACCCCGAAGGGTGGCCGCCTGTTTGCCTAACGGCTAGAACATCAGATGATGTTCATGTCGAGGCAGGTTACGGTGCCGTAGAAGTCGCTGCGGACCATCTTCTTGCCGTAGCGAGTCATCACGCCCTTACGTGGGGTGAAGTCCTCGGGGGCGAAGATGGTGGGAGTGACGATCAGTGGGACGTAAGGAGCGTAGACGTAGCCGGTCTCGAGGTAGCTGCCGCCCTTGTAACCGACGAGGATCTTGTTACGTGGGAAGTAGGGGTCCTTGTAGACTGTGAAGCGGTTGCTGAGGCTGCCGATGGGTGTTGCACCGATCGAGAAGCCGCTGCCGACCTGGCCCTGGCCGTCGAGGCTGTAGCTGGGCTTGTAGAGCACCGAAGCCTCGAGAACGGTGGCGACATCGGGTGAAACCACGATGAAGTTGGCCGAACCACGGAGGGTCTTGCGGTGGATCTCGTTTGCGACGTCGATGATGGTCTCGATGAGGGTCTCGTACCACTCACGGACGGTACCAGTGAACTGGGGTCCGGGAGCGTTGGTGCCCTGGAGAACCTCGGCGCCTGTCACCTTGTTGAGGAAGCGTCCTGGTGCACGTGACCAGTAGTAGTTGGCGCCGTTGGCCTGGGTGAGCAGGTCATTGAGGATCTCGCGGTCGATCTCGAGAGCGATCTGCTCGGAGAGGATCTGCGTGAGCTCAACCTCTGCGTCCATCGAGTGATAGTCGTTGAGGTCCTGTGCGAGCTCTGGGCTCCAGCGAGCGCGCAGCTTACGGGTTGTAGCTGTGACGGCGATGGACTCGATCTTGATGTCGATCTCAGGGATGATTGGCTGTGGGCCGTTGCCGAGGCCGAAGTCAGACTCGAAGACTGGAACGGTAAGAGCCGATGCATCAGTGGAGTCAGCACTGAATGCGTCGGAGATGACGTATGAAGCGGTGAGGAATGGGCCTGTTGGTACGGAAGCAGCTGGTGTGAAGACGCCAGACACAACTGTGAGGATTGCAGCATTGCTTGCACCCAGATCGACAAGAGGATTGGGTGTGAAGACGCCTCCGCTGAAGGTGCCGAGCTGGTTGAGACGACGAACGTTGAGGAGGTTTGCTCCGCCCTGGACAGTGTCGCCGATTGTGCCAAGACCCATGTTAGGAACTGTTACAGTTGCGCCGTTTGAGTAGAGTGAGATGTCCTTGATCTGTGTTGCGTCAAGATTGGTAAAGCCATCTGTCTTGAGGACGGCGAATGTGAAGACGCCGTTGCCTACAGTTGCGCCTGGACCGCCTGCACCGCTATTGGACTCGATCAGATTGGTGAGCTGGGGGTCGAAGCCGATGAGCTTGCCGTCTGTTCCAGTTGCGAAGACTGCCAGACCATTCACGATTGTTGATGAGTTGGCGCCTGCTGCAGTGTGGAATGCGCCCGATGCCCAGAGCTTGACAGCTGCATTCCGCTGGTGGACCTGTGAGTAGGATGTGCCGACGAGGTCGTACTGGCCGCCAACTGCGAGAGATCCGCTGCGGATGCCCTTACCAACTGGATTGTTGTAGATGGACTGACCAGCTGTGTAGGTCTGTGCGATTGTTGATGCACCGGTCTGGAGGTTGGTGTCACCGCCTACGTTGGTGCCGTAGGTGTAGTCCAAGTAGAACAGGAGACCGGAGGGAAGGCTCATGGGCTGGATGGAGACGAGCTCATTGGCCACGAGACCGCCGAACACGCGACGGACGATGGGGAAGGCGATGTTGGCAAAGCCACGGATGTCGCCGGATGAGGTGGTGCTGCCGCCGCCTGCGCCGAGGCTGTTGACCTCGCGGAGGACCTGAGCTGCCTGGTTCTCGAGGAGGCGAGCCATGTTGTCGCGCTTGGTGTTCTCGAGGCCACGGAGGAGGCCGGTGCGGCTCCACTTCTCAACGAGACGTGCGCCTTCCTGGCTGTTATTGCGATCCTTAATGCCCTCGGTGAGGTGGTTAAGGGAGAATGCCTTTGACATGTTATTAAACTCCTTGAATACTTAACAAATTACTTGAGACCGGCGAGCATCGCCCAGCGGTCGACTTCTGCTGTCTCGCCTGTGCGGGCGGCAGCTGATGAGGTCGCGCGGGAAGAACCCCCGGCGTTGAACCTGGTTGCTGTCTCATTGAGTGTGGCACCATTGCCGCCAGTCAGTGACTCAGTCAGGCTCTTGAAGAGCATCTTCACTTCGCGTAGTGTCTTAGCGCCGTCGATGGCCTCAATGACGACCTTCTGTTGCTTAGGTGTCAAATCCTTTGACTGCAGCATCTTGTTGACGTAGAGCAGCTTTGCGTTGAAGAGGTTCATATCAGTCATTTGCTCACGAAGCGTTTCAACAGCGCTTCTGTATTCATTGAGCTGGGTTACGAGAGCACGATTATCGCGTGCCTCTTTCAATTTCTTAAGCTTGTGCTTCTTGGCGTTGTCGAGTGCGTTGATCTCAACTTCGTCAACTTCCTCGAGCTCACCGTCGCCGAATGCCTTAGCAGCGGCCTTGACGTGTGAAGCGCTCTTGAGGCTCTTCTTGTTGAGGAGCTTGTCCTCCTTCTGCTTGCGAGCCTCGCGGAGGCGGAAGAGCTCACGACGGAGCATATTCTCGTCGACGTAGAATGTCTCAGCGACGGGAGCGGGAGGAGCCTCATCAGCAGGTGCTTCTTCGGCATCGGGAACCATGTCACCCATGTCGCTGTCATCAGCTGCGAGCATGTCCTCTTCCTCTTCCTCGGGGACAACCCGAACGGAGGGCATGAAATCTTCTGGGAGCTCGAGATCACCGAGGTCAACCTCAAGCTTGGCCTCATTGAGCTCGTCCATATATTCCTCATCAAGGTCGCTGTCCATGTCCATCTCGTATAGCTCTTCATCAAGCTCGAACATGTCTTCCATGGCGGGTGCAGGTGACTTCTTCATGCCGCCTGCTCTAGCAGGCATTGGTGCCTTTGAGGGCTTAACACCAGCTGCGGGCTTACCAGGAGAAGCAACTGCAGCAAGCTCCTTCTTGAGCTCATTCAGATCAATCTCATAGAGTGATTCGTCCATTTTCTTCTCCTGCGCTGGCGCGCTTTCTTCTTCATTCTCGTCCAGATCGGCGTCAGTTTTCTCTTCGCTGATCAGGTTCAAAAGTTTCTTCTTTTCATCTTCGCTAAGCTGGTCAAATGCTTCCTGGAAGCTGTCCTTTGCTTGCGTCGTCTGCTTAGGTGTGAATAGCGAGACAAGTGACTTAAGAGCAGCTTCGTCAAGGACGACATCGTCCTCTCCACTGTCATCCGTTGCACCTTCGTTCAGAGCATCAACAAGAAACTTCTCAGCTGTGACGGCCTTTGTTGGGTCGCCTACGAGCTGGCTGTCGATGAACTCTCTAATGCGCGGCGTGACTGCTTCTACGATTGCATTCTTGGCATTCAGCTCAGCAACTTCGCGAAGTCGCTTGGCATCGGCGATTGCTTCATCATATAGTGTCTTTGACATTAACTGTTTCCCTGCTTTCAATACATATTAGGTTCTTTGTCAAACATCCTGCAATATCTTTATTTTTAAGCGCTGCTTAACAAGATTGCGAGTGTCTGGATCCATAAGATCATTTAATCTGTCGATTGTGATAAGTTCGTCATCAGCAAGCGGGCTTGCGCGTGTTGAGCCGTACTGATTACCTATAAGTCGCCCAGGAGCATTTGTAAAAGATTGATTGGTAGATGCACCACCCACGGCAGGACCTGTGAAGTTCTTGTAGAGCATTGACGCAGGAAAGGGTGTGATACCTTTCATGATCGACGCTTCTTCAAGCGGCGTGCTCCACCGCATCTTTGTGAAAGATGCGTTATCCTTTCTAATGTGTGCTCTAGGCTTAGCAACGCCTGTATAGCCTGTCTTGTTGATGAAATCTTGCGTGTGCATTAGATCGTCAAGATCTTCATCTTCAAAAGTGTCATCGTCTTCGATATAAGGAAAAGTTCCCACAGTGGTATAATCGCCACCGGAGAACTTTTTCTTTAGTGTACCGTATCCTGCACCTGCATTTGCATCGCCTTTAAACCAAAAGCGATGTGTAGTCGGAGGTGCGTCTCTCATGCTCAAGTAATCTTAGAAGTTCCCAGCATGAACTTGCCGATTGTGGCTCGTGCAACTTCTGCTGTAGCAGTCACAGGATTGGCTGCTACACCTTCACCACGACCGAACTGGGTTGCTGCTGCCTGTCCAGGATCACCACCGTAAGGTAGATCGCCTGTGAACTCTGGCTGTGCAAACGGATCGGTCCCGTTACCTTCGCCAGGCGACGTAAGATTGGGAATGTAAGGTGATGCTGGGAGGCCTTCGCCGCCTGTCACAACCTCAGAGAGATTAGGAGCAGCGTAAGCATCATCTACACCTGATGATCTACGGCCAGCAAAACGCAAGTCAACCTGGTTGAACATGTACCCACCGTCATCAAGCACACCGTCAGCAATACCGATGCTGGGTATGCTATCACCGGGCCCACCGTTGCCATTCAATGCAGAGATACCTGCATTCTCAGCAGCAGTGGGTGTGTACACATTGCTGTAGATGGGTGAAGAGGGAAAGCACGACTTCAGGTTGACCTGGTTACGATTTCCAAGGCCACCTGTCTTTGCGCCATCATCTGGCGACACAACTGTTGTATAGTTAACTGCCATCTTGTCTCTCCCTCCTTAGTAGATCACAAACTGAACAGAGAGATTAGAGGCTCTCCATGATACGACGCTTGAGAGCAAGACGACGCTCCATGATTGCCTGGAGGCGGCGGCGGAGACGCATCTCCTCCTCCTTGAGCATCTTAGCGGCGTGCATATCGTCCTGTGGGCCTATCTCCTCGGCGTGTGGGGGCTTCTTTGCTGACCACTGCACTTCTTCCTCATCGAGGTGGTAGGCCTTGCGGGCCTTTGCATTCTCCTTAGCGTGAGCAGCCTCGACCTTCTTCTTCTCCTCGAGGACCATTCTTCTAAGCATCTGGGGTGTAAGCTTCTTCATTGTAAACTCCTGTGGAACATAAATTAATTATCACGAACTTTGCAAATTTACTACTTTCTTATTTTCTCTGAGAATGCCAATGCTGACCACATTGATGCACTCTCACCGAACAAGTCAGTAGGATCTGACATCATCATCTTTCTTGCTGCAGCATCACCTGCTGACATCACTTGCTCTTCATGTGAAGGTTGTGCGTTTCTATTATTACTCTCGCCCATATGCATGTGCTGACCTGACGAAGCAGTTTCTGCCAGGATGCCCGCCATGATGGGATCAGACGTAATGTCTTTGACCATGCTGAGTGGATTGATCTTCTTGGCAGCGGGCGCAGCTCTCTGCACTTGATCACGTGTGGGTGCAAATGCAAGCTTGTCATAGACAGACTGCCGCGGTTGTTGCTGCGGTGCTGCTCCTGCTCTGCCGCTTAAATTGCGTGCAGGTGCTTGAGCAGCTGGCGCTTGACGTTGAACTTGGCGACTTTCAACAAGGCTACCACCGCCACCGAGGCCCTCACTTAGTATCTCTACGAGACACTCCTTTACGATGCCCTTCAGATCTTCTTTGGATAACTTCATACTACTTCCATGCTAAGATGTCTGTGAAGATCCTATTAACTCTGTCGGATTTCGTAAAAGTTTTCTTCAACTCTCTGCCTGATATCACCTTGCTCTCATTCATCATGAATGCGCCCGGTGTTGAAGGCTCTGAGACGATGTCGAAGCAGATCAGCTGGAAGTCATCTTGAACTACAACAGCTCCGCTTTGATTACGTGTTGATCCAACACCTCTAGATGATATGCCCAGTGTGATGCCTGCCTCAACGAGGCTCTGGAGGATCTTACCGCTAGGTGTGTCAAGTAGCTCCACGACTCCCGTCACAGTGTCGCCGTCCATCTTGGCTTCGCGCACAATGTGTGACACATTCTTCAATTCTACGACAGACGTGTCAGGATGATCGCACTCACCCAGCGCTCTATTCTCACGAATGAACTTCTGGTAGTTATCAATCTCACGCTCAAGGATGGCGCGTGGATAAATACGACCGTTCTGGTTCAGTGTATCAGCACGCTGGATAACACCGCGGAGCATTACTTTGCCACCGTTAAGCTGCTTTGACTCACGAACAATATCGGGTGAGTACTTAAGTGGCAACCACTCCTTTAAAAGAACCATGTTATCACTGGCCATCGTCTTCCTCCTCGCTCAGTTCTGTCACTAATTGAGACACTGTCATAAAGCGTGAGATTGTCTCATCATTGAGTGATGTGAAATTTAAGTTGCGTAAAGCTGTCTCCACAAGGGGTATCCTCTCTTGCAGAGTTTGATTTTTAGTTGCTGTCTTTAGCTGGCGCACTCTAGTGAGTGCTGTCTCTCTGAGAGAATTGAGACGACCAAGGAACTTCTCCTCCTGACCGTTCTCAATGCTGAAGATGTAATCTTGGATCAGCTTTGTCTGATCCACATTGAGCTTGCCTGCATATTTCTCATTGAACTTCTCGTTCATGAGCTTGACGACAAGATTATCAACTTCAGGTGTAGGTGCATCGAGATCAACAGGAAGCTCTTTCTTCTCAGCGAGAAGCCAGTGGACAACTTGTCCCTCGAGCATCACCATCTTCGTTAGATCAGAGCGATCACCTGCGCACCACTCGTTCAGGAGATTTTGCACAGTTGCGTAGAAACGATAGTCAGGTATTCTTCTTTGATAAAAATCGTCATCTCTTAAGTTGTGATTGATCTCTCTGATCAGGAGCGACTTCTCGTGATCAAGTTTGCGCATATCTGCTCTGCGAGCTGCTGATTTGGCTTCAGCAAGGACGGCAGCAGCTACAGGTGTGTCACTCACAGTTGACTTGACAAGCGCGTTGAAGAGCCTGTATTCCTTGTAGAGCTCAGTTGACTTATCATAGTACTTCTCAATGATGTCAAGAGCTCTTTGTGCTCTCGTCTTATCGTTCTCAACTATTGCTGCTGATACTGAGCGCAGTAGCAGCTCATAGATGATACCGACATTTCGCTTCTTGTTGTGCTGGATGTTCATTCGTCCTCCTCTGTCGTATTGCTAGACGCAGAGATCTGCCTATTAAATATATTCTTACGTCGCATTGAACCTAAAACACTGTGTATCTCTGACATTCTTGTATCGTTGAAGGTGTAGTCATCATCTGGGTCGACGTCGTCATCAATCTCCTTAAGAACATCCTTAAATGGATTGATTAGATCGTTCTTTGCACCAAATGGGTGTGCAATCGAGTCAGTTTGATCACTCTTGTCGTGACTGACCATTGCATTGTGATCAGACATGTTGTGCAGGTGGCCGCGGCGCTTCCTCTTTGCATTGTAGCGATCACGATCTGCCTTTGTCTTTCCCTCGATCCTCTCACCGAGCAGCTTGCGTCCTATCGCGTCAACTGTGTTCTGCGCCTTGATGGGAGCACTTTCATCGTTGATTGACAAGTTAGACAGGTCAAAATCTGGCTCTGCTAGAATTCCTAAGCCGCGCTTGTTTGTATTTGAAGAAGCCGTCTCAGGACCAGGCGCTGTAGGTGCTGCTGGAGGTGTCTCACCACCGGCGGGTGGCGTTGGCTCTGCAGCAGGCGCTTCAGGCTCAGATGCGAATGGGCTTGTTGGAATACCTGCAGCCATTGATGACATGTCAGGAGCTGTAGATTTGTCTTCAGGCAGCTTGACTGCTTCGACCTTGAGCTCCATCTCCTTGTCCTTGATGATACCCTTCTCAATGGCGTCAATCTCTTCATCAGTCATCTGGAAGATCTTCTTACGAACCCAGCGCTTGTCGACAAGGTTAGGAATGCCGTTGGCAGATCCTGCAATCTGGAACTTGGTGTTGTAGAGCTCAAGCTTCTGCTGCTGTGCAATCGTTGAAGGATTTGTCAGCTTAAGGTCAAAGTCAAGGAGGTCAGGTCCGTCAAATCCGTTGGAATGCAAGTGGATGATGGCGATCTTATTGAGCTCGGACACGATTGTGCGCTGGATGCGAGCAATTGTGCGAGAAAACCTGATGTCTTCCTGTGACAGTGTCGCCTTTGCACCCAAGCCTTCATCGTAGCCGAGATAGGCCTTTGGGATCTTCAACGCAGCGAACATCTTCTTCTGGATGTACTGCACGTCCTCAATTGCTGCTGCATTTGCGCCACCAGCGAGTGGCTCAATCTTTGTGCCCGATTGACCGCCGCGCACAGGAATGAAGTAATCCTCGTCTACTGACAGTGGATTGTATCTCAGGTCGACGCGTCCTGTCTGCTTATCAACAACTTGGCTCTTCTTGAGCTGTGCTTGAGCCTGCTCCATGTAATTTGCGATGTCTTCAGGTGGTACGTTACCCACGTCAATGTAGAATACGCGACGATCTGGTGCACGGACAACGCGGTAGACAAGCATCGCGTCCTCGACGAGGATCAGCTGACGCCAGATACGACGTGCTGCTTCAAGAACTGATGAGCCGTAAGGCAAGAATGCATCATTACCTAGAATTCTAAAGTGTGACACCTGCCAGTTCTCAAGAACTTGATTTCCCTGCGTCAACCATCGGAAGCGCACGGCCATTGGGTCGTCCTTATCATACCCTTCTTCGCGCTCAATCTCATTGACTGGAATTGGGTAGACGTTGATGACACCTTGATCAGGTGAAACGTCGTTGAAGAGGAAGAAGTCACCGTACTTGCACATGTTGCGTGCCCAAGCTGTCAAGTTGAAGTTGACATTGAGCGTGTCGTAGAAGAGCTCATTAAGCAGCTTGTGGACGACAGGATTTTCTGAGTGGATGTGGAGGACATTGCCCTTCTCATCGGGTGAGATTGTCTCCTCAGAGTAGATGTCAAGTGCCGATGCAATCTCTGGTGTGTACTCCATCTCTTGGAAGTCAGAGTACCTTGCCATACGGTCATAAGAACCGTATGCACTCATCGCTGAGCTGTAGACGTAGCTCTGAGCTTTTCTAAACTGCTCAAATGCTGAGGTTGACTTTGTTGAAGGAGTGACTTCTCTCACTCTTCTCTTAATGACTGGGCCGCTCCTGAAGAGCTTAGTGAGCCTATTAAAGAGGTTACTATCTTGCGCCATTTATTCTCCTAGTTCTTATACACCCACGCGAACTCAGGAGGTATCCCCATCGGCCGCGAGTGTCCGCGCAGCACGCGATCTCGGTTTGTCTCTTGTTGGTGTTTGTTTGATATTACGTCGTTTGAGGCACCATTAAATTGCTTGTTCTTAAAACCCATCGCGGCAAGCATTGCATTGTTTAACTTATCTGAGTCCTTACCATAGTCATTTGATGCATCATAGAGCCAAGTTCCGATGGCGAGCGAGAGAATAAGATCGTCGTTCTCTCCCTTCATTGCCTGTGCTTTGTTCTCATTCCAGACAAATGTCTTCAACTCTTCATAGAAACGAGACGAGTATATTAGAAGCTGTTTGTTTCTGATGACCTCTTCGAGCTTTGTGAGGATCTGGTTTCTTGACTTGCCGCTCGTTGTAAAACCTGCCAGCTCTGTCTCAGCAGGTGGAACATAGTCGCCGATGTAGACAGACTTGTTCTTGTTATAGTACATCTTTGGGTAGCCTAGATCTTTAAGCTTGACTATGGTTGCATATCCAAATGAGTTATTCTCAGGGCACATTAGCGCCTTATTGTACAGCAAACCATACTCATTTAAGAGTTCACCAAACTTATCTGGTGCAATCTTACCCTTGTACTCAGCGACTACTTCACCTTCAGTGCAATCGATGACGTGAAAAGTTGAGTAATCTTTCCCATCGCCTCTTGCAACGTCAGCAGAGACGATGTACTTGTGCTCTGACAGCGCGTGTTTCCAGATCCAGACATTTCTATCTGGCCCGCCGCGATCAATTGGAGGTCGTATAATCTTGCTAATCCACTTGATGTCGTCGTCATTGAGGAACGTCTCACCTGACGCAGCGAAGTCACACAAGTACTCCTGAGCGATCTCTTTAGCGGATAGATTTCTTGTCTCTTTCTCGAACCACGCCTGATCACGTTCAGGATGAACGTCCCAGTTCAGCCTGATGGCCTTAAATTCGTTTAAGCCCGACTCAGCCTCAGTGAAAAGCTTGTAGTATTGTCCACCCACACCGTTAGGTGTTGAAAGCACAATAGCACGACCACCAGTTGAGATCGTTGGATATAAGCCTGTCCATAGCTCATCAAAGTTTCTAACGAATGCTGCCTCGTCGATGATCAGCAGCGACAACGACTCAGAACGACCTGCGTCTTCTGATGTGGGAACAGCCTTGATCGAAGATCCATGACTAAATTCGATCATCTGCCGGTTGTTGAGAGTGATCTGCGGGAGCACCATCCACGGCGGAAGGTTACTCACCATTGTCTTCACTTTCTTAATGAAGTTCTGGGCAACACCCAGCTTAGTTGCGATGATGAGGATATTCTTGTCTTTCTGGAAGAGCGCAAGCCAAACAGAATATGCAGCAACAAGAGTTGACAAGCCAAGCTGCCTGCTCTTGACAATGACTGTAAATCGATTTTCTATGAAGTCATTGACGCAGTCATCTTGAAATGGGAACGTCTTAAATGGGATCGTTCCCTTAGTTGGATGCTGGATCTTTACGTAGTTATTGAAAAAATACGCCGGATCTTTGCCACAGCGTATAATCTCAGATACTTGTCTTGACTTGTTGCTCGTGTTCATACATCGATTTCATATGTCGTATTAAATCTATAGTATGCAACTTTACGTGGATTGTAAGGTGACATACTGATCAGCTCGATGCCGTTGTCAGACGTCTTCTTCTTGAGATTGAGTGTCTTACCTTCAATTCTCTTGAAATCTTTCTCAACTTGATCAATCGACTTCTTAGTAAGCTGAACTGCAGCGCGCTCCAGCTCTTTTGACTGCTCTCTCATGGATTGCTCGGAAGCAAAGTGAACCAGCGTTGTGTACTTAACGATGAGAGAGTTGCCTTGGAGCGTCATCTTTATTGACACCGTCGGTGCATTTGTTGTTGAGCTTTTACCGAAAGTTGTGTCGATAAGCTGCCCGAGTGTATTTACTTGTTGCATTGAAAGCATGCGACTATCCTCTTAGTATATCTATTTCGTTAAGTATGTGCGATCTTCTATTAATAATTTCAGCATCCACTTCATCTCTGTTAGGACGCCATCCCATCAACCATTGTGAGCGGTTCGTCTCGGCCCACTTCATGCCACACTCCGTGCAGCACTGAAACAGCCTGTGGTAGTCAACATCATCTTGCCCAACCATCACTGTCTCACAGACAAGACAGAATAACGGAGTGACATCAGGAGTATCTGACACTTGCGCCTCCGTCGATCCAGTTGATCTCAACAAAGTTGTCAACTGCATCCTTGATTGCATCTACGTGTGAGATGATGAGGATCTGGTTGAAGTGCTTCTTCAGCGACCGCAGCAGGCGCGAGCATGCTTCAAGATTGGTGTCATCAAGTGCGCCAAACCCTTCGTCAATGATGAAGATGTTGGATTTAGGCAAAGATGACATATTAATGAGAGCAACTCTTGTCGCAATTGCAGAGATCATCTTTTCCATTCCCGATCCTAGCTCAATTATCCGTCGCTTGTCACCGTAGTTAATGTAAACTTCAAGTGAGTTCGACTCCTCATCAACCTCAAGCTCGACTGTGAAATTGCAGACACCGAGTAGAATGTTCTGGATCTCAGCATTGACAAGAGGAAGTAGTTTAGAGATTAGGCGAGAAGGGAGGCCCTTCTTTGACATGGCGACGTTGAACAACTCAAAGATCTCGAGGTCAGCAAGATCTCGCTCAAGCGTCTCCTTCTCACTCTGGAGCGTTGTGATCGATGTCTCATGAGCACCGACGTTCTTTGCATTTGTGAGCTGCAATTTACGTGTCTTCTCAAGCTCTTCTTCTACTTCCTTGATGCTGTCATAGACACCGCATAGGCTGTCTGAGTCGTTGACTACCGCACTTAGACGATCGATCTCAAGATTACATGTAGCAAGATCTACATTGACAGTTTTAAGTGATGCCTCTGCATGCTCGATCTTCATATCAAGCTTGCTAACATCAAACTGGAGTGTTCGCTCTTCCTGGAGCATTACGTCGTATTTCTTGACCTTTTCGTCAAGATTTTGCTCGGCTATTTCGTTAATATCAGCTTGAAGCTGCTTGATGTACTTCCGCTGCTCTTCAACTTCTAGCTGCTCCTGGCCAATCTTTGACTTGCTCTCAAACGCCTTCTTGATGAATGGACACGTTGGAAATTCGTCGCCGCATGGAACAGTCGATAGAATTCCAACATCTTCATTCAGCCTTCCTAGAGATTTAAGGTGCTGTTGTAGCTCTCTATTTGCAGCTTCGAGCTTTGTCTCTAGCGACCTTTGTGATTGAACTTTCTGTCGAAGCTCATCAATAGGAAACTTTTCCTTCAGTGCACTGAACTTCTCAAGGCGAACTGTATGCTTAGCGCGCAGTGCGGAGGCATCCTCAATTTGAGATGTATACTCCTTATGCTTCTCAGCAAGACGATCCCTGCGCTGCTCGAGTTCACGCAGCTTGACAGCTGCCTCGACTGATGTATCACCATTGATAATGACACGTAGATCTGCTAACTTCCTAGTAAGATCACTGTGTGCATTGTCAAGTTCAGAAGTTTTCTCTCTCTCAACTGCAAGCATCTTTACAGCATCAGAAATTTTTGCATCAATCTGCTGCTTGTCTCGGCGACCTCTAAACGAGGCACGGAGAGGTACAAGATCCTCTCGTGACCGCTCATAAAGTGAGTCAAAGATGTCAAGATTAAGAAACTTTCCAATGATCTGCTTGCGGGCTGTCGACTTCTCCTCAAAGAACTTATTGAGGTTTCCTTGAGCTGCAAGCGATGTCATGAAGAAGTCATCTGCAGTTCCAATTAGCTGTCGCAGCACCTTCTCTGTCTCACGACGCTGTTCATCTGAGACGTCACTTAGCTGCATATCAGTGTCGAGTTTAGTGATGCCTAGCGTCGTGTTGACGTTGACGTCACCCTTCTTATTGACTGTCTTCTTAGTTCTGCGAGAAATCTTGTACTTGTCACCCTTGACTGTAATGTCTGCTTCAGCATCACATGTGTCCTCCTTGTCATTGATGATGTGGAGGTTCTTGAGAGATCCTCTATCTGAGGTGTTGAAGAGACAGTAGACAAGGCTGCCAATGATGGATGACTTTCCAGCACGGTTCTTGCCAAAGATGCCTGTGATGCCAGATGACTTGGTAAAGTCAATCTCGTTATCACCGCGGAATGCAAACGTGTTCCTAAAAGCCAGCTTGTCAAGTGACCAGCTGTAGTTTCGATCCTCATCACCACCCAAATCAAGTGACTTCATGTACCTGTCGACGATTGCATCAACACGCTCAAACTTGTCTTTTGGCAACGCTGAGTCGCTGTAGAAGTCACGGATCAACTCTTTGATTGTGCTAGGCTGCCTGAGATCTGTGACGGGTGTTCCGCTTGTCTTTGCCAGGCTTTTGCCAGCGTCTAGATCTGCGATCTTATAGACAATCTCTTTAGGTGACTTCTCAGCTTGCAGCTTCGATTCAATGAGGTGCAGCGTTGTAGGTGGCACCGGAACATCGGAGCCAATGCGGACACGTGCACCCGTAGGAGCGCTATCGATCATCTGGTAAGTTTCATCAAGATCACCGCGGTAACCGATCGTTACAAATGGTGAGTCGTTGATGATGTGGATGAACTTACAGCTGTAATCAACTGATGACTTAATATCCCACAGCAGGCAGCCCTTGATGACATCCTCACCGTAATCCTGCTGGATGAACGACCCAGGATAGGAGATGACACCGTTGCCTGTGACATTTTGACGCTTGTGAATGTCACCCAGGAATGTGTAGTCAAACTCATCAAAGAAGCTTGCTGTCACTTCACCGTTGATCTTCCAGTCGGAGTCAGTCGATGACCCACGAACGGCACCGTGGAAGCAAGCGATGTTGATCTCACCCTTGACAGGCTTGACATCGTCCCACCCCTCCTCGTCAAAGCACGAAAAGACGCACCAGTTGATGCCAGGCAGGCCCGTCGGATAGACACCCGACTTCTTGTACAAGTAGATGCGCTTGTTTCCCAGCGCGTTGATGATGGGTGTGATCGCATCTTGTCGGCTCTTGTTGTGGATGAGACCGTCATGATTACCCAGGATCATGTGGACAGGCGCGATCTCTGCCATCGTCTCAAAGCACCAAGTCAGAATATCAATCAGCTCTGGTGTGATGCCCTGTGTCTTGGAGTGAACGATGTCGCCACCGACGAAGAAGACATCAGGCTTCTCCTTTCGAGCGATGTCGAACAATCTAGTGAAACACTTCCTATACTCGTCATGTCGAGACAGGCCTCTAAAATGGATGTCTGAGATATGGAACGCTTTCATATGTTCTAATCTTAGACAAGAAAAGCTAGATTTATATTTTAGTTCCTAAAGGCTTTGAGCTTGTTGCTGAAGTGCTCGATCTCAGCAATCATCTCGTCGCTTATCTGGTCGGCATCATCGTACTGGTCGTACACACCAATCGCATCTTCGATGATCTCATAGAGGCTTCTCTTGAAGAGCGCAGTTGCTGTGATTGTTCCGCTCTTCTTGCCGCCGCAGCCTCCCGGTGCTCCACCGCAACCGCAACCGCAGTCGCCGCCTTCATCTACTGTCTCGTCGCCTACGTCACCAACGGGCGAGTCGTCTTGTGGGGTCTGCTTTGTGAAGAGTGCATCATCTGCGAGCACATCGGCCATCTCTTTGAGAATGAATCGACGAAGTTTTAGATTACTAGGCATGCAGTTAAATATCTGCTATAGAATAGATCCACTTGATATCTTGCTAATTTTGTGCAGCATGCTGATCTTTGGATGCCACGCTTTTGCATCTGCTATACACTGCTTAGCAACGTCACGCGGCATCTCACCGATGTCTTTAAAACCTGTGATGTCTGCTTGACGGACCTCGACGCCGAACTTGTACAGATCACCTGCAATCTTATGCATCTTATCCTCAACGTCGGGGTCGAGTGCCAACGTCACCGGAATATTGTTTGCCACAATCTTGGCAAAAAGTGCTGCTGATTGCGGTAGGTACGATCCAAGTATTGGGATTGCATTCTGACCAACGTTGATCGCATCAAAGACGCCCTCGACGATCACGACGGGCTTTGACCAATCAACCATTAAATCGTTGAAGATGATCTCTGTCTTGTTTGCTTTTGAATTGACATAGCGAGGTTTTGTGTCCTTATCAATCGAACGTGAGACGTAGTAGTTAAGATCACCATCAGAGTCAAATGAGGGTATGATGACGCGTCTTGTAAAGCTATTCTCACTGCTGACACACATCTTCCAATACCACAGGTCGCGCTCAGTTAGGCCGCGCCGCATCAGATAGTTGTATGTCGCTCTGAAATTAGGGTTCTTAGAGTTTGCCACGAGTGCAACAGGTTGCAAACCGTCAGGCAGTGTCACAACCTCTACAACAGGAACCTCAGATGCGTCATCGTCACTAATGCCGAAATGCTCTCTAAAAGCGACAACAACTTCGGGTGAGTAGTACTGCTTAAAGAGCGATCGAAGATTTCCACCTTTGACACCACATACCCAGCAGTGGTACTTCCACGTCTCAACGTTGATCGACAGCTTCTTCTTGTCAGGTGTCTTACAGTTTGGGCACGGAACAGCACAATCGTTGCCGTCTCGTGAAACTTGGATGTCACGAAATATGCCGCGCAGAAATCTTATCTTCTCGGTCGAAGTGACAGTCGTCATATCTTAATAGTAAGATACGTCTACTCTTTGTTCAACCAGCCTGCTCGAGCCAGCACATATGCATCTGACATATCATAGCACGATGTCTGGACGCCACCCGTCTTTGTGGTGGGCCACTCAATGTCAATTTGAGGTTTGACGAACTCGAAGATCTGCTGCTTCGTGGACACTTCTGACTTTCGGTCAAGCTTGATACCCAGCTTCGACCTTGCTGACGTGGCATTGAGAAAGACGGGTTTTGTCTTGCAAACTTCGTAAGAGATCAGAGACGCTGCGCCATTAAAACGAGCGAGTGTATTGATCGTCTTAGCAGATGACATGCCTGGCCGGAATGCTTGCAAGTTCTCCTCGATGCAGATCTTCTTGATGCCCACATGCCTTGCAAAAACTGCCGAGAGTGCGGTCCTATAAGCATCACACTTATCGAAGAAGTCATCAAGCTTGTCAAGCTTAAAATTTCCTACCTCAACTACTCTGCCCACATCTGTCGTCACAATCGCGTAGCCTGTGCATGACGTCGAGATGTCGAGGCCGAGGATCGTATCACATGTCGTACTTAATTCTAAAGAGAAACTCTTCATCGGGCCTCTTGAGCACTGGTTGTGCCAGGTTCGCTCTCATAATAACGTTAAAGTTGTCGTCGTGAATATTGATGCCCGTGATGTACACGAAGTTATCTGCCGTTTCATTCTGTTCATTTGTAGGTGGGAATGATAGGTAACTCGGATTAGATGATGAGTTGATCTCTCCAGCTGGACAAATAACATCGATAGTATATGTGTGGATATTCTGCGACCCATTGAACGAGACAGAGAAATTGTCCTTACCGAAGTAGTAGAGGTGAGGTGACTTGATGATCGCAAGACCCTCATCGTAGAAGAGGTTACCTACAGTCGCCCAAGTGGGCGGAGGTGTGACTGCATCTGCGCGGTAGAGACCCCCAAAGCCGTTATCCTTAAGCGTGATGTTAATCTTATCACCCGAGCCTGTCAGTGCTGTAGATGATAATGTAAATGACTGCGGGAATATCTGATTACCGTAATAGAGATTGCTAACTTGATAGATCGTCGACAGGTTGCTTGATCTATCAGCAAATGATGACGTTGTGTTAAAAGAAAAGAGTGATGTGACTGTCCCTTGATAACCGCGCGAGAAGAGGCTGTAGTAGCTCGTGTCAAAATTGAAGTTTGTTGGAGTTAAATAATTTTCAATTCCTGACCTTGCTATCGATCCCGTTCCCTGCGATGTAGGTTCAAGTGTTGTGTCTATGTTAGACAGTGATATGCTGTCTTTTACTTCATCTATTCCAAGTGAAAATTGTCTATATAAACCTTCTGCTGTGTCTGTTATCAAGCTTATAGACGGCGAGATGAAGCCATTGTCACATGGCAAAATTGTGTACGCACGCTTAGCAAAAGCAGGATCTTTGAGCAAGTGATCGACAGCAAATGTGTCAACAACGGTTGTATTGAGCGATCCTGTTAGGCGATAAAGGCGCGGTGCGTAGTTTAACCCACTTGATGCAAATTGAGCTGGTGAACTTGAAACTTGATCAAATAGAAAATTTTGAAGATTAGGAGAAAAAACTTGACAAGCAAAAGCAAGTGGTATGTTGAAAGGCGTAACATTTAACTTTGCGGCGGGCTTACCTGCTATCTCACTTAATTTACCTATTGGTGTGACAAAATCTTCCTGCTGTTTTACAGCGTAGTTTGTAAAAAAGGGAGGCAAGTAAAAAATCAATCCAGAAGTACTGGCGGTGGCGCCATTTGTTCTGTAGTAACTAACTTCTGTATCTGTCAAAACTCTATTGAAAATTTTAACTTCATGTATTTCGGCATTGAGTGGGCTTGAAAACGTGAAACCTGCTGGGTCGCTTGTGCCTCCGTCGAGTTGCGTTACACCTTCACCTGTTGTTGTGTTAGCAACTACGCTGTTGAAGAACTTTGCCGTCGTATCACTTCCAACATACTGATTTCCCAAGATCAATGTTTCTACATTTGCTGTGTCTGTAATTGAGCTGCTTGGGTAGTAGAAAGAAGATGTCGTAGCATCAATTGTGAAAGATCCTGATCCGTTGTTGTATGATGCGCCCCAACGAATTGAAACATGATGCCAGTTGTTATGCTTTAAGAGATTATCATCGCTGACGTAGATTAAATCTTGCGGATATGATCTTGAACCATTTGCCTGCGTAACATCAATACTGTTAAGTGGCACATTCGCACTGTGCTGAAAGCCTACTGCAAGACGAAATTGATCAACTTGACCGTCTGCATTCTTGTGTGATCCTGTGTGTAGTGACACACAAATTGATGACGACATGTGCAGGATAGCACCTGCATTAAAGCTAATACCTGCGTCTGCTAAATACCTCGGATTGATGTAAAAATCAAAGCTAAAAGCATCTGTCAGTGTGTATTGGTCATCAATGTTTGGATAGATGATTGCGCTATCACTAGGCACCGTCGATGCTGTGAAGAAGTTGATCGTGTGGTAGTTCTTATAAGAGTAGTCACAATCTGCGTAGACAGATCGGTACTGTGGCATCATGACATTCTTGATGATGCTTTTAGTGAATGAGTTGCGATCAAATTCGATCGACTGTGTTATACGCTGCACCGGGATGACGATGTCATTTTTCCTACTCTCAGCTAGGAGATTTACAAGACGAATGTACTCATCTAGCAGAGCAGGACGATCTGTAGTGTTAGCAATTATGTCCTGCCTCAGTGACTCGATGTATGCAGGTCCTGTAGGATCTTCTACAAACGTCGTCGTTCCTCTAGTGCCTATGGCAATTTCTTCCTTAAGATAGGCACTCGGCCGTTCTATCAACCGAACTGATCCTGTGATCCCGCTTGAAGACGACACAAACTCAGCGCGTGGCCGCAGTGTGAGAGAGAACGTGTCGAAGTTCTCAGGCTGCAGCTTGATGAATGACATGTACCCCTCTTTTTACCTTTATAACTATAAACATGTTTTATTATCCTTAAATTCATCGCCTCGAGCGTGCGTCAATCCTAAATCGGCTTCGGTTACGATCCTGTAGCTAATTCCCAGGTCATTGCAAAATTTTATTGCTGCACTTGTCTTTACAGACACTTCATCAGATGAAACCAGAGTGCAAGGTTTCACTTCAATAATCTCTTTTTTACCATCGCGATATTCTACTAAGAAATCTGGAATGTAGTTCTTTCGTCTTTCATCATGTGTGTAGGGTATCTTTAATGGTTCGGATGTAAATGTTACTACATCGTTGTCATTATCAAGTTGCCTTGCAAAAACACTTTCGTAAGATGACCGCAGAAAAATTCTGCCTGCTTTCTTAGATACGTACCACTCTGTCTTAAAGCCCGTATGTGTCCAAAGACCGTCGACAATCTTTTGAGAGATGGCATCTGATACTTTTTCAGAATTTCTTTTGACACGATCGTCTGTATAAGCTGTCAATCCGCTGTTCCAAGCAGGTTTTCCAAACCTGTGATTTGCTGCACCTCTACAATGATAGAATGCATTTCTTTCACCTAAATTTGCGCATGATTTAGAGCAAAATCGTCGAGCTCTATTGATAAACGTCGTCTCAAAATTGCTTCCGCAGCCTTCGCAAGAAATGATTATAGGCCCATCAGGTCTCTGATAAAGATGATCGTAAGCACATTTCTGTGTGCAAAATCTAGCATCTTCTGCTCTAAACTTTATGACATCAAATTCCGTGCCGCAGTGCTCGCACGTCTTCGTGACGCGTTGGCGTTTTGTTCCGGAGTTGGAGCAAGCTTTTGAGCAATATTTTGAGCTTCTCGATCTATAGGGAACCTGCCAGATCTTTTGGCAGAACTGGCAGGTGACTTGAACTGGTGCAAATTTCGTCATGATGCGCTCTATAGATTAAATATAACGCGCACTTTAAAAGAGAAGAACGACAAAAAAGATTTAAAAATCTAATCTTACTCTAAATGTCAAATCCTTCTCATCATTCTTCTCGATTGGACGACTCATCTTGGCAACTGCCAGCAAGTTATCGTTTGCATCGTAGAGACCCACCGTTGTGATGTAGCTGAATGTTCGATCAGACGTAGGATCATCGATGACAATGATATTACCGTCTGCGTCAGTGAAAGTGGGATTTGACGAGTAGTTGAACTCATCCGACGTGGCACGACAGAACACCAAGGTTGAATTGATGTTGGTGACATTCTGGAACGTCAGCGCTGTGAGAGAGCCAGAGCTAAATCTGCAGGATGCAAGATGGTCAACGATGTCATCGATCGATCCTGATACAAAGAAATCAGGGATAAATTTGGCATTTGGATTTCCACTTGCACTTCCAATTACTGCTGTACCGCCTGATGACATAGCGTCAATTGTTCCCGACACATGTTGCGTCCCTGATAGAACCTTCTTGGCGTCTAGAACTATGATGCCTTGATCGTAGAAGAGATTACCTACGACATTAGATGACAGCGTGGAGAATGCAATATCGCCAACTTGGCCACCGAAACCAAACTGCGTCCCTTGTCCTGCATCTGTCAAAATGGCTGATCCTGACGTTGATGTTCTATCAATATTTGAATAGGCAGGCTGACCTGACGTTGTACTATCAACGACGCCAGTCGTGTAGAACTGCATCGCAAATGTCTGTGGTTTGACGCGGTCACGTGCGAATAGGCGCTTGATGTTGACGAATATTGCCTCGTCAATGTAGTCAGTTGTTGCAGGATTGCTGAACGGTGCCGAGAATTGAGCATCTGCATCACCGAGCAGTGTCTGTGCGAACTGTCGGTAGACGTTGATCTTCTCTCTCATCATCAATGACTGTGATGGGAAAAGAAGCTTGCCTGCCGAATCGACGCCAGTTGTGCTACCAGCAACTGTTGAGCTACCTGAGAAGAGGCCTACTGTTAGGTCAAGCACCTCATTTGCCGTCTGAAGAGTGTAATCCTGGTCGAAAACTGTCTGAAACAGCGACGATGTGACGCCAGGCCCTATACCGCCTGTGACGAACACTTGATACTTCTTGCGCGTATCTGAGCTCGAGATGTCGTTCTGGATGACGTCGACCAGCTGGTTGAGCGCTGATCTGCTAGTCTTGATATCTGCAGCAGTTATCTCTTTAAATGTGGGCATTTTTTATCCTAGCTGATCCTTACTTCAAATTCTTTGACGGCACCAGAGTTGATGCCTGTAATACGAACGTATGTTCTAACAACATTGAGGCCACTTGACTTGTATGTGTCGAACAGTGTCTGAGAGAATGTCTTGAGGCGCAGCGTGAACTGTCCGGATGCTTCACTTGCGCTTGACAGTGCTGACGACCTGTCAACAAGGTAGGTTGCATTGTTGCTTGCATCAACTGAGTCGGGCACGAGGTTCTGGAGGCCTAGGAAAAGGTCGTTGACTCGAACTTCAAATGCATTATCAATGAGCTCAGGTGAGACAAAGTTACCTTGCGTGATCGACTGCTTAACAGTGATCGTGAGGGATGGGTTCTGTGTGAGGCGTGAGATCGACACGACATTAGAATTAACGATCGCTGATCCGTAATCAAGTGTGAGGGATGGGAGCAATGTCAAGGCAGGATTTGAGATGCTTACCAGCTTGTACTTGAGCGCAATGTTTGCATTAGTTGAAGCTTCAAACACTGGTGTGTTCTTCTCGATCTTGTCTTTTCCAACAAGACGACCGTACTGCTGTATGACCGTGTAGTCAACTTCATTGTCAGCTAGTGCGAACTTAACGATGTTGAAACTACCATCATTTCTCGCGAGAAACTGTCGACCCAGGTCAGTTAAAACTGCGTCAACGATGATGTTGTTTGTTGTTTGATTGAGAAAACCCATTTGTACACCTGTTTCTAAATATTCTTTGCTTGAAGTTATAAGTTAAATATTACGTGGGCCTAAAGACACGGGCTGTCGAAGGCGTGATAACTGGAGGTTCAACATAACTATCGTTGATCTTAATATCAAGCGTTTGGCTCTGCTGGAAGTCAGTATTAACAACAAGTAGTTTATAACTGTTATCATCGCCGCGATTATTGTTGAAGACAACGTGCTCTTGATCATCGCCAGTTGCATCTGTGATGCTGATGTACTCAGGATCAAAATAAATGTTGAGGCGTGTGTAGCCTGACATCTTCATGGTATCGACAAATGTGTCACGGTTAAGAAAAATGTTAGGGTATGGCTTAGGCGCATCGGATCTAGAGATGACACGCGTGTTAATCCTATTGCGGTATCTATCGTAAGATGCTTCAAGCTGCACTGAGTAGTTAGACGTGTAGCCGTGCGCGTCGATGGCACACACTGCATAGATGAACCTACTGTTCTTAGTGAACTCTGTGTCTCTGTGCAGCGTAGTGGGTAGCAAGCTACGTGTTATCAGGCGTTCTGGTACACGCTCTGGATCTGGTGTCTTGACAACTGAGTCGTCAAAATCGTACATTCTAAGTAACTGAAATGGCTCAGAAGTCGAGCTTCTCCGAAAAACTTGAATTTTCTTAATGTCAGCTTGCAAGTTGATGGGAAAATTCCACGTAATGTTTAAGCCTGTATTGTCAGCTCGATATCTAAATGCGAGATCAACGGGTGGAGGAGGTGCAATGTACTCTTCGCAGACGACGGATGCATCTGATCCTCTTGATGCAAACAGGGCATACCTGGTCACAACTTTATCTTCTTCGGTTCCAAATGCTGTTGTCACTTGCTGGTTCATCTGAAACTGACATGCATACAGAGAGATCACTCTGTACTTGTAACTTCTTCCGTATGCGATCTCAGGATCGATGAACGAAGTTGTATTTGGATTGAGATCAAGCTTCTCACTAAAGATGTCGACTGTTCCATCGTCACGTGTGCCAAACTTTTGAATGATGTAGCCGATTAAATTATTCTTGAGTGTCGGTGAGACAATGACAGCATCATCAATAAAATTAAAATCTGCTTCATAGTCAGATGTTCTGAGAACGTATGGCCTGCTCCCAGCAACAGATTGATCTTCCACTTCATTCAATTCCGTTTGTGTACTAGAGATCTCATCTGCATAAACATTCTTCGGTGAGCTTAGGCTGGCATCTGCAACTGTTCCTGCAACAGTAGGTAGAAAAGAAAAGCCAAACTCAAGCCCACGTAGTGTCTCTTCAACAGCACTAACTTTGATTTGACGCATATCAGACACTGCGTATCTGTATCCGTCGGGCTGTATGCTATTCACGACGGCATCAAGAATTCTTCTTGATGCGCTGCTAGTTTCTTGATCTTGGAGAGCAGTGATTGACCCTGACAGGATACGGTAAATTGTCTTGTCCAGCGTTGTGTCAATAATGCTGACACCTACTCTTCCAAACACATTAAGCGCAGCTTCTCGAGCAACATTTCCCTTTATATCTGTTCTACTAATTGATAAGTTTCTATCAATTGCGACAGGAGGCTTTGTGATGGTTATTCTGTTAAATCTGGGATAGACAGCGTTGCGTCCATAAAACGCTCTGAGTGTTTCATTTTGTATGTTCGATGTACCGATATTATCTGTATACGTTGATGTTGTTAGATCAACGTCGGTCGATGTAAAACCGACGCTACCGTACACATTAGACGTCTCGTTAGTACGCTCATCGGACGTAAAAAAGTTGTAGACGAACTTTGCTTCTATGCTGCTGACTTCGGGAAGATCAACTAACAAAGCAGGTTTTGATATGACTGTCTCGGTCATCTGTTATTACCTCCTAGGCGTCCACCAAATCGATTGCTTGTCTCTACGACAGCATTTATTCCTACACTATCAATGCCTTGTGACCTAACATCTGTTTCCACAAATGTTGTCAAAGCATTCTGGAGCGCATTTGAGTAGCTTCTACGTGTTGTTGCTGCCTCAAATGAGACGGGTGGCTGACTTGCTTCAAGACGAACCTTGGCAACGACATCTAAAAATGCAATGTCTTCTCTGCTGATCTGGAGTTGCTCAATAACTTCACTGACGTCGACAGGTATCACATGTATCCTTTCAAACGTCTTTGACACCATCATTGATGTCTTGTGCTGATCGGGTGCAAGCTGTATTGACCTCGATAGATCGCGAAGTACACGCTCCTTGTTGAGCTGGCCTTCCGGTGTATCTGGATAGTTGACTGCAATTCGATCAACTATTGTCGTGTAATTAGCATCCTGTGCAGCATCTGGGTAGCGTCTACCTTGTGGGATGAGATCAAAAACCTCCTCATCAAGTGTTATACCTGCCGTCGTCTTCAACAATAGCTTTGCATAATGGCTCATGAGATGGTTATTGACAATTTTACTATCTCCCAGGATGCTCTCAAGGTCAGTAATTGAGATATCACGATAGTTTCCTGCATCATCAATAATTTTGTACTTTGTAGCACCATAAATCTGACTGTAATTTTTTAGTTCACTTGCTCTAGTGTCAGCTCCACCTGTTTGCTGCGCGCCCTCATTAATAAAGACACGTGTTGAAAATGTGTACCCTTTTGTCACAAACGACTCAAGTGTACGTGTATCTTCTTCATCCTGTGTAACCTGGATGTTCTTAAATACTAGATCAATGCTATAAAGGTGCTCTGATGTTGACACAGTATTTTGATATCTTAGTGTCTCCATTAGGCCCGTTGGCAACCCAACAGCTACTAGGAACTGTCTAGTCACTATGTCGCTAATTGGGTCGTTCAAATCTGGATGAGTTGCGACCGCTGTCTTTGTATTCAATGCTTGACCCACATTGTGATCTATCGCAGTTGGAAGATAAGCTGCACCTCGTAAGAGGTTTGTGTATCGATCAACAATATTTCTCTTAAGAAAAGCTTGCTCTGATTGAATAGCGTTGAGAAGCGACTCAGTGCTCTGGAGCTGATTAGATCGTTGCAGGCGCGCGACATTTTCAACTTTTGTCTTGAAATCTTGAGCCTGATTTTTGATCTGTTGCGCATGATTGACCAAAAGATTTACTAGATCGAGACAAACTTGATTTTGCTGGTTGATCTTTTGAACTATTGAATTGAAGTAGGTGCTCTGTAAGTACCGGACACTATCCTTGAATTTTTGAACTCTATTGCTATTGACAAAATCGGTTGAATTTGCCAGATATTGATTGATAGTTGTATCTAAATCAGAAGGTGATAGTTCGGCATTCTCTATAGAAAGTTTTAGTGCTTTAAATTGATCTGGATAGTACTTGACAGTCATTTTTTGATCAGTGGGTGAGTAATCAACAGTTATATTCATCTCTCTAAAGATGCTTAAGAAGAGATTTAAAATGACAAATGCACGTGCATCTCTAGTAAGTGTCAAACCAAAAGATGTCCTTGCATCAAAAAACCTTTGAAAGTTTCCTATGTCATCAATCAAAACTCTTTCTGTTTCTCTAACAACATTGTGAAATGTTTGAAATGACGAGTCATCATCTTGCATGTAAGAGAACACTGTTGAGTAATTTACGCTTTGTATGACACGCTCTGCTTGTGCACCTAGAATTGTGACATTTCCGTCACCAGTTTCAGCATTTCTTTTACTAAAAATATCATCAGCCAATTTTAGGCGCGCAGCGCTTATTTCTTCTTGATTTAAATCATCATCATTTATCTTCTTATCAAGTGCACATATCAGTCTAAAAAGGCGCGTCATAGTTTTATCATCATTTGCAGCCATGACAAAGCATGCAATTCTGAATGCACTTCCACTGCTGCTTATTTCATCTGTATTGATCTCTGATCCTCGTATAAAACTTAAAAAGTAATCTTTTATCTTGTCAACAATTGCGCTCTGGTTCTGCACTATCGTGTTAAAAACAAGATCGTTGATCTGTCTTGCGTAAAGATCATACTGTTCTGATGAATTCAAGAGATTAGAAAATTCTAGTGATGAGTTTGATCTTGAAAGATCGTCGTAGATTAAGTAATCAATACCTTTGACAACATCAAATTTACCATATCCAATTCCACCCGAGTCGACGGTAACGAGAGCATCACGAAATCTCTGTGATGACGAGGCTCTTGTTTCTGACCGAAAACCTACTACGGCATCAGATGTCTCTAAGATCTCATTAATATTTCTATATCCAATTGACACAACATCACGATCTTCAGAAGTTGCGCGCTCATAATCCTTGATCTGTGTGTACAGCGATGTGTAATTTCCCAGTACATCTAGAGCTGTAACATCTGTTGTACTTCCCGTTATTTCAAATTGCTCGTTTCTTAAACCATGAATTGTTAAATCTCTCTGAATTAGGCGAACAAGGCTTGTAATTTTGTCTGCATTCTTGAATGGTTCAAATCCAAATATTGGGCTGCCATTATCATACAGCTGAACTGATCTAACGTTTGTGTCATCAATTGACACGATTTCAGGTACAATTTTTCTAAGATTTCTAATCTGATTAACATAAAATTCACTCAAGTACCCATCTACTATTCCTTCTTTAGCAGCTGCATAGGGTCCGTTTAAAGAATAATTTTCAGTGAAAGACAGCTCGCCAAATAAGAAATAAAAATATACTGTCTTCAGTATTTGAGCAATTGATTGTGTATTTGTACCAACTTCAAACACATTGATGTTGTAATCTTCATTTATGTTCTTCAAATAATCTGTAATGCTGCTTACACTTCTTAGATAGTCGTAACGTTCTCCAATTAAATTAAACGATCTAAAGTAAGAATTCTGATTTGTGTCAACATTTGCAATATTTAGAAGCCTGATCAGCTTATCTTTCGAAATTGCAGTTTGTAAGCATAGATCTGAATATTGCCTTGCAATCTGCACATTCTGATCATATTGGGTAGTTGTAAGCTGCAGTAATGCCGTGTTTTGATCAAGTGCTGCTTTGACGTCACTCTCAACTGTCTTCTTGACTTCATTATTGAGATCAATAATGAACGGTGTTGTTGTCAATCCAGAGCCTACATCTACAACTTTAGCCGTTCTAGGTGTCGTCAATAGAATTGCTGGATACTGTGACGTCAATCCATGTGAGGCGGTGAGGTAAACATCACGCGATGAAGCATCTAGCAAGTTATAATCTTGATCGTCTTCAAGCATTTGTTGTAGCATGCTTCCATAGTTCTGGCGCTGCTGCACGCTGCCTCGCACTGCGCCTGTTGTTGACCTTGACCCAAAACTCGGCCCTCGCTGGCCCAATCGAGATGCAAGCGCGCCTGCGGCTGTTCCTCTATCATTTATTGTCGGTCCGGGCGACCCAAAACTCGGCCCTCGCTGCGCTAATCGTGCTGTAATGTCTTCAGCTGTTGTTCCTCTGCTGCCTGCTTCTTCTCTTGCTGATTGTGCATCAGAAAATGCATTAGTTGCAGTATCTGCTGTTCTATTGCGCTGTGCTTGAACCTGCAAGTTAGATAATGTACTTCTATAATCATAAGGCATCACACCACCTCGAATTGACGCGTTGTTGTCTCATTTAGCGTTGTTCCATCGTACTTGACAGGAGTGACGACATATGCAATCTGCCCCGTCCTCAACCTCGTCTTGTCATCAAGGAAATTTTGTCGCACACTATCGTCAACGTAGTGACACGTTCCAACGATAGATCTCACGCCGCCCTTGATCGTTGAGATGATAAAGAAGTCGATGACTTTTTGTGCGGTTGTGCTGGTTACATCAAATGATATGAGGCGGCGGCCTTCATCAACTGTGACGAGTTCAAAGTTATTGATATTTGTCGATCCAGCTGTTTGATTTACAGCAAATATATCCGTGATACCTAGACGCCCTTGCAAGAAACCTGATGTGTCGACATCGGTAACTTTTGTGTTGCCATACGACAAAGTTCCCCGCAGCGTAGCCTTCTTGGACAGGAACTTCTGTGTGAAGTTAACTTTTGAAAGTTGTGGTTTTGACGTCAAGTTTGACGACACAATTTGACTTCGCTGGAGAGCATCTCTCGGATTGAAAACACGGGGTGACGTCTTATCTGCACCTATCTCTTCAAAAAGATCAGCTTGGCCTCGTAGGAGGCCCTCAAAGATGTAGACGACATTCTCAGTCGCTGTATCAGTAAAATCTCCAGGTGTCACAACACCCAGATCTTTGATCTCACCTGTGTCGAGCGATACCCTTCTAACATTCACCTTTGTGATGGAAGACAGATCGCCCGACAACTTTAACGTCTCTTCTTCAAAGTAGTTATCAATTCCCTGCTCTTTCGTCGCGTTTAGGATTGCTGTTGTATCACTATCCTTAGTAAGTGTAACAGACACATTGAATGTTGTTGTGGTGCTCGCACCGCTGACATTTACACTCTTCTGCGTAACACTAATTTCCGTGCCTGATGTGTAGTCAGTAACTCTAACCACGGATGTTGTTCTTGCACGCTTAATATTACCGTAAGTGTCCTGCAGGAAGGCAGCATACTCATATGTGCGCTCAGTGTTGACTGTCAAATCTTCAATTGTAGCGATCCCGGCACCTATCTTTAGTGGTGTCTGTATGTTATCCCATTGCTTCTGTTTCTTGTCGATAGATCGACGCACAAACTGGACGTACTTGTAATTTGCAGGAGCACCGAACAGCTCAATGGTCACATTTCCTTTGTTCGCAGTTGCGACAACTGTACCCGCGACAAGTTCATCTCTCACAGACAGCGTTTTACTCTCAAAATTGCCTAGCACAATGCCAGATGTAAGCACAGGCACAGCACGAATGATCTTATTTGTTGTTGACTTGATCGGTAACTTTCTCGTGATTGCCTGCTGGCGCCAATCTGCTGGAAGTGTTCCAACGACCTTGAATGGTGCTTGCTGGGCCACAGACTGATAGGTGGGAACGTCTCGATTGTAGATCCTAATCCCAGTCACTCGAGGATCTTTGTTGAAGACATTGACTTGTGCAGTCGTCTTAGACACAAATTGGACGCCGATCGCTGGAAGCTGACTTGGTACGCTATTTTTGATGAGCTGGCGCGCATGATTAATTGTAAAGTCAATCTTCTGGACAAGGTCACCATTTGCCTTCCTGATCGTGCATATGATGGTAAATTTACCGCTGGGCGGTGTCAAAGATGCTGGGATTCGAAATGTGTGCGGTAGCAGCACGTCTGTTGATACTTTCTGACGCTTCTGTGCTGTTAAAGTTGCAGGAAGGAGGTTGTTCCTGTTGCCCTGGAGTGCTGTTGTTGTGAACGCACCCCCGATGGTGCGCTGCTGCTGTTGTGCTGCACCCATTCCCTTGCGAGCAATCTCAGCATCTTCAACTAGGCTTGCACCCACAATCTGCTTTGCAGGATCTCTGCCTGACAAAGTTAGATTTGAGTACACGTTGACGCCGCTGGACGACGTAGCCTCGGGAGGTGTGTTCTTGATAAGATCAGATGCGATGATCTTTGATACTTGACTAGAGGGCAAGCCTGCAACGGGCTCAAATGTGCTCTCAATGACTGCAAGATCAACAAATCTTGAACCTTGCAGACGAAAACGACTCACTTTCCTTGAGCGTGAGAAAATGTCTGCTCGTCGGGTCGTGATGGTGTTATCTAGCTGTTCTTTATCACGATCATTGACGAAATCTCTTCGGATCCTTTTACCGCCGAGGATCTGGTTGTTGATATCGCTCGTTGTTGCGAAAGTTCTTCCACCAAGAAGCGCGAATGTCTTGCCCACACGCTTGTAAGCAATATCAACACGCATCGTCCTAACATTTGCAGCATAAGCTGCAATCTGGTCGACCAAGAAGCTGACTGTGTACTCATAGAACTGTCTATCGTCAACGGTCACAGTTTTGAGGTCAATGCTTGACTGTGGGAGATCTTTGATGATCGTGATCAGATCGCTGTTGACTGTGTTCATTTACTCCGCCACGATTGTAAAGAGATTGACGAAGGCAGGTGCCTGAAAGTTATCCTCGCTGTCAGCAGCATAAACCTTGCCGACGAAAAATACGCGCTTGAACGGGCGCTGCCTGTCATTCTCATCTTTAAACTCACCAAAGTCAATGCAGTCAAGTTTCTTGAGCATCTCAACACCTGTGCTGTCTGTTGTTGAGCCTTCAAAGATCTGCATGAAGACGTTACTCGCAAGAGATGTCTCAGCAAAGTCAACAGTTATCTTCTCCTTGAGAGAAACTTGAGGATCTGATCCGACAAGATTGCGCATTAGCTCATCATAAGTTAGTGGTTCTACTTCAGAGATTGGCAGGTACGTACCCAAATTTTGCTGGATGTCAGTATCATCTACGTAGACAGGTGCTAAAAACTGAAAATTATCTAGATGAGAGAGTTGACGGTCAATCATGAAAGGATCAAGTGATCCAATCTGACCTACAGGCTGCGTTCCACGAAATGGGACAAAGTTGTTTCTTCGGAAAGTGATAGATCCTGTCGTCAGCTTGAATTGACTGTAGATCTCGTAGGGTAGTGACGTCTGTATGAGTTGCTGCTCAGTCAGACTGTCAAGGATGGATCCGCTGACCAGCTCAAACATGGATGCAAATGAGCTCGTCACAGGTGCATAGTTAACGCGATTGTAAGTTCCCGCTCCGCCTGGTGATGCCAGTGTATCGATAGATGCGGAATAAACTCGGCCATCAGACGAAACTCTTGTCGTACTGCCGTCATAAGGAACCAACAAGCCACTGTCGTCGTTCTCGATGACGATCTGATCCTGGACACGATTGCCTGCTTCAAAGTAGATGTATGAAGATGCATCATCTGAACCACTCACAGCATCTTTTGCGTAGAAAACGTGTCGATCTGTAAAAGATGCGAACTGTGGGACAAATTTTCCTGCAGCGAGCTGGCGACGGCCCTCAACAGTGAGAACGACGTCCATGATGCGTGTTTTTGAATCGAGAATACCAGACATGCTATTCTAATTATAACAGTGTCATCATGTCTTGAAAATGTTGGTGATCGGAATGAAGGGATTATTCTGCGTTGTTGTGTACGGGCCGCGTGAAGTTGATGTTCCAACATCATCAGCAAATGGAAATGTTCCTGTCATGTATGGGCTAAGATTGTTACATTGTGTCAGTGATGCTGACACAGGTATATCAGATGATGACAAGACGAATTTGGCGTATGCGGGCCCTTGTTCTTCAAATCCTCCACTTTTTTTGTAGATGGTTTTGTTGAATATTCTGTAATCTTGTGCCTGCTCAATCATGTCTCTAAAATTACCGTATCGATCGTATCTAAAATAATTCTTTGGTTTCGTGAGGCCGCTGTAAGGAACAACAAAAGAAAACGCGTAAGGTGGAATTCCAAGTGTTACTGTTCTTGGTCCTACTCGGTAATAAGACTTCTCTTCATCTACTAACATAACTTGACGTGTAAATGATCCCGATAGAAATGGTGGGTCATTTGTCAAGCTAGCATAAACACGACGTGTGCCATCTAATATCGAACCTTCCACGTAGTTATCAATGTAATTACCATAGAAAGTTTTCTTCTCGGCCACGTCAAACTGGTCGCTATCATCTTGTAGATTTGCAATGATCTCGTGCACTGCAGGTGAGATTAAATTTTGGTTAAGGCTGTTGTGTGTCTTAGAGATGCCGCTCTGTATGAGTGATCCGAATAGCGTAACTTGCGCTTTCTCTGCAAGAAGCTTGAAGAATGATCCTGTTTGGCTTAAAAACGATTCGTCATAACCAGCTGGAGATACCAGAGAGCCTGTAGGCAGAACTGTGCAGACATCTGACTCAATTCCAAATATTAACTGATCTGTAGGAAGGAGAAGGTAAGGTGAGCTGCCTGTCTGTGGTAGGTCATTGCTTATAATGCCACTTGATGGTATTAAAGATCCCTCGACTCTTTTCAGTAAGCGTGTGTCTGTTGAGACAAAACCTTTAAATCTTGTGTCTGCGTAATCATCTCCTGCTACAGGTGCGTTGCTAGTTCTGTAGACATAAAACCCGGCATTATCAACATCAGCTACGGTAGATGCTGTTACAATATTCTGCACGCTACCTGGCCAAAAATTCATAGTTTCAACAAGATAAGTTGTAGCGCTGTAACCCGAGTCTGATGAGAATGACGAAACGCCTCCAAACTGTGTTGGATAGTCTTTCGGGTAAATTGAGAATGTAACTGAACCTGTAAAAGTACTTGCAACTATAGACGTTAGTGGAATATTATAGTCATAGCTAAATTCTGGATTATGTGTTGTAAAGCTGACTGCTTCATTAACTTTACTATTATAGAATGTAAGTGACCCATTTGTGATGAGAAAACGCTGGCTTGCGATTTGAGCTCCGTCTGGATGATCACTTGGAGGCTGTGTCTGTCTATAGAGAAAAAATACAAGGTTATCAACATCTCGATAAGCACCATCTTTTATATTTGATGTGAATGGTTGTCCTGGATGTTTTCTTCTTGCGACAAATGGCAAAGTTACATCAACTCTTTCGAGCATGAACGGTTGATCAATGTAGTTTGACAGAGACAATGCCTGACTACCCGTTGCGTAATACCTTCTAGCGTTTGGCGCGTCAAAGAACATTGTAGGTGAACCAATATTTTTGTATCCTACAGCAGTCATTGCATTTTGACTGGATCCGTATGCATTGGTTATATGGGCAAGGTTTGATGTTCCCTGGAACTGTGCCATAAAATAGAGGTGACCTGTAAACTTACCCATATGTCCGACGTAAGTGGGTGCATATCCAAAGCCAATATCTTCCCAACGCTTTAAATCAAAATTAAAATAGCAAAATCCTGTGCTTGGCTTGCCGTAAAACTCACTGTTAGGATTTGTATTTACTTCTCCCGATCTCAGGCGACAGAGAAGCTTTTCTTGGGTGGGTGTAATATCAATCGGTATTGCAATCTTGTTACGTGCTGCAGACGTGAAGCCGTATGCTAGAGAAGACGTTGTTGTATATTCACTTGTTCCTGGAATACTGAAAAGGCTCTCATTGAAAGGCTCAAGCCCCTCCACGCTGCCTGGTAGCTGCACACTCTGTTCAACAGCGGCGGCGTCAATAACAACATTTGCGCTGATTGAACTAGAAGGTAGCGTTGTTGATCCAGCGGGAACCATCGCAGGAAATGTCGTATTGTTTGTTGAGAATACGATTGTCCTATTATCTAAAAACTTTAAGTTACTGTCGATACCGTTATCAAGCGGATCTGATGATCTGATCAGCTTGGGATACGCATCTTGGAACTGGTCGTTGTCTCTTATAATGCGCCTTACAGTTTTTCTAAGAAATTTAGTTGACATTGTCAGCCTTTAAGCCCGCCGAAGGCGATTGAGTCGCGGTCATTGCCTGCATACACAAAACCTCCTGCCGCATATCGATCATACAGATTTACATTCTGGTTTAAAATATTGATACCAAATCGATCCGTGTCGTCGTGCCTTAGATCTTCGAAGGGCTTTAGAAGCTGGTCATTCATGGACAAGATTGCAGGAACTGTTATTCCTAAAATCTCCTCTTGACCGTCTAGAAAATCATCTAGCCCGTCGAGCAGCTGGTATTTGCTATCTAGCAATTGTGTGCCTATATACTCGTTCTCTCCGTTGAGGCTTCCCTTGAAACCACGTGAAGAGAAGGGAACTTCAATACCACTGGGATCAAAAATGCTGATTTGACCATCATTTTTCTCATCAATCACTTGCCGTGTGGCAAGCTCACTGAGAAAGCTCTCTGCCAGATCTCCCTGGATGATCTGTGCGGGTGTCCAGCGTTCTGTGGTATCCACATACGCGGTTGTTGATGCTTTGACATCCTGCCCAAGATCGTTGATCTCTATTGATTTATCTATCAGCCCTTGCTCATCGACTCTGATCGACCGCATTCCCATGTAAGGCAGCAAGCCTTTTCTCAGGCGTAGTGGATCTCTGATCTCATTGCCCTGGAGCAGCTGGCTTACAGGAGTTATGTCTATGCCATCCTGGTTGGAATTGCCTCTAATGACGTGAAGGCTCTCGTTAAATGGTGTGTATGACATGGTAATAACTATGTGATGATGCCAGTTTCAAAGCCCACACCTGTCTCATTCTGGACAGCGACGGTGCCCAGTGTGTACTGCTGGTCGTAGAGGTAGCGCATCCTATGACGCTCAAGCATGTGCGACTCGATTGTGTAGTTGATCCCGAGAAATTGTGTCTTCTTGGGCATCAAAGAGCTGACAAGATCTGTGTAGGACGTGTCGAACCACTTGAAGAGATCGAAGAACACTTTATAGTTGAGCTTGTCAGTTAGACGATTGAAGTAGATCTTCCGAAGCTGTTCAATGTCTGGGTAGTATTCATCGTAGAGGTAAGATGGTTTTCCCAAACCGTTGTTGAAGAAATCAAGATCTGCCAGGAGGCGGATGATATCCTCGTTAAGCGCTTTAACAACTGAGTACTCGATGAGGAAACGGCGATCATCTTCTGGTTCCTCGCTTCTAATGACGTCGTAGACAGGTGCGAGGCGTGCCGTGTTGATGTCATATTCCTCAGGACGCTGCAAACTCCTCACGCGCACTTTATTGGTCGTCGTACTCTGGTCAAAGTTAGGTGCTAAATGAGAGTAGTAGAATGTCTCTGGCTTGATAACTCTTGCGTTTACCTCAAATCCAAGGCCCGACATGAACAAATTGTTCTGGCTAAAGTCAAAGATTTGAATTTGTCCACTTCCATCAGCGCCTGTCGTAAATTGATCTGTGCTTGTGTCAACACGAAGACGCTCAAATGTGCCTGTTGTCTCTGTATCAAATGAGAAATTGATCTTAGGGTCATCAACACCGAGTGACTTGAAGTTGCGAATGTGCTCACTAAACTCTGTGTCTGTTAGTGCCTTTGACCATGTTCTGAGCTGTGCAACTCGCCCGGTAAAATTAGTGACCTTGGCATCTGCTGTGTAGCTGTTCAAGAATGATGCACCTGATGCCAGGCTCTGCGATCCGATGACGACAAATGCTCCTGATGCATTGTAATTGCTGCTGACATTTTGGAGGACGTTGGTCGTGCCAAATGTGTCTTCATCATAAAAGTAAGATGATGTCTGGAATGTAACAATTGTCTCAGTGTCGATATTTTTGCCAACACGCAGGAAGTAGGATGACGATGCGTGTCCTATCTGATCGCTGCGCTGGCGGCCAAATGCGATGTTCCACTTGTCACCATCAAAGACGTTGACACCTGTTAGCTGCAGCGTGATGACATTTGTTGAAATACCCTGCAGCGGTCGACCGTAAAGTGTCAGTGAATAGTCACCTTCTTCACTTCCTGACGACGCAATGATGTTGAATAGCGTACCATGTGCGTCAGACGGTGCCGACGTTCCTGTAACATGAAGACGCATCAAGCTCTCTGACGCAAAGTGAACTTGACGATCCAGGTACTTGTAGATGCCTTCAAATGTAAATGATCCTGACGTGAACAAACCGTCTGATGGAGTTCCAGCAACTGTAGGATATCCTGGCTCGACACGCGATCCCGAGAGGAAGGAGCCTATAATGTGAGGCTTTACGGAAGAAAATCCTTGAGAGTTGAGTGTGCCTGGTGTTAGATTTAAGCTACCGGAGAAGTCGAGCATTGTGGCAATTTCTGTCTTATTCTCTCTACGTCCTGTAAGAAAGTTCTTCTTTGGGCCACCAAACTCTCTAATAGTGAAGAAATTCTCAGGTATGATGCCTGCTGCGTTGAAGAGTGATCGAACAGATGCATTCGTTCCTTTTTCACGCATGATGCTTGACATGTTTATCAACAGACGACGCCAAAGCTGCTTTCTCACGTAGTCAAGATTTTGTGCCAATTTCTCATCATTCTGGGTGATGTTTCTACCATCGTAGAACTGCTCACCAAGAGCTGTCTTAAAGAAGGAAGGCACCTCAAACCCATAATAGTTTGCAAGGAATGGCAGAAACTTGTCGCTGACAGACACGTCTTGGTCATAATCAACGTGGACAAGATTTGAGAAATGATCCACGAACATCTTTAGCTCGTCAAAGAATTTTGCGTAGACGAGAAGCATTGCCGTGATAATCTGGGGTGAACCTATCTCACCTGTTCCTGGGATTGATGTTCCCGTAAAGTCATTGCCGATTGTTCCATCTTCATCAGCAAATCCTTGACTTACCAAGCCCTCTCTAAGGTAGTGTGCAGGTATGATCTTTGTGATCAAGTTAGGATTAACTGCATCAAAGTCGCGGGCATCTTCCAGTAAAGTTTGATTGTAAGCCAGCGTTGCCGGATAATCTGCGAACAGAACAGGGCAGCGATCAGGATCTTCAGCGACCATCGGGTTTGCAATACTTGCTCCAGCACGCAGTGCATCACTGTAGTTTGTGATGTAAGAATGCAGAGAATTGCCTGAGTAGTCGAGGACAACATCGCTTGCTGCGTAAGATCCTGTCGGCTCATTGAACTTGAAATACAGTTTCAAGGGTGCAGTTGCATAAATCTCTTTCTTCCAATTGTATTCAAGATCTGCCAGCGACCTTGTATCATGGAAAAATCTTAATTCATCTATAGCACCCGACAGATGCTGCTGTGGGATGAATGTGTATGCACCCGCTGTATGTGACGATCCTGTTCCAATTAAAAGATCTGCAGAGCTAAAATTTAAGTCGTCAAATACGACAAAATCTGACTCGGGTGATGCAAGTTCAAGATCTCGATAGATGGTAAGCGATGATGATGATGCAAGTGCGCTGTACTCAAAGTAGAGGTGATTGAACTCACCCTTGTTGACAGCTGCTGACGCTGTCACATACATGCTTCCCATCGAGACAATAAAGAGAGCATCACATGTCGTCGTTGATGCTGATTGGGACAGCGCAAGTGTAATTGCTGTTGTCGCATCTTTTCTCTTCTGCAAGATGATCTGATTATCATTTGACTGTGCTGCAGGATAGCAAAATAACTCAAATGAGAAGCTATTTGTCCTTGGATCAAGAACTCCTAAGCCTGTGTCATTCTTTGATACAGTTGGAAAATTGATACCTGCTGCATCAGTGACTGCAATGTGTGATGTGCCATCAAACAGTAAGAAGTTTCTACTCTTGGTGAACTGAGAGAGAATGTACCTCTCATAACCGGTCAAGCTGTCTTCAAAATCTTGTATCTCTTGGATGCTACCGTCAAATGGGTAGTTATTGATTATCCTATCAAATGCAACGTTAACTTTTGCAACTGCTGAATTGAAGAAAGTGTGATTTTCAAGCTGTGTGTAATCGATGTTGAGTTCTTGTGTCGACTTTAATGCAGCTCCAATCTGGTCGTATCTAAAGGAACCCGTATTGCCAATATTTGAAGCTTCTTGGTTGCTGATTGTGACGTCATCGTATCGATTAGACAGGGACGCAAGCTTCAAATTTGAAGTAAAAACTGTGGGGCGATTGGTTCTAACAACGCTTGCTGCCATGATTAATCCACCCTAAATTTTGCTGCAACGTCTTTGAACACAACTTCTGAGCCCTCTCTCAAGATCTTAAAGTCAAAAGTGTATGTGCGCCCGCGCGGAAGAGATGTCATATTGAAGTCAAAGTAGTGGCTTGACGTGTCATTTGACACAGCTGTTCCTGGATCGTGGAATGGCACAATTACCTCATTCAAATCGGTGTCACGAACTTGGTAGTAGATGTCCTCAACAAATATTCCCTTGTTCTCGTAAGGCAGCTTCTTAGCTATAAACTGCCTTGTGATGTCCTCTATAAAGATCCTAAATCTGTACTGCTCATTTTGCTGGTATGACGTCCGCATATTTGTCATGCTAATTGTAAGACGTTCAAGGTCAACATGATACTGCTCTGTATCGGGACGATAGACAGTGAGTGATCCTGTTAAATAACCTACCTTGCCGTCATTGGATCCCCATATCTCTGTGAAGTCAACCGATCCTGAGCTCATTAGGTGATTGTAGACAGTTGTATTCTCGAAGCTGTTTAGGATAGCGTCAGATGTGTAGACACCTGTGATAAAGTTCTGACCATAGCTTAGCTGTGAGACATTGAATTGCTTAGTAAAAGATCCTGTCGCTAGTGTCAAGATCATGCAATTTGTGCCTGTTATGGGAGTGAGAAGTGTTCCAGACAGGATGTTTCTAGGAATTCCTCTAACGTTGTTTGACAGGAGAAGCGTGCCTGTCTCATTGAAAAAGAAGTTATTGTGGTTGTCGCGGACGAGATCATTGTAGGTGACAACAATTCCGGGTCGCTTGCCTACATTTGTGGCATTTCTAGACGTAAATCTCTTCACAAATCTCGTGAATTCATCTGTCTCTTGCGATCCTGAGAAGGATATTCTAAAACCATGATCAGGAATGAGGCCTGCAAGCGTTCCTGATACAATGTCTGTTATATCAACTCTAAGATCTTCTTCGCCCGACGCAAAGATCTGCTCTTTCCAAAGATTGACAACACCATTTCCGTCATTTAAGTTGCCACTTGAGATGATGTCGATGTCAGAAGATCCTAGCAGCCCTTGCTTATTAGCACCTGTCACATACCACTTCTCAACTTGTCCTGTTGAGACAGATGCAGTCAAAAAATTGCAGACATCAATGTCCCTATAACCGACAACGTCTCTGCCCACGCCCTCATCAAAGCTTCTTGATAGTGGGAAAACAATTAGTTTAAAGTTAGTGGGCGTTGGTTGGCCACCATAGACATCCTTTAGAACTAACTCACATTTGAATGAAGCGTCATTTGTGTTCAGCTTGGTAGCAAGGAGTGCTGTGAGAGGGGAGTAATCAAACTTTATAAGAATTCTGGAGAGCTCAATTGGATTTGTCTCTCCGACGATCCTGTTCTCATCGTACAGTTTGAACAAGTCAAGCGTGCCTGCTTGACCCAGATTTGCATCTGTGGCTCGGAAAGATGACCCAATAATTTTATTGGTAATGTATGTATCCTTACTTGCTGATAGTGCTAAATACATTTCATCTCCTAGCTAACATTACCAATAATATCAAAATCTGGATATCTAACTTCAAATATTCCACCTGGTGGTGGAACTATTACACCGTTTAAAGTGTTCTGGGTGACATTAAAGACAACGTCGCTGTATGCTGTTCCGTTGACGACGCCGTTCACACTTTCAAAAGTAAGATTGGACACTGTTGTGACACCGTCTGTATTCAGAAGTATGTTCATAATATCAGATGTTAGAATTCCTTGATCAATTTGGAAATTCTTAATGTTGAAGTAATCTTTAAGTGTCTGATTGATCTTCTGGAGTGTCGTATTCTTCACAGCAGACGAGTTAAGTGTCACTGTGTACTTCACTCTTATGTTCACAATTGCTGCATCAACAATGTCTATTGCGTCAGAGATCAATCTAAACTCGTTGAGGTACTTGCTCAAATTAATCTTGAGAGTGTCGCTTGATAGCACAAGTTGACCACTGGAGTTTCGACTAACAACGTACATTAAAGTTGATAGAGGATTAACTGGGTTTGGACGGAAACCTGCACGATAAACTCTGCCAAAATTAGACGGCATGGTATAGATGCGTGCTGCAGCATCTTGCTTAGTCACAATTCTATTCTGTGAATTTGCGTAACCAAGCGCGATAGATCTCAGATCCTCAAGCGTTAGAGCATCCTCACCACCCACAGCTGTCTCTGTGTTGTCAACTTCAAAAGTTGCTCGAATTGTGGAAGCAATGCTTGTGGGTGTCGAAGGTGGAAAGCGATGCACAAGACGAGAAATGCTGTTGATTGTTCCTGCACCCACATTATTGTTCAATCCACCGCCGTAACGATAAGACACTGTAAGTGTTGTGCTTGTAGGTGAGATACCCAAGCTCCTTGTCTGGAGTAGCGTATTAGGATCAATTGAAACTTTGTTGAACGTCTTCTTCGATCCGTACAGAGGTAGTGCCAGCTCTGATGGATCGGGTATGACATCATCATCGAGTGACTGTGCATCACCCGATCCGAAAGTCAAAGTTGTTCTACCTGTCACACGGCTGCCGCTTGATGTGAAGCGGCGCGGCGCAGGTATAACTGACAGTGCATCTTCTACGACATCTGCATCGTACTTGGTGTTTGTCATTGCCTTGTAGACGACGTCGTGTGTAAGCGATTCGACTTCATAGTATTGGTTACCATCGCTGTCAGTTACACCAATAATCTCAGACACATTCTGATTGGCAAGAGTTATTGTTCTAAAAGGAACAAAGCTGTCATCAATGGTGAAAGTTTCTGTTGCAATGCGTCCTGATGAGCAGATACCCACGCCCTTCATGACAAATCTTGTAGGATTTCCTACAGCATCCTGTGAGAATATCTTGTATTCTGTAGTAAGATTTCCATTGCTATCAACGACGCCAAAATCAACATCTTCTGTCAACTCAAACACGATCCCAGAGTTTGAAGTAACTTGAGTTCCTGCCTGAATAATTGGGAGATATTGTGTATTAGGTTGATAGTTGCCATTGACAACTTGAGCTGGAATTACTGCATAAAAATTAACATTGACGATGGCAGGTGGTGCACCACCGATCTTGACGCCCGCTCTTCTAATCAGCCTCTCGACGTTATTTACATCAGTTGCTGATGAGAGATCTAACTCATTGAACTGGTAGTCAAGGTAGTATGACAGGACATCACCCGTGTACGCAGCCATGTCAATAAACATGCCCGCAACAGAGCTCTCTGACACATCTTTAATCTGGTCAGAGTAGTAGCTCTTTGCGTAGGTTGCAAGATTATCCCTAAGAGCATCAAAATCTTTGCCAAGGTAAGATCTCTGGCGCTGTTGGCGGAGTTTTTGCTGAATTGTTGCCATTATCCCATCACCTCTAGTATGATCTTAACTTTCTGGTTATTCGCGCCGATCTTTGGGACGCTGTAATTTACTATGATTTGGAATTTTGCCTGCCCGTTTCTTGTCGACGGGAGGTTCTGCATGTCAAATGTGTCAAGTGTGACGAACGGCATGTACTTTTCAACCGTTCGCATGATTGACTGCATGACTGTCGTCTCAATGTCCGAGTTAGTCGAATAATCTGCCAAAATTAGCCTAAGATTGCCACCGTAGTCGTACAGGCCTAGACGCTCACCCCAGTTTGTCATGATCATGTTACGCAAGTTGTCCTGAACTTGTTCAGCAACAGACGTGTGCATCTGGTATGGATTACCATTGCCACCGAGCGACATCGGTGTCTTGATGCCAATTGGAAATACAGGAACAGTGGGCGTAGCTGTTCTAAGCTGCGTGACCGTCGTCCCGATATTTTTAAAGCTGCGCTCTGCCATCTCAGTTTATAAGTATTCGACTGCTAAGATCCCAGAATTATACTTGATTTTATGCTTTCCAACGCATCATTGATTTGTATTGTATAAGCATCAATTGGAACCTCCATTGCTTTTGCGGCTGTATCGGCTGCAGTTGATGACGTAGATGCCGTGGGAGGTGCTGCTGCTGCCGCAGCTGCGGCAGAAACTATTGGTATGTTTGACTGTAAAACAGCTGTTATATCTAAAATTCTTTTAATAATATCAGAAAATTGATCATATCTGAGGTAGGGCTGATCTGATGATGTCCCTGCCAGATAAACTTGCCCTTCGCTTCCTGGAACAACAACTATATCACCATTCGATCTAATGACGACAGCAGCATTGGAATTCTCTGCCTTTATCTTGACATCGTTTCTTGCAACTAATCTTACTTGATCGCTCTTGATAACAGCGCTAGCACCCTCACCACTCCCATTGATGCCTTCAATGTTGATGAAGAAATTGCTGTCTGGGTTATCATTCATCGCAAGGTATAATCTTGACTTGTCAAGTATGAAGTCAGTAGCACTGTCGGTGATTGCCGCCTGCGTCTTGTCAATTTCTTGGTTGCCGCGCGTGTTTCTGACAGGTATTGTCTCTATCTTGTGTCCTGCAACAATGTCAACAATTCCTTGGCCAGGTGAATTTGTAGACGATCCAAGCAAAACTGATGCGTTATTGGAGCCTTGGACAACAAAGTCGCCTGGCTGCCTAACCAACCTTGGAACTGCTTCTTGGATAAATTTTTCCTGGTACTCTTCCGACTGTGCGATGATTTGATCATCATTGAGAAATGCACCTGACGTCTTCTCATACACACTGTCTGTCTTGCCTTGTGGGAAGCTAGCTGCATTTTGAGTTGTTCCATTAAAGGCACTTCTAGCACCAATTTGCGGTTCGATACCTGCACCACCAGCTGTGATTGGCTGATTAACAATTCGATCGATGTGCGTGTAGTTTACATCTTCGGAAATATAGTCACCCGGCTTGCGGCACATCCAGTAGTATGTTTGATCTACTGCTGAGTAGAAAATCCAAACTTGCTCAGCAGGCTTTATAGGAAAGCAAAGATGTGCCGGGAAAAATGGGTATGCAATGTGTTGGTCAAGACGATTTGCCTCAATTATCTGACACCAGATAGAGTTGATAGGCATTGCATTGACATGTGCGCTGTTGACAATAGACGATTTAATGAGGTCAACTCTTTCCTCACTCAAAGCCTTTGGATCTGATATAAAATCTATCACCTTTGCCGTGATAAATCCAGTACCGCTTGTTGCTGTGTTTTGAGCATTTGTCTGCCTATCACCACGGTCAATACTTGGGATGACAAATGGTCCCGCTGCTCTAGTTAAAAGAGACATCAGCTCTCACCGATCTTATCATAGATAGCATCCATACTCATCTCCTTGCTCTCTTCCTGCGCGATAAGCTCAGCAAGTTTAAGGATTTGATCGTTAGCACGTGACATGCGCTCGATGTATTTGACAACTACTGGGCCCAAGATGTTGTGATTTGCTGCATTGCCCTTGATCTGCATCAGCGTGTCAGTAAACAGGATGCCAGCATTCTCACGGTCATTGACAGCATTCTCGTACACTTCCTTCCAAAGCATCTTCTTCTTATCTTCCGTTGATGTCAAACTATCAAGAATATCTGAGAATTGCTTGATCTTCTTCTCTTTATCATTAAGCGTGTCAAGTGACTTGTCTATCGATGACATTGCAAGCTCCTAGAAAATATCATATTCGCCGGTTACCATCAGATCTTTATAACGCTTTCTGATGCTTGACATTGAGATTGAGAGCTGCTTTGGTGTCAAACCTGTGATATCTCTAACGTAGACAAAGATTGCCCGTTTGTTGAGGATCTCCACGTCATCGATCTCATTAAAGATCTTCTTAATTGCTTCAATGCACTTGATCTCATTCTCACACGTCATATCTGACCGGATGTCTTCAAGTAGGACAAAGATGTTAGTAGTCGTGTCCTCTTTAATCAAATTGGCATCTTGGTTCTGATCGACTGAGTAATTCTCAAGATCAATCAGATCGATCTCGCTGATTGCATCCTTGTCATCGATGCTGCACATCCTCTTGGCAGCCTTCGCACGCTGTCGACTCTTGACAATGAGCCAGTTTTTGGCGACGACGTTGAAATAGCTGAACGCCTTTGTGCCCCGCGTAGCGTCAAATTTCTTCAGCGTCTCAAATAAGAATGTGATGCAATCGTTCTTAAGATCATCAAAGTTACCATGCGTCACATTGAAGCCCTGTATAAAAATCAGATTTTCTACAAGTTTATCGAATGCTGGGAGTATCTCTTGAACGTAGATAGCCTCTCTCTCATCATCACATGTCTCACTTTGAAATCTCACAATAGCATCATGAGTGCCCGCATGGAAGTAAAGCTTCATACCGCCCGGGGACGATGATTTAACTGTCTTCTTCTTGTGTGTCATCATTATCCCTTAGCGTTTGTGTTAAAGCACCTGCAATCTTGAGAACAGTTTGCTGTGCAACTTCAATGTCTGCAATGACCTGTCGAACCTCAACAGAGTCGAAAAAAACAGGGATCTCTAAAATCTTAGAGATCCTTCCGTAGACAACATCAAGCTCATCAAGCGAGCTTTCAATCGTGTCTTCAACATTAATGATTATCTTGCCAAACTTGTAATTATAGTAAGCAGAAATGCCTAGCAAGGTTGACAAGATTAGACACGTTATGATCAGAAACGCAACAAGCATTATCTAATCCCCAAAGCATCTGTGAGCTTTGCATAATTATCAAGTATTGCAGATCTTGAAAAGGTTTTTTGGCACTTTACAGCAAGCTCTTCGGCCCATTGACGAGGAGTGATATAGCTCTCCTTGAACTTTGATAGCCGCTTCTTGAAATCTGCCTCAAGAGGCTGTGCCCACTTTGTGCCTGCCATAAAGATGTTATTATCAACTCGAGATGCTGGAATGTCAACCAGCGTAAAGTCAACTGGGATAAACTTTCCTAGCTTCATGAAGTCAAGGTGACCTGACCAGTTCGTCGTAATGACAGGTAATCCTGAAGCAGATGCCTCGAGGAGGGGCAAGCCAAACCCTTCGCCTCTTGTCAGGCTAACTAGGCACTTAATGGTTGGGTGTCTGTACAGCCCTGCGATCTCAGACGACGTCAGGTTGCCGTGCAGAATATGGATACGTGGGTATGGGCCGCGTCTATTCTGGTTGATAAACTTTTCAATGTTATCTTGCGTGTACTTCCGATCAATTCTTGTGCCACGCCCAAAGTTTGTCTTTAAGACGATGCCGACGTCCTTGCTGTCCTTGAAGACGTCAAGCATCCACTTCAATGTGTCTAAAATGTTCTTTCGATCATCCAAACTATTCTGTGCTGTCATTTGTGAGACAATCAGAAAATTGAAGCTAGTTGAAAGTGGCAAATCAAATGAAGGTGCATTATCAATCTCAGGCATGTACCACTCACCGATCACGTGGATGGGTGTTGTCACATTACCAGATGATACAAGTGTCTTCTTGACGTGCTCAGAAGGAACTATGACAACGTTCATCTTGTTGACTGCTTCGATCCAAGCTGGGTTGCATCGATCAGTTTCAACAGCTGCTGTCACACCAATGTTATAACTTGCGATCTTGGGATCCCATTCATTTGGGAGCTGCACCTGGATAGAGATGTCAAATCCTGATGGCTGATTTGTCGAGCATGACATGATCTCTTTGATGAGGCCATTCTCAGCAGCTGGATTGATTATCCATGATGTATTGCCCCAGTTCAAAACTTGTGTCTGAACTGTCCACGTATCAATAGATTTGGCCCACTGGAAAATTTGTCGAGAATGCTCACCGTAACCTGAGACGCTGAGGAGCGGTGCTCTTACAATTACCTTCTTCA